CCAGTTTCCCGGAAAAAACTCCCTTCGTTCCCAGGAAAAATTTCTTCGTAACTGGATGTGCTCCAAAAACAAAAGCGGGTGCACCATCCCATTTTCTTGAGATAGATGCACCCACCGATTCTCCGTCAATCCACGATAATACTTTAGCCAGTCGCTCAATGGGAGCCGTAAAACTCCCGGTATCGAACAGGCTATCCTCAAGATGTTCCAGATGTATGTTCTTCATGGTCAAGCTTCATCAAATAGTTTACCAATCCCTGTTTGGCCCCAAGGTCAGACAGAGTGGCTTTATCACCCATCATGGTCAATGAAACGTTGCCGCTCGGAACATACTTGTACTCGATCTCACCTTTCATCCATTTAGATGGGTTCAGGTTGACCTGGTAGAAGTCTTTGGCGGCAATCAACTCTTTCAGGAACTCGATTGAGGCCGGACAGTTGTTAAGGTCTCTAGCAAGTCTTCTAGTAAAATATCCGGTGATCGAGGAGTAACCGTGCTCAGGCTTAAGAAGTGAGAGGACACTGTCCGATGGATTTCCCCGTCGAATCGCGGCAACGACGGACCGAACATCCCTTCCAGCAAGCTTGCCATTGACGATGCTTTTGAAGACCTCGTACGGTTCTTCGATGTCAAGTCCGAGCGCTCTGACTCCATAGTTGTACACAATCTCCTTAGCCCGTCTCTCATCGAAGTCGGCCATTTCGGCTGCTTTCAGAACTTTCCAAAGCGCCCAGGATTTCTTGATGCGCTTCTTTTGGGAAACGATCTTCGGTAGGAGGTTCGTAAAGAACGATGCCTTCGCTCCTTGGCCAAACTTGTTGCTGATTGGGACTAGCTTTCTATCATACTGCATTATAGCACAGTCTATACCGGAAAAGCAACTGGAGTTCGGCACAATGAACTTCACTGGGTCTTTGACAATTGGTACCATGTCATTAAATGCAAGCATTCCAATCAAGAGTTCACCTAGGTACTTTCCTAACTCATTTTTCTCAGATGGAAGAATGTCATCAGACCAATTGAAACCGGTCGGATAATACAAAAAGTCCTGAAAGTAGATGTCGAATGATCCCCAAATACTTTCGCTTACATTAGGATTGGTACATAGTTCGTCGGAGATTGACTGAGCTATTTGTGTCCAGTCGGTGAATGTATAGCATGGCACATCTTCGTAGCCAAATATGTCGAGTGTCTCCTGTGTACCGTGAGACGCTAGACCGGAAGCTTTAATGTGGAGATTTTCAGTGGCACCTTTAATTGGCTTGGCAATGATAACAAAGTTGTCAACTACCGTGGCACCAGCCGATGAGTGGCTAGACTTTGCCAGATACGTGCCTTCTAGTGTTATGGCAAGCTGAAGCAGGAGTGCGCGCCGGTCGCCAGCCGTTTGGATACGGATCATCGTGCGCTTGGGAGAAGTCTCAACAGTGTAGAGGTCGCAACCGAACCTGGCTAGGGTCTTGGTGCATTTATTTAAATCCATGTGAGTAGTATGTAGACCTCCGGCTAGTGTGCCGGAGGTCTGAGGAGGGAATTACATCTGGAAATCGTTGAATTTGGACTTGCGCGGACCGAATTTCTTAGTGTAGGTGTTTTTATACGCCGATTCGTACGCTTGTTGTCCGTACTTCTGGGAGACTTTGCGTTTTACATCCTCATCTTCTTTTAGAGGATCATCTTCTTGTTCCTCTTGAGATTCGGCTGCTTTCTGCGCCTTTTGGTCGACTTCGTACCAACGCATCTTCTTTCGGTCGATTCCAATGTAGAATTTCTTAAATTCGGAAACGTCACGATAGCGGTTCTTCTGTTGAATGATAAGTGCTTGACCGAGTTCCTTTAACTTCTCAGTCACGACAATTGTCCACATCAAATCAACCGTAGCGGGTAGGCCGACTTTCGAACCAGCCAAATTCGTCATACCGGGATCGGAACTTGTCATACCTTCAGCGTCGAGTTGTGCGGCAGTCCATATTGGCACATTATACTCCTGTGCAAGAGCGCGGAGCTCTTCGGCTACAGCCAACAAGGTAATATGCGTCTTATCGCTAGGCTTGAATCGTGCAGAAGCCACAAGCCCGATATAGTCCACAATGATAACAGTTGGCTTAAAGTGCTGTTTTATTTGGAGTTCATGCAACAGCGCTCGGAAGTTATTTGCGTGCACCGAGCCGGCAGGATACTCTTTGATCTTGAGTTTACCCTTTAGAGTGGACTTAACTCTATCCACCTTCTTCAAAAAGACATCTTTGGGCATGGCTTCTGCATCGTCTACGCTGTAGTTCAGCAAATTACAGTCAATGCGAAAACCAATGTTTTCTTCTGAAATCTCTAAGGTGATGTAAAGGACGTCTTCACCTTGCTTCAAGTAGTTTGCTGCTAAGTGACACAAACCAAGCGTCTTACCAACGTACACACCACCAGCAAGGACATTAAGAGTCTTCTTTTCAACGCCGCCTTTTGTGGCTTTATTACAACAATCTAAATCGAACGGGATCTTATGCGTTTTGGCGTGCAATGTATCGTATCGCTGTTCCGCATTATCGAGGTAATCATGACCGATACTTGGATCGAAGGAGATGGCAAGAGCATTTTCAAACAACTCAGGGATTGCACCTTTATCGCGTTTCTTATCTTTTCCGTCTAAGATTGCAACTGCGGCAAACGCCGCATTAGCTAGTGCTTTCTCCTTACACCAGTTCTCAGCACGTTCAGTTAACCAGTCATTATCTACCGGTTTGTCTTTACTAGCTTCAATTTCATCCAGTGTTTCAATAACTTCCTTGTAAGTCTCTTCAACAAGATTGGCACTATCAGCCGCATCCTCTAAAGCTTCTTTTGTCGGAGGTTTCTTATACTGGTTTACGTACTCAACAATCCCACGGAAAATCTCTTTATCATGAGATTGCCGAAAGTAATCTTCCTTGATATAAGGAAGAACACTTCGGCTAAAAGTTTCATTGTAAATGAGATTCCGCAGGATGATGGTTTCAATTGATTGGGCCATTTACGCTTTCAAATGCGCCGCCTTGGGACAATTCGTCCATAATAATAGCGGCTATGATTCGTGAGAGTTTGGGGTCAGAACGAAGGAGGGACGCATCAAATGATGCGCTGTCATCAATAGTATAATCATAGCACAGGTTTGGTTGACCTGTCAATGCGTTTTCGCGAAATTTAATTCTACCAATGACAAAAGAAACACCACAGTACGGCCCTTGATTGAGCCGTACTGTGTCGTCTTGAATGTCGTAATAACCGTTTGGTAGGATATTACTCGTCGGATTCTTCTGATTCATCGACTTCGACTTCCTGATCGGAATCTTCGTCTTCGGAAGTAATGTCTGCACCGTACTGGAACTTCTTAGCAGCAGCCTCTTCAAGCTGAGCCAGAATATCATCAGAAAAGTAAGAAGTAGGATCCTTATAGATCGCATTCTCAAAGGCTTTCGTGCCATCTGGGAACTCATATTTCTTATCTATCTTCTTTACGATACCATATTCAGCGGCAAGATCCAATAAACCGAAGTACCGATTCAAACCCGTAGCAAAATTAAGCTTGACTTTTACCATGGTGTTTTCCTTGGTAATACGGCCTTTCTTCTGTGTACAGGTAATCTTTGCACCAGTCACCACTTCACCTTCTTTATCTTTCGCTTTTGAAAGGAAAATGGTAATTGAGTTTGCGTACTTTGTACCAGATCCACCACTCATGACTTTTGAGGCAAACATCTTTCCTTGTTCATCATAGGTGTGGTTGGTAACCAACAGCGGGACTTTGAGCACCGCCATCTTGAGCGTTAGGACTCGGAATGCCGCCTTGATGATGCCGGCACGAGTCATATCCTTTGTCTCTGAACCCTTCTCGGTGTCTTCCATTTCTTTCGTGGTGGATAACATACCAAGGGAGTCTAGAACAAACATCATTGGACGCCGATCGTCTGGATCAGTTTCCTTGTAGAGTTTGAGGATTTGAAGTGATTGTGTGCGCCACTCTTGAACTGTGGAAACCGGCACGACGTACAACCGTGTTGTATCAATTCCACGCTTCTCAAGCATCGCTTTATCAATGGCACCTTCTGTCTCGAAATAGAATACGCCAGCCTCTGGATTCGTATCGAGGAAGTGTTTGACGATGGAGAGAACAAAGAATGTCTTACCAGTTGCTTCAGGTCCGGCAAATACAACGATCTTATTATCAGGACAACCACCATTCAGTGATCCGGATAATTGAGCATTTAGCATGTAAACGCCTGTATCAATCCAACCGTTGATGTCACCAGCTAGAACGCCATTTGATGCTGCCTGGCATAGTTCATTCTTTGTAGTGGCCGCCAGTTTATCGAAGAAGTTGGCGTTACCTGTTTGCTTCTTTGTCGCCTTCCGCTCGGCGCGTTTAGTGGCACGGGCGACATCTTTGCGGGGAGATTTAGCTCTAGCCATTAGTAACCTCTTCTAGATTACCGTTTTCGTAATTTACAACCATTGACTCAAAGGATTTTACAACCGCCTGTGTTCCTTGGTCATAGTCGGATGCCATGATAGCTTCGCGAGGAATATCTTTCAATTCAAATGTCATGTAGACATCTGGATTTCCACTAGCAGCTACGGTAATTGTGATATCGTATTTTTCGGGTATTTGCATGTATGTTTTATGGGGTTTCAGGTGTAAAATTCACACCGCCCGAGAGTTCCAGAAAACGCTTCATGAAACGCGCTTTGGCTTCAAATGGTTGCCATGTGTTGAACGGATACGCCCAACTCTCACCAGTTTTATTAGCCAAATCTTCAAGCTTCTGGATCAACACGAACGGATGCTTTTCTATGTAGTCGGTAACCCACCCAGGTGTTGGCTTAAATAGGTTCATCGCTTCCCAAACCACGATTTCCATATCAGCAGCTTTGACGTTTGGCGGCATTGGCCAACCTGATAGGTTAAACTTCAGAACAATGTCTTGTTCCAGCTTAGCCTCTAGTGCTCGGTACGTTTCAAATGCTTCCGTTTCTTTTATGGGTCGGACAACATCGGATAGATAAGCTTCAGAACCATCATGTAGCAATCCATATAATGCGTCTTCAGGATTGGACATGTAACTGACCAAAACGCAATGTTGTGCCAGTGAATAAAATTGTTTCACATGACCATTAAAACGGCAAATATTGCTAGAGGCATGAGCAATATCCTGAATATTGACATTCTGCCAAGCATCTACATCAAAGGGGTTAAACTTTACTCCAGAATACGTGGTGAAATAGCCGCCCTTCTTATAGCTACCGCCATTCCAAACAGCCTTAGAGGTCACCACATCGTACTGAGATTCTTTTTCTACCATAATAACCTTTCTCAATTTTCGGAATATTAAACAATGATTCTATGGTCCATTTCTTTTGTAAACGCGACTTTAGCGTTTTATATGGTATTCCTACCACGGTTGACCATTCTTTCAATGTTCTGGTTTCATTATTATAGGTAAACAAACGAGTCCTTCGACTATTTCTAGTTTGCTCAGCCTTCGTCGCCCACCTGAGATTTCCGGGTTCGTAATTTCGGTCATTGTCAATTCTATCCAATGAATGCTTTTTGGAAGGACGATCACCGACGTATGATGCAAAGGAATTAAAATCATGCTCCCATAAAGGATAGATTTTGATTCCTCTAGCACCATAATTTGAATATGCTTGACTATTGGAATTCAAACATCGTTGTTTGATGTTTGTCCAGCACCGATACAGATAATCTTTACGCCGTGGAGGACGAGGCTCCATTATGAACTTCTTTCCACTGATTACCAATTTGAACTAGGGCCTCATAATCTCCTAACGAGATATGACAATCGCGACCAAAAATAATGAAGCCTTTATTTTCCTTCTGCAAACCTGTGATATGGAGGATTTTATCGGTGTTCAGGAACATAACACCATCGGAGGTGTCAACTTTGAGTACTGGCATTCTTTTCTGTAATCTTTTTATTGAGCCGAGTTAGTAAGTCAGGTAACTTTCCACCCTCGGGCCGGTCGTCAATTAGGTTACCCGTCTCTTGTGCATCTAGTAAGATACCAAGGCAGGCAATCGCATGTCCTAGGTGATGTACGCCGCTATCTGAAGCGGTTTCTTCACCGTCAAACCACGCGGTTAGATGGCGCATACATGCGTCAATATAGATACTAGCAATTACAGCATTACCGCGCCAATTAAATGGGCCGTACTTGCGGGCTCCATCCATCATAGCGTGTGCTCCGTGTGCTAGTGCGGTCGCTGGGAATTTAGTGATTGAGACCTTCTTCACTCCAAGAAGGTCTTTCGGATTCGGTTTGTTTGTCTTTGCTACAGGCGGCCGCCGATTATCAGCTTCAGCCTCTCCACTCGTCAGAGGCCATGTGATGGGATTACGAGCAAACGCCTCTTCCTCAGCACGAGGATTATAATTTTGGTTCCTATCGCACGGTGAGGTAATCTCATTGCGAAAGGAATAGTGTTCGTTTTGGCAGGATGACATAGTTTACTTGAAAAATTTGTCCATATCGAATTGCTTCTCAGTGGACCAGCCGATTGGATCCAAGATCTTTTTGATTGGTGAAATAAACGTCAGTTCCCACATTGCGTGGTAATCAATAAACTTTTCCAGTTTGAATTCAGGGGGAAGCTTGGCGGGGAACGCTATTGCTTTCTCGTGAATTGGATTGGGAAGCTTGAGGTAGACGTACTTGATCTTGTCGGAGTTTGTAATAAAAGGATACTTCGTTTGAAGACCCTTTTGTTCTACACACCAATTATACATCAAAACAGCCTTGGTATGCAAGGGTGTTTTTGTGGTGTAAATGTCTTCATCGTCGGAGTACTTGTCCAACCCCTTAACTCCAGTTGGTTTAGCAATTACATCGGCAGGAGATTTAAAGAACGCGGTTCGCGTTTTATCAATAAAGTCTACCAATTCGTCTTGCGTGCCATCGAGAATAATTTCGGTGGCTTTCTTCATAGCGTCTCTACAGATCTTAGGCATTGAAGACTTCACCATTTCCATGCCCATGATCTTCAGTTTATGGGAACGCTTGACGTTCGTACTCTTACACTTATTGCACGGTACCATCTCAGATGGACCAGAGAACTTATTGTGGCAGTCTAGACACTCAAAGAAGTTGTCTCCTTCTGAATTCAATACTTTCAGGATGTAATGCTTCTTTGCGGACCATATGCCAGGATTGGCAATAACTTCACGCTTCATGCTCAGAATCGGCTTGTCTGGAATCCACATACCGTTCAGATAGTTGCGTGTAATATCCTCAAACAGATCGGCAATCTTCTTTTCCAGTTTCTCTTTACAGACTTTGTCCAAGAATCTGGTGATTTTGATTGGGTCACCATTGGTCGGGAAGACATGATTGACAAGCGGAGCAAGATTCACATACACCGAATCGGTGTCGCCTGCGATGATGTAATCCACTTTGTCTGTCTTGAATAGTTGGTTTAGATGACGGTTGAGTCCACGCTCAATGAATTGGATGATGAATTTACCCGACAACGTAACGGCTTCGGCATTGTCGATATCATAGAAGCGGAAGAATTCATTACCGAACGCACCGTACAAGGAGTTCATCATGATCTTCGTGGCTTTTTGTTTGATGTCAAATTTAGCCACTTTGTTTTTTAACTCCGTCTGCTTGACTGGATCAGTACATGTTTCCAGTTCTTTCTTCGCCGCTTTCACTTCTCCCTGGAACTTCTTACGATTATTGAACAGCGTTTCGACCATTCGGGAGAAAAAGCTTTGCTTGCTCTTGATGTAGGATACACCATTAATGGCAAGCGTCACTTCATCCTTCTGCGTACTGGTAGCCGCGTTACGGAACCAATCATGATTGGTAAGCGCGTGTTCCACGGTGAATGACTTTTTGTGGATACATTGTACCAGCTTGGTTTCAGGACCAATGTTTAGCGCACGAATGATTGAAGGATACAGTGAGGCTACGTCAAATGATACCACCCAGTTATATTTACCTGGAATTGGTTCTTTAACGAACGCACCTTCGAATTTCTCCTTCTTTTCTTTGTGCTCTTTCGGCGGAACGACAATGTTCTCTTGGTGGAGCCAATTGTAGATCAATGTGTCCCAGGTTCGTACTTGCGCCGTAACGTCGGTGTAATTACATTTGGCTAGGTAGGCGACCGAAAGTGTCTGCTCAATTAACTTCAACTTTCCTTCAAGCTTATCCGGTAGATTAACGTCTTGGATATTATACTCTACGAACAATTGGAAGTCCTTTGTGTAGAACTCCTTCATCCGCTCGTACTTCGCTTGCCAATCAACCTTTGTAACACCTAGCTCAACTTCGGCAATGTATCCGAGTTTATAGTTCTCGCGTGGATCGGATATGTTCTTAACGTACAATTGCATGTAGTCAAGAATGGAGACACCATATATGTTGTACGCATTGTGGTCTGTCCCCTTAATCGTCACGGTCTCTTTCTGGACAATACCCCAAACGGATAGCTTCTTTGCCGCGTCTTCACCGAGCAACACCACAATCCGATTGTAAATGTATGGTACGTCGAATGTGCGAACATTCCAACCAGTAACTACGTCTGGGTCAAGTTTACGCCAAACCTTGATGAACCCCAACAACATCTCCTCTTCAGAGTCGTAGGAGTAATGCTTTACATTCTTTGCTGGTTTGTAATAATTGTTGTCGCCGTATTTCTCGCCATCTTTGAACGTGAATACGTGGTACAGATCTTGTCTGAAGTCTTTGATAGTGATAACGTTGATCCTCTCTTGAGGATCATTCACGTCCGGGAAACCCTTCTCGGACTCACACTCAATATCCAATGTAAAAATGGCAATATGGTTTACATCATACACCAGATCGTGGTCTGGATATGTTTCTGCGATAAAAGGATATTGAAAGGTTGTGTTACCGTAAATCTTGAAGTCGGCTACACCGTCGTTTGTGCGGATAAATTCACGCGCCTCTTTCATATCACTGAATTGGAGGGGTTCGACGGACTCACCTGTAAGGGTCTTCCACTTACTCTGTTTTTTGGTTCCAACGAATAACGTCGGCTGATACTCAACACGGTATCGCTTTCGTTGTCCGCCATCTACCTCTTTTAACAGAATATGGTTCCCCGCACTAAGAACATTTGTGTAAAAACGACAATTCATATATACCGTTATGTTTCTTACCTACTTAATAACCAATACCACAAATGGTAAACAATATGTTGGAATAACACAATCAACTTTACAACGTAGATTCAACCAACATGTTCACCAAAGTAAATCTAAAATAAAGTGGATTCTACATGAATCTATTGCAAAACATGGGAAACAATGTTTTACCATTGTAGAATTGGAACAAAACGAAACTAAAGATTCAGCCTTTGAAAGTGAAAAACGTTGGATTTCTGAATTACAAACTCTTATGCCTAAAGGATACAATATGACACCTGGAGGGGAAATAGTAGTCCATTCGGAAGAAACACGGAGGAAAATGAGTCAATCTCACAAAGGAAAGAAATTCACCAAAGAACATATCCAACATATGAAAGAAAACCATTGGTCAAAAACTGGAACACATGTCCATTTACATGGTAAAAATCATCCACTTGCAAAGAGACGCAAAGTTATTGATGATAAAGGAAATGAATATTTTCTCGATGGTAATCTAGTGGCGTTCTGTGATGCAATTGGTTATTCTAGAAATAAGCTCCGTAGATCTGCCGCCACATTGAAACCTACTTCAGATGGTTGGCAAATGTTCGATCTTTGTAAGGAAAAGGGTTAGAACCATGGTAGCACAGTTCTAACCCCTTGTCAACTTAGGCCTTTTGGAAAAGATTTGATTCTGCTTGTCTTCGTTTAGTCAGGCCGGCCACTGGCTTACCACCAGCTTTGTTCCATACTAAAAACTGCTGTGCTGCACCAGGATAATCCTGGGCGTTCAGTTTCTTTAGGAGTGTTGATTTTGCGAATGCTCCTCCGCCAACATTGTAGCAAAAGCAGGCGAGGGCATCGAATTGGTTTTGGTTGAGTTGAACCTTAACCAGTTTGTTGATCTGGTCCTCAAACTTTCCAAGTTCATGAGCTAGGTAGTGTTCGGCTTGTTCTAGTGAACAATGATCTCCCTTTTTGACGGGCGTACCATCTGGGTATCTAATTGTGCCGTAACCTATCGTCCAAATACCAACTACATCTTGGTACGCATCTTGACGAAATCCCTCAAAAAACTTGATTAAGTCCAGGCCTTCTTGTCCTGTTTTCATGCCTCTATTTAGAGGCTTACTGACGTCCTGTGGAGTTGTATCCGCCTGCGCGGGTTGTCTTTTGACCGGGAGGTGTATCAATCCGAACTAGATCGGTCTCAACATTCCTCTCCAACATACCTTGACATAGGCGCTCACCATGCTCGATTTCGAGAGGTTCACCGCTCAAGTTTTGAAGAAGGAGTGCCGTCTCATTCACATAATCATCGTCAATGATTCCAGTTCCATTCGCAAGGCGAATACCGCGCTTCAGGCCGGTACCTCCACGCATGAACACCTTGATGTGATATCCCGTAGGGATGTCAAAGATCAAACCCGTTGGAATCATCCAACGAAAATAAGGATCTTCCGGGAGGAAAACACGTTTCTCTGAGCCGGTGAATAGGACTTGTTGTTCTGTTTTGCGATCTTGTCCTAGAAATCCCTTAATCGTTCCTTTGGTGAGGTCTGCTCTCAAATCAAAACAAGCGGATCCGTCCGTCGCAAACGTAGGATCCGCTACAGCATCACCATTAATTTTAAAAAAGCCTAACTTCATCTTTTGGTTGTTGCCTTCTTCTTGGTTGTTTTCTTGCGTGCGGTTTTCTTTTTGGGAGCCGCAGTCTTCTCTTGAGTCTTTTCCCAGTCTCGGATGGCTTGTTGGACGGCTAATTTGGCGCTATAGAGGCTGATATATGATCCGATTTCATCGCCTTCAATTTCGACTTCCCAGACCAAATTCTCATCACCATCGTCCTCACTATAACTCGTGTAGACTATCGCCAAAACTCTATTGTCGGAATCCACTAGGGAATAACATTGTCTGTTTACGCGGACCCACTGTGTCGTTTCTAGCATAGGTCGTCCTTGTTCGGGTATATCTTGGACAAAACCATAGTTTGTAAATCTCATCAAATCAGCCATCCTAAAGGGATTATTTATTTAATCAACGAAATAGTTCCAGTAACCGCTTGTGATGCTGGGCGAAGGATTCCATATCCTGTCACACCCTTGACACCGTAATCGAGAACTCTATAGTACCAACGCGGATGCGTCCAATACTCGATGTTCTTGGTAATACCCGCAAAGTTATTAGTGATCTTTTCCGAGTGATCCAGAAAGATGGGGAACTTCTGACTGAACAACTTGGATGCTTCGCTGAAATCGCGCATTCCATATCTCGTGTCGATCATCATATCGGTCACAAGATTCTGGACACACAGACGATTATTCAAACAATCTGTTTGCTCACCAAACCGCTCGTTGAGTTTAGCTCCGACTTTCGCTGGAAGGTTCGAGTACTCCGTCAATAGCTTTCCCACATTACCATTCAAAGTGGTAATCTGAGTGTTTGCGTCTATCTCCAGTTTGTCGATGCGCTTGAAGGAATCAGTACGAAGGTTGTTCGCCAATTCGAATGTCTTGGTTTCAACTGAATCGATCCGCTTATCGGCTTTATCAGCCAACCTTACGACTGTTTTCTGGAGAGACTCAAAGCGAACATTGACTAGAGCCACGATATCCTGACGGCTATCATGTATCTCTTTAACTGCGGCCTCTCTTGTTACTTGTACTTCTATTTTAGCATCATTGCGTAGGCCAGTCAACTGGTTTTCTACTAGTTTAGTTGATATTAAAGGGGTATAGACGAAGGCGAACGCGATTGCTAGAACGAGAACACACTTACAGACGATGTAAGTGATATCCAACCAAGAACGTTGCGGTTTCTCATCGCTGTAGGGTAGTTGAAAGGCCATTACTTTACTCCTGTCAATTTGTCGAAACTGTTAACAGTTTCATGAACACGACCATCAACAAACTTTAGGAATAGTGGGAGCCGGCGGATAGAGAACTTGTGGACTAATTCACGTTCAGCGTTGAAGTCGACCGTTCCAAATTTGACGTTCTGTGCGATTTGTCCTTCAACCTGAACAGGTAGTGGATCAGATGCATCGGTGAACAACACAACTACGATTCCTTTGTAGTCGGTTACTTCAGCCTGGAAATTGTCTTTAGATAAGGTGACGATCATATCACCAATATCTATGTTCCGCGGACTTCTGAATCGAACGTGATTGAAAAGGTTGGTGGGGTTAGGTCGTCAGTATTGAAGCCGTTGATATCGTAGGACAACGTAATATGTGGTTTGTATGTATCAAAATCCGGTTGAGATCCCATTTCGCGAGCTTTTGTCCACTGCTCATTAGCATCCGCGTGTTCGAATCTCAGAACGAATGCGCTTCCAAAAATATCGAAATGGTATGGAGGTTCAACAGTTGTTCCGTATGGAAGTAATTCGTAGTCTGGTAATTCGGATGCCTTACTGTAGACCACGGTGCAATGAAGCTTTTCACGAAGAACAGGATTTGGAATCTTATTCTCTTCCATCCATTTGACAAGCTTCTCAGAGGAATGCTTACTGACCGGAAGGTACATGTAAGCTTTTTCTTTCTCACCTTGGGCAGCTTCAAGCAATTTGATGGCCAATACTTCGATTAATTCCTCGAATGTATCCAGCATCTTCACACCGTGGATCTCACACGTCACACGAACATTGGTGCGGCGCCAATACCCATCAGGGCAACAAACCAACGCACGCTCAGGAGCGCGTTCAAGATGTTGACCTAGTTCCAGCAATGTGATTGGAGACTTAGTGTTTGGATCGAAATAGAAGATGGCGAGATCTGAATGTCGGAGTGAATTTAACTCCCATTTGATCTGCTCGATTAATTCTGGATGGTCGTCACCCCAAGTTGGATCCCAATCCTGGCGACGTGGGTTGAGGAATGTAATATGTGGAACTTCTTTGAAGATATTTGTAATCTTATCTTGCCACTTGTCTGCTTTGCCTTGCTCGATTGAGCCGGCGAGAAAAATGGTCAAGTCTTCAGTTTCAACTGGAAGTGGAGCGTAGATTACGTTAGACATAATGTTTATGGCGGGAGAGGGGAGACTCGAACTCCCTCCGCATGGCTTTGGAGGCCAGCAGGCTTCCCATTATCAACACTCTCCCGATTTAAAATTTGGTGCCGGCCCAAGGAATCGAACCTTGTCCTTTGGGGTTTCAAGCCAACATGCGCACCAGCTAACACCAGACCGGCGTAGCTAGTTGCTAAATCGAGAGACACACCAAGGACGAATACCATCCATGGTATCATTTTGCAATGCTCTGTTCATGTCTTCGTCCTTTCTACTGGTATATATTACTATTCTAAAGCCAACTTCTCGAAAAATGCCGTCATTGATCGACCATCTTCTAGAAGGAGCTTTTTTCTAGGATGATCCGGAATCTGAAGTGTTGTGCTTCCTTTTGTTGGAAAAACTACATCTTGCTCTGGAGATTTAACCAGATTGCGATCCTTTTCATCAGCGATTAATCGCCGCAGTTCATCTACGGTTAAGGTAATTGTCATAATAAACTTTGGTGGAGCCGGTGGGATCCTATTCTGAGCTACAGCCCCCTAATAAATCTTTCAACTTCTCCGGCACTCGGCTTTCAGGGATAACAACCATCATATCAGGTTGAATCTCCGCAGTGTACCGCCTGCCGGTAGAATTGATATTCTCGATGGTAATACCGAGATTAAACCACCGGTCACGTGGACGCGGTGATCTATGAAATTCCTTCACTCTAGCAATTTTGAGGTCGTGCCGTCCCCAACTGCGAGTGGCATAGGCGACCCAATCACCCACACGAATGTCGTGACCGGTAATATCAGTCATAATAAATTCTCCACATCTTATAGATTGGTCCGATGACCAAGTAAATCACTGGAAGGAGCAACAACAAAAGCATGACATAAAGTGCCGTCCCTAGACGGCGCACTGTCTTTACCTCTCATGCTTTACCTCTTTAATGGTAGCCAAGGAGAGACTTGAACTCTCAAGCCCGAAGGCACTCGCTCTTAAGGCGAGCGCGTCTGCCAATTTCGCCACTCGGCCAGATCTACTACTCCAGGGCGCCAAGGATCGGCGCCTCCACCACTCTGTTTTATCCGGAAACAGAGAAAGGAAATTCCACCAGGATTTCACGAGGTAACTGCTTGCCAGCAGTATGCACTAGCCCAATAGCCTCCACAGTACATCGCGTTTGGGCGGCCGTCCTACTTTGCGAAGGGATTCGTTTACCTAACGTTCCTAAGTCTATCTGGTGGTTTTCTCGTTTAATTGGCTCCCCTGGTGGTGCGCGACTGTCACATCCTTCCGACTAAGGTCGGGACGAAGCGTCTTTATCGTTCTACAGGGAATCTTTTAGCGTTCCAAGGATACTATTCGTCTGAATTACGGCAGACTTCACCGAGTCACTGTACCTTTAGACCTCAGCCACTTGTTAGTTGGGCTGCCGATATGTCACCATATTGGTTCAGAACGCACATCGTGGTAGCAGAGGAGAGACTTGAACTCTCACGGGGTTTCCCCCACTGGTTCCTAAGACCAGCGCGTGCTGCCAATTTCGCCACTCTGCCACAAATATTTATATCTGGATTCGGAACTGACTATTAAATGACTCCAAAATCGCCTCGACTTCCGCCTCTTGTCCAGAAACATACGATGCCTGTACTTCAGTCATTCCAAATTGTTGTGACTTCAAGTACTTCAGCCTGTCTTCCAACTCTTTGCGGAAGGCGCGAATAATGGGATTCATATCTAGTAACTCTCAAGAACGTGGAGCTTCTTCGGGCCCATGCCCTTTGCCATCTGCTTCTTCGTGTAGCGAATCGTCGCCCACGTACCGCTTCCACGGAACTCCTCCTTATTGTGGTCTTTCGGTCCACCGTACATAATGTCTACGGTGTCCACAATATCATGATCTCGGTCGTGATACCGCTTTTCAGGATATACCGTGTCACCTGGCTGAGCACAGTATGCCCGGAACTTCGGACTCTCTGGCGGATGAATGTGAATCTTTGCGCCGAGTCTTCGCATGATCTCGTCTCCCTCAGCATCTCCACCAATACAATCACCGTGGTGAAACTCGATCTCATGTCCCTTCAATATCAAGCTACGCGCATCGGAGAGCAGCTTCCGGAGTTGCTTCATCGTCATTCCATTGCGCGTAGCGGTGATACCGACTTTAACGGTCATGTTAGTATCCTCTCAATCGTTTGAGGGCACGATCAATAAAACCATGAAAATATAACATGAATAGCGCTATCATGTAAACCATTATAGCATAGGCCATAATGGTTGTCAAGTACAGGAAATGGCTCCCCACCTAGGATTCGAACCTAGATCTTCATGGTTAACAGCCAAGCGCCTTACCAGTTAGGCTAGCGGGGAGTGAGGTTTGGAGTCCCCGCCAGGATTTGAACCTGGGACACGCGGGTTAACAGCCCGCCGCTCTACCAGACTGAGCTACGGAGACTCAAAACTTAAAATATCTGCAAGGACGTGCCGCAAACAGGGCAGAAACGTGAAGTAGAATCACTTCTCTTTCCGCAGGTAGTACACGTTTGCCGCGTTTTCACGGTGATCGGTTTAGGCACCGGTTTATTTGCGAACGTACCGCGCAACTTCAGGATCAGGACTTCACTCTGCGCCTGAACTGGGAACGAACTGACGGTGGTAAACTGTTGATTGCTCAAACTACCAGGTACGGTGATACCTTCATCAGACTGCGCCGAAAAACTTGCCGTCGGTGTAGAATTCACCGAATTCAAAAACACACTTGAAGTGGAGATTCCTCTGCTAGAGATACCTCTCGACCGTTCCCCACCGGAATCAATCGAATCGAATGAACGGTAGCGCGGGGAATCGACCGAACCCTTGAGTGCGGTATTCCAAATTTGTACATCGTGGTTATAACGGATGTTGTCCGGACCGTAATTAATATACGGTCTAGGAATCACCAGCGGTGGATCCGATTCAGTCCAATACTCAATGCGAATCAAGCCGTCGTCAGCCTTGATACCGCGAAACTCTTCGATTTCCTCAGTTCGCTGGATAAACTTGAATCTGTTTCCTTGGCTCAGATTCCCGTTCTTGATGAACCGCTGCAATTCGATTTCCGAATTGGCGTGAATCACCAGCAGAGTGCCGTCTGTGGCATCAGTCCCATCGACGGTCACTTTGACCATCACTCTCCGTGACTTCAGGTTCTTGATGAGAATGGAATACTCTGAACCAAAAGGAAGCAGAACTGCGTCCTTGTCTTCTCTGAGGACTTTACCGTTAACCTTAATAACGGCTACAAGTCCGGTCTGATACATCATCGTGTCTCCTTATTACAGCCCATCGGCTAAGGGCTCGTCTGTTTAAAGCCGAATTGATTTAACAACTAATCCGATGCTTCATTCACCGGTATCATGTCATTACTGGAGGCTAAAACCCCTTCGTTTGCAGGTGCTTCCCACCAATCCACAATGCATGTGTCATTGCAGAAAAAAGCCAACCGTTCATGTTTTGGTTGGGCAGGGTCACCGACCCAGAGTGTCGTGGGTGTTCCGGTAATCGCTTTTCCGCAATGTTCGCAGTTTTCCGCAAGCAATCTATATAGCGCGGAATTATCAACAGTCTCTTTTTCGTCCATAATATTTTGGAGCGGACGGCGGGACTCGAACCCGCAACCTCTGCCTTGGCAAGGCAGCGCTCTACCAATTGAGCTAAGCCCGCAACATCTCCAATGCAAAATCGCTCATATTACAAAACTCCACCCACACGTCACCATGACATGGTAGTGGATGACACCAACATCCTAAAGTCTTACCGCGAAGATACTTGACCTTCTCAATAAAACCAGGCTGCTTTGGAGCCCATTCGCGGAAAGAAGCAATTGCCTCACCTCGCGTCTGAACCTTAAATTCAGCCCTTGTGCATTCCTTGTGTGAGAATGGATTTTGGTAGGGTCCCACACGACCTATGTATACATCGTATGGTTCTTTTTGGAAATGGACCAGCTTAGTAGTAAGACTCATTGACCAATTGCATTTCGTATTCCTGAATAACGAAGTTTGCTTCACATAACCATTCACACTTTTTCTTCCATGAGGTATACGTCATCATGGTCGTCAAAGCGTTGGATGCGTCATTCTTGCGCTTGTACTTCTTCGCCTTTTCAATCTTTAGATTCCAACGGTCGTTGACATCCGAATGATAATTGCCTTGATAGTACTCACCGGTATCTAGACGTTTCAATACGAACACTTTTCCCATAAACAACTCCTGGAGCGGATACGGGGACTCGAACCCCGCCCCTTTGGGTGGAAGCCAAATATACTAGCCAGTCTATACGTTACCCGCTTATTTCCTACTACATGCAGGAAATAATAGTTGCTGTCATGACAGCAACCGCCATCATTAAATCCTCATCCTGACGGCGCCGATTTTCTTCCTGCTTTTTATTCCACTTATCATTGCAGGCTTGGCACCCACATCGCGGTGGATAGATCGCCTGGTAATCTTTAAAGTATTTACATTTTTCCATAAATTTTGGCTGGGAGAGGTGGATTTGAACCACCGTCTTTGGGGTCAGAACCCAAGATCCTAGGCCGCTGAACGATCTCCCAATGTGCTACTCTCCAGTGGAGAGAAACTGTTTGAGAGCATTCAATCCAGCAGTTGTCGTGTAGCCGACTTTGACAACTACACCGTCTTCCATGTAGTGCCACTCATTCCCAGGAATATCAATAAGGATGACATTCTGCCCACCGTCTATCCAGGACACATGACCATGTACTACGGGTGTCGTTTGACGCTTAAATCCGTATGCACTTAAATCGACATTTTTTGACTCGGAAATGATCTCTCTCAGTGTCATACTCGTATTTAGTCAACAAATGTGGCCAGCAGTCTGGGATCGTCGGGGATCGCGCTCTTAATTGTCGTTCATACTATCAGCAATCGCGTTAATGTCAATAACTCCCATTAAAACGAGGACAGCATTCGAGACAAATTGAATTCCGAGCCAGACGAAAAACGGATACACCAATTCCGTAAGTCCGGCAGTTAATGCGAGGGCCAAAACGGCGACTCCAATATTCACGAAAAAGAACGCGAATGTGGTTCTTCTATTCTTCGTGGCAATACTTGTGCGTTCTTGTTCAGGACTCATACACTCTTGATCCCGAACAAGGCAATAAACATGCCGATCAGAGCCATGATTCCGACGAGAATCGCAAAGAGCGCCAAGCTACCGGCCGCTCCCGCAAGTCCGCCACAGAAGAAGAGGGTGAAGACTGCGAAAAGGATCCAGAAAACAATAAGCTGGTTTTCTGAGACTTCCTTACCCATTAGGGTGTATTCGTTGTATGCCATAATAACCTCCGAAGGCACTACTTCCGTGCCTTATCTTTTCGTTCAGCGGCAAGTAACGCCACTACTTCTTTTTCTTCTTTGCGTCCATATCGCGAGGATCTCTTATCCCAATACCACGAGGGAAACGAGGCTTGTTTTCTTTTGTGCGGTTTTGATATCGAACTTTACACCATTGTCCAACGTACTGTTTGGCGTACCGGTAATACTCTTCACGCTTTTCTTGGGTGGTCTTTGGAACTACTTCAAATGGGCGCCCCTCTTCCTGAACACATTCCCAGATAACAGACTTTTCAAACTTACCAACACCATGCGTGAAACCGACAATCTTGAATTCATCGTCCATGGAAGACTTGACTTTCAACAGGTCATGGGATCGGTGACCGAAAAGATACAATCCGTTCGCGTTCCGGCCCATCGCGCCTTCGTAGCCCTGCTCGACCAGTTTGTCTTCCCAGTCCAGGACCTCTTGCGCGTTCTTTGCTTTGCCAACGACCTTGACGAACTTAACCATGTTCGTCTTGTTGAGGTTCTTGGCAAAGAACATCGCCAGATTGTGATACCGAGTCTCCCACGGGTGATTCTTGCCGTTTTCGTCAAGCGGCATATCGTAGACGTGGTATTCAAGCCGCGCGGTTTCGGGATAAATCTTCTTCGTCCACGAGGCGATGTCTTCGAACAACACACCGTGGATGTAGAGTTCACCGTCGAGAACCATATCCTTCGGCAGGTACTCTTCCAACTCACGGATGATGTGAACGGGTGCTTCCCATTCTTTACCGCCGCGTGTGCCGAGGACTACTCGGTCACCGTCCCAGAATGCCATTGCGCGGGCACCGTCGAGTTTCGGCTGGATGTCCAGCGGGTACTTCGCCTTCTTACTGAAGACTCCTGGCTTCTTGGGATCTTTGAACGGGTGCGCCAGCATCGGAAGAAAGACTTCCTCTTGCGCGTCTTCGACCGTCTCGGAGTATTTGCGCTCGACCTTGTTCGTCCACATGGACTTGGCCTCGCGGTCAGCTTGCTCCTTCGGCGACGTTTCATTGGCGCGGCCGACGTTCTTTGCCTCACACTTGATTCCAGGTGTACGTTGAAGCGCTCCGCCGATCTGACCGTGTTCGGTGAAAATCGTATCACCTTCTGTCCAGATCTTCCATTGCCAGGTTGCTCCGCTTTTACCTTTGTGGTACAGCGTCGGAAATTTCACTGACCAAGCTCCTCATTGAGACGAACGACCTTCACGTCTACACACCATGGACCAAGGATTTTCTGGACCCGATCCTTGAAAAATGCCTCCGCTTGATCTGTTTGCGGGAACTGTGTATCTAGTTCAATCTGGAGTGTGTGACGGTAGTTCATCATAAGATTATCTCACATGTTCATAATAACACGAACGTAGGCCGGTAGTCAAGGCCTAAAATTACTTACCGAGTGGACACCATTTAGGAGTCTCACACTCTTTTCGTTTGTTGTACGGCCGGCAGGCGACCGTAACGTTTCGCTTTGCTAGACGGCACATCACCTTCTGGTCATCGTCACAGAACCAATCATGTGGATCCGGATCCGGAAGTACCTCGTGGTGTGGGCAGTCCATGCAATTGTCAATTTGAATCAGTGGCATTGTTTGTCCTCACAATGAGCATGCCGCAAATAACTCCAGCGACAAATGTGATGGTAGCAATTACAAGTGTGGTAAGCATCCTAATCAGCCTGGTGGCTAGTCCGGCTCACGCGGGACTAGCCTAAAGGAGGTGGCGCACTTGCTCAAGGTACGCGCTTTTGGTGGCCAGGCGTCCCCACCAGAATTGTTTCAGGGCTGTTCAGTAACATAACCAGAGTTTCGAACCTCTCCTATGCTTTTCATGGCACCCGATGCTGAACAAGCTACCAACGAGCGTTCCGCGGACAACTTAATTCGTTTTCTTCGGATTGTAGATGACCAGTTCACTGAGCGGAGACAAACTAACTCCATTATCCGTTGATCCCACAACTGAATACATCTTGGGATCAAATCCTAATTTCGAGAGTAATTCTTCAATGGTTATGGTTATTGTCATAGCGATTCTGGAGCCGGTGGAGGCATTCGAAACCTCGCCCTGGGCTTTACAAGAGCCCCGCTCTGGCCACCTGAGCTACACCGGCTTAAAAACTTTTACCTGCAAGGAAACGTTGTCGTCTCTTATATCGACCATTTCCTTTATTTAGAGCACGAAACGTAGCCGTCAAACTATGACAGTTCGGACAAATAAGAGTCAAGTTCTCTTCCTGATTGTTATCCGAATTACCATCAATATGTTCCACTTCAAGTGGTATCAATCCCGAATGAGGATTAACTTCACACCATCCACACCGACTACATTTACTACCAAACTTTTCAAACAAATACGCTCGAATCTGCCTCGAATACTTCGTAATCTTACCAGACTTCCAACGACTAATAAACGATGCACGTTGATAAGCACCCTGGCATTTATTACTGCAATACTTCGTTGCTTTTCGGTGTATTTGATCTCCACAATTCAAACAATATTTGGGAGATCGTTCTTTCTTCTGTCGCGGCACAGAATTATCTATGCCGTCAAACCTCCGGTGCGGCCTTGGTATTAGACTGATTTATAATGACCGCACGTTATAAAAACTTAGTTCCCTTGTAGGCGTGGACAGACGCCTCGTTAATCATTTAGTGCTGAGGCTGGGAGGAATCGAACCTACCATTTCATTCAGCAGGCAGCCTCTAGAAAGCTACAGGGGAGTCACCCCCATGTCCACCGAATGGGTGCTGGATACCAGACCACCACTCACTTTAAAGTGAGCCGTTTTAACCAATAAACGTACAACCCCACAAAACTGTGGACCCCTAAATCTCTAGGAACTTACAACCAAGGATACAACTTTTGCATGATTTACTCCGCGTGTGGTGTGCTATTACGCCAAAGAATCCACGGCCGAGTTTCCCAACCCAACTATCATCCGCAAAGTTCTCGGCAAAGACTCGATGATAGCCCCGACAAAGTTGCCGGCTCGGGCGGTAACGCAATTCACTCTTTAAATGATGGCTGCCTCTAAGCCAACATTCCACATATAAACAACTCCGAAGGGCGCTTTCGCACCCTGAGAACTTCTTTGCAACCGCTCATTCGCGAAATTAAGCAATTGCCTCGCAGCCAAGGGATCAACTTGACGCGGAATTAAATTTGTGAACAACCATTTTCGGTGGCGCCTTACCGTCTGCTTCGCTCGTTATGTCACGTTTCCTGTGGACTTAATTGTCTCACTATCTCGTGCCGTGACTACCGACTGTCTACGACTTTGGACGTCTCGGTCGGCGGCTATCCAGAACAACTACCATAATTCTATTATCTTGACACATCGGATTTGCACCGATGACTCCCGGTTTAAATTCAGGCACTTTCCTACTAAGCTAGTGTCATACAAATTACGGTATTATACTTCTATCATATTCTCAAGGTACTTTTAATTAATTTTATTTTAATGTATCATTTGGATTTACCAAATAATCTTAACTGCTCTTGTCTCAACTATTATTAGTCTAACATGGTTATAATGGCCTGTCAATATAGGCCATTATATTGTACTACAGGTGGCGGGACATGGGGGAATTGAACCCCCGTCGCCTGGTAGACAGCCAAGCATCTTAGCCTCTAGAAGAATGTCCCCAAACTTTATTCCGTTACTTCAAACGCCGCAGTCGGAAAGATTTGCTCAATCTCGATAACGGTTTCAGGTCCGGTCAACCCAGTAATGAACTTCGCATACAAGTTAAATCCGGGAACATGACCTTTGAGCCAGTAACGTACTCTCCTAAAGCATCCGTTCTGATAAACAACTTGGTGACCCACAACAGGGAAACCATATATTTCTTTTCGGTCAGCGCTTGGCGCGATAATCGTTGACATAGAACCCCGAACCGACGAATTTTAACGAAGGCACGGAGATTAAACGTTCAACATGACCATTACAAACATCAGGATCTCCGAGATAATCAGCATGAGTATCTAGGGGTGGATCCGACATGCGCTGTTTGACGGTGAAGTTTGCCCCACAGCGTCCGCATTCATATTCATAAAACGGCATTATTCATACCTTGGAGGAATTCTATCTAACCTACGTGCATGATAACTCCGGCTAGCTATTGCAGGTCGGGGGAATATAGGTTGTGGTAGCCTAGGAGAGACTTGAACTCTCACGGGTTTCCCCACACGGGTTTGAGCCGTGCGCGTGCTGCCGATTTCGCCACTAGGCTGTGAAACCATACCGAATTTTTCGAGTCAGGAGCCATGCTGAGAGCACCACGAGGACCGGTGACGCATATGAGCCCATGATACAAAGAGCAATTCCGGACATCAGTCCGAGAAAACCTACCAAAAGCGCAAAGATATCCCAAGCAGTATCAATAGCGGGACTGACCGTCAACTTACGATTAAGAACTGTCCAAAGTTTTCTCATAATCACCTCGTTGCAAGATAGAGTAAAATCACCACATCATGCATGAACTGAGCAAGATATGGCGCATGAATGTAGAGACTTACTACTAATGTACGCATCCTGGAGTGACGTGTGAGATTTGAACTCACCCTGACGGTTCCACAGACCGTCGTGCTACCACTACACCATCGCCACCAAAATAATTGGTGGGCACAGAAGGATTCGAACCTTCAACGCTCCCTAAGGGAGACTAGTTTTACGGACTAGTGCAGCCAACCGTATCTGACCTTGTGCCCTTGCGTTTGCTTCGCAAGGGCACGCATTCCCAATTACTGGGTGGCGTCCTTGCGAAGCTGTGTATGGATTTGATAATAGCCGTCTTCCATTTTGCTTCGCTCTTTCTAATCCTATTTATAAACTACTCCAGGCTCTCCCGTCACCATACGAAGGTGAAGACTTTCTGGCCAGAAAGCAAAACTCCGCGGCCATTCGCGGCGGGAGAACAATAAAGCTTGGAGCCACCGGTGAGAGTCGAACTCACTAGACAATGGTTTTGCAGACCATGGCCTCACCACTTTGGCTTCAGCGGCTTATGTATGTTTTGCGACAACCCAAATAATCGCGACATCCACAATTGCCTTCAACAAGGCACAGACTATGAGAATGACCATTTGTTTTGTCATGAACTACTCCGGAACCCGCGTAGAGGTTTAGCCTCAAGAGATAACGATGGCCTATCGTCTCTCCAACATTATACTCAATCGGTGTTAACGCCGGCACCATACCGAGTTTTCAATGTTCACGGGCATAAAATTTGGTGGACCGCCAGGGATTTGAACCCTGCTGGTATCCTCGGTGCAAGCGAGGCAAACACCCCAAGCATTTCCGCAGCCCACGTTACATTAGTATTTAGTCGTCCCTTTGCCTATCCAATGCTGCCGACAAACGAGCGAAGAAGTCCCAATTTCTACCAGAAATATACAAGCTGCTACGATCCGCACCAAAGTCCTCTGGGAACTTAACCCAGATACCATTAACAGCCTGAGAATATTCTACCACACTCGGAATATTGTGTACGTTGGGAACGAGTTTTACTGGAACACCACACGGTAACATCACGTCAACGGTGCGTCCTGCACGCAACAGGCTTACAATTTCTTCCACACTCAAATCAGGCAGAATCATAATAATTTTCCTCCAATGAGTGGTAGAGCGGACGTGACACCCGGTGCCACTTTCTCTACTGGCCGCGCAGTTGGTTTCAAGGCAACTTTACACTCATCATTCAGGGAATAAGGATTTCACGATGTTCCTCAGAGAGCGTGTGCACCGCCCAAAGGTGTTAAGGTGTTCCATGGCACACAAATGAACCGATGGGATTCGAACCCACATCCTCCCCCGCCACGGGGGCGCCCAGCCGTCGAGCTCCGGTTCCATAACACAAAAGTCTATCTAACTCCCCCAAGGGTCCGAAGACCCTGATTGGTAGCCCGCCAGGGAATCGAACCCTGCTAGTCTTGCGTGTAAAGCAAGAGCCTAACCATCCGGCGTCCGCAGGCTAAATGCTCAAGCGACCTTCTTGATCCGCGTGTGAGCCAGAGCGTTGCTCATCCAATCGCGTGTCGGATTGGCACGGAGTGAATTCATCGCCTTCTCTGCTCCCTCGCGTACTCGGAGTCGCAGGTTGGCCGGTATCAACGACCAACACTTCGCACAAAATATGTTTCTGCCTGACGCCTGGTCTGTGCATCCCGGCGTGGCGCATTTGTGTAGTGCCATGTTAGAATTCGAATGCGTGCTTGGCGTTGGTGGGAATGAACCTGTAGTCACCGATCAGAAACGCATGTTGATGCCGCGTAAGCTGATAGGTGTTGACGCCAGTTGCCTTCTCGGCGAGAGCGCCGGCGACCACCTGTTCTCCCCAATTCACCACAGTCTGCTTGGTGCAGGACTTTAAAACGTCGGAGTCGATAGCAAATTTCTTTGCAAGTGCTGCCAATGCGTGATTAAAGTTCATCATAAAAATTACCCCAATGAGTCTAGACGTTTTCAAGTCTAGACCCATTCTACTACATTTATTAGGCCATGTCAAGCTTCGCGAACGTTTTCAGCATCCGTTTCAAATACACGGATGTAATCGAAAATGCGCTCTGACCAGCCGTCGATGTGGTCCCAGCCGTTCTTATAGCTGATTCCGTTCTTCTCATTGCTCACGTTCACCACGTAGTTGAACTTTCCAAGACGCGGTGCAAGAGCAGGATTTGCTTTTGTGTCGCAATCCTGTTCATCAGTGAAGACGATAACGCGGTCGAATTCCTGGTGTTTCTGTGTCTTGATGTACTCCATACACTGAACCAGGAAGATACCGCCGCCACCGATACCGAACTCATGTGATGCATTATGTATCTTCTCCGCTAATGCAAGTCCGTTCAGGTGGTCAGGAACCAATGCTGTCGCGTGTTTACGGCTAGCATCGCTGCCTGCCGTAACGTATACCACAGACTCTTCACACAAGTTACGCGCCAACAACGCCAGACCGGCTGCTCCGTCGAGACGCGATACTTCCGACTTACTTGACACGTTTCCGTAGTTCATGCTGCCCGATGTATCAACTACCAACAATGTTCTACCTGGTAGCTTATCCATACCATCAATAGCCTTCAGCATGGCAATCTCAATTGACTTCGATAGACGCGGTGCATACTTCGCAGCCGTCATGAAGTTGAACGGTAGTGCCACTCCTACACCCTTCTCAAGGCGCTCGCGGATCAACTTCTCGTCCACACCAGCAGATAACATATTGCGAAGGTTCTTCAACAAAGCGAATCCGCCTAGTTTATTCTCGCGGATCAAACGCTCCCAAGTCTCTTTCTTGTTAGCGCCGGACGATAATGCAACTTCCCAGGTGTCTGGTGTCTTAAGTGTATTGTCCACAAGCTTCTTGAACAAGAGCTCCTGTTCACGGTCCTGCGGCTTCGCATGTGATAAGAACAACACGTCCCGGAGCTTAATGTCATTATCGCGGTTCCACTTTGCAAGCTGGTATTCATCAAACTTCGTGAACGCCTTTGCCAGGCCACGCTTGACCGAAGCTGATAATGGCTGCTTCTTATCTTTCCAGTACATGGCAAGGAACTCTGCTAATTCATCAGGGCGCTTGATTAGGCTGGCAACCCCAACCTCGACAACCGTGCCCACATTTACATCATTCCACTTGTACGGAAAACCAGTCTTCGCCAAGTTACCCTGGGTGTACTTTGCCAACTCGCGAATCACGTAAAGTGGCGCATGGCGCAACTTCATGAAATCTTTCGCTTCTAGAGCGAGATCCAACACGTCATTCGGATGCACGTTCGGGATGATATCCGAAATGCGCTTTGCAACTGAGTTACCGCCTTCGTAGAAGGAGTTCTCCCATAGAAGCGTGGTCATCAGCGAACGCTGGAGTTGCTTCTTAGCGTTGACTGTTTGCGCTTTCGCTCCACCAGCCGTAAAGACCTGAGTTTTCTTTGGTGCAACCTTCTTTACCACCTTCACGGTGGATTTCTTATTCACTTTCGCCATAGTTCCTCCATTGAACTAGGATTTTAACAACTCTTTGGATATGAAGACCAAAGAAGGATACGATTGCTTCTTACCTCGCCTCCCGTAACGCGAGGCGATATTGAAGTCAATATAATCATCCTCTTCCGGATGACCATGGTAAATCTTTTGACCATTCATTACACCACCGATGCACGGATAAAGCTGGTTCTTACTCTGTTGTTTCCAAGAACGAATGTACTTCCAACCTTCGTTGTCGTAATTCTCGTAAACATCCGTGACGGTTTGATTTGAAACGTGGTGAGTTGCTGTGTCGTACTCACCTGGAATTTCATTCCGCTGATAGTGGTGTTCTGTTTTCATGTAACGTTCAGAACCCCAGGTCGGTTCGCTGTAACCCTTTGGGTTTGAAAACCGACGTTTTGCGGGGGGATCCAACTTCAATTCTTTTTGAGCCATAATAAAAATGAACTACTCCGATGGTCCGGGACGCAGGATTCGAACCTGCAACTCTCTCGCCTAAAGAGAAGTAACCGTTATCTACACCACGTTTCTCCCCAGCCGTCATAAGACGGGGAGGAGGACGGGAACAAACGACAACGGATATTTTTAGCGTTATGCCAGTTTAACTAGCCCCGGAAATTACAGGCGGGAACAGACGACTACAGCTTTTATCCTACTGGATTCGAACCAGCAAAGATAGCTTTTAAGGCTATTGTTTATCCAAATTAAACTAAGGAACTGTAATCTTTCACCACGCCAAATTGACGTAGGGTTCTTGTGTCCAATTAAGGACAGACGAAAAAGCCGCACTCTGAACGATTAGAAGGAACCCTTCTGCGTACGGTGCGGTCTTATACCCTATAACTTCCAAATCATCCGGTAACCACTTAGGAAGATTGCCTGCTAAGAATTTTACCATAGTCTCTACCGAGACTGGCATTAATCGCAAGCCCTTACCTGGGGTTGGATGAGTCCTGAAGTGCATGAACTACTCCGGCCGGGAACAGTCGCAATCCGCTTTTATTTGGCTTATCGTTAGCTAAGTAACGGACTACTTCACCACGGCACTATTATATAGCAAATACAGAATTTCATGTGGACCGCACTGGCTTTACGGAAACCAACCAGATTCGGACGTATCAGTTCGGTCTTTCGGCTCGCAATTCTTGGGTGCGGCCTATTCGAGGACCGATAGAGTGAGCGTTTTACCGTTGCCTCACCAAGAAAGTGTTAGCAACAACCGAGAACAGTTCAGGTGGCCCGCCGGCCACCACATCTGCCTTGATCCACAATAACCTATCAACTACACCATAAGAGTGGCGGGAACTATTCGCGGACAGCGCGTTTTAGGAATTAGCTAAGTAACCGTCCACTATCACCACGTCACTCTTAATACTTCGAAAGGGACTCACTGACGACCAGAATCGAACTGGCACTTACCCGTCGGTCGTTCTCCCATATTAAACTACGTTTCGTATGAACCCCGATCTTTAACCAGTATACTACGTTTGATTCGGTTTGTCAAGCTAAACCGCAATCTTTTCTCGCGTTTGGCGCGCACCCTCTTCATCTGGTACAATTTCAGGTGAACAGGAGGTAGTGCGCCGATTGGCCATATCTTAACGCTCATAGGCGCACCGGTGCCTAATTAGTCGGCGCTATCAACCGTTACGGTGATGTCCGCGTAACGGAAGCCAGCGGCCTCAGGCGCGTAAACCGTGTCGTCACGGTCAAAGGACTCAAACTCGACCGTCGGGTCGTCCAGAAGCACGACACCGGTCGCTGTGCGGACAAAAACGCCCGTCTGCTCGTCACCATTCACGTCTTCGACGACGCCGATAAAGGCCTCACCAGGGTCAACCTCTCCTAGGCTTTTCTTCGCCGGAGTATCATAACTGTTTTCAACATTAATCATGGATTTTTATTCTTTCTTGGAGTTACTGCTGATTTTAACCTGTAGATCTAAGTGGTAGCGGATCTGGGAGTCGAACCCAGTATCGCAGAGGTTATGAGCCTCGCATGATTATTCCGTTTCACTCACCCGCCGTGTTTCTTGAGTACGTCTACCAATATATCACGTTTATATTGGCTTGTCAAGCGTAAGCCGCTTTAAAATTATAGCCAAATCAGATCCAAGTCTCTGAGAATAACACTCGCGGCAAACTCGCTTGATTGGCCGACCCATGCGCTCTCTATCAGGTACTTCGGCCGGTCTTTCATGGCAAAGAATACACTTTTTCTTCACTTTACTTCCCTGATTTGATCTGGCTCACTGAGCATTTACCACCCTTGATAATGACCACATGTCCATCAGGGTACTTTACTTCCCACCGAGTGTACAACACCTGGTCATTATGGACCTCTTCCACCCAAACCTTCTCCGCATAGAACGTCTGGTTCCTATAGTCGTCTTCGCAGATAATCAGGTCGGGCCCAACCAGTTTATAGTCGACCGGTTGATTTCGATAAACATGGACACCCAACCATGTAAGGCCGGTAAGTATGCCCATCGTTGATAGCAGAACGGATAAGAGTCTCAATTTTGCACCACAATGAATCTGTCATCCAAGTATTTCGCGATGCGGGGCTTCACATCTGACCATTGCAGTTTTCCGTTGCTGCAACCTGGACGAACAAGATAAACTTTATCAAAATCCATCCACCCAGCGGCCATATACAACTGCCGAGCGGAGTTTTCAATTAAGACTGGATCGGATTTTTCAAACCAATGGTGTTTTGTTGGAAACGTGAAGATGTTGTACGACTGGAAATAACCAACTCTGTTTCCATATTTATTCAAGTGTTTGGCAAGAACTTTTGGAAATTCGGGATAGCGCGTCTTTGTGTCCAACGCTACACCACGACCCATGACACATTGCCCTCTAGAATTTATATCACCATTGGTAGTGATAACAATTGGAAACCCTGCGTCATGGTATTTCCAAATATCACCAGAAATCTCAATCATGTTAATGCGACAACCCACATTGGCGCGCATCCTCTTCTGTCTTCCATGTTGAACCGCATGATGTACAGATCGGCTTTTTCTCGCGCAAACCGAGAAGTATATCCAATTCAATGTCAAGAACCGATGTTTGATTTGTCCGCGGATGATGCGTCGGACTCAGCACCTCTAGCTCCTCTAATTTCTGCCGTTGTTCCAGAGAAAAAGGAGCATAGTGCGGTTCCACAGTTTCAACATAAACACGCCAATTCATGCTTCCTGTCGCCTGTCGAATGCTCAATTTCGGCCCAGGAAGACCTCTCATATGGCGCTTCAGGAGTTTTACACGCTCAGTCATTTTCGTAGTATCCGTAGGTGTTTAGGATATACATACAAAGATCGTTCACAAAGTCCAGATCCGGTTTCTCGGGTAGGTCGGTCAGCTTTTCACAAGATTGGGCATACTCGATCTCACTTTTCGTCAGCCTGATCCAATGTTCTAAGGAGAACCCACCATTTCTAATAGACAGAAGTAAATCGCGGTCACGTTCCCGATAGACATTCAATTCTCCCGTGAGAAAGAACTCCTGTGCCATATGTAGGATGCGGATCGTATGCGCCGCAAACTTCACATCATATCCGTATTTTGCAACCAACTCTTTACGTTTCGTTCCGAGTTTACCAGTATTGCAATTGATAACCGAATTCATCTGACTGTTTGCGTATCCAATGAGTGTTTTTCCGGCGCGCTTGGATTCGAATGACTTTCTATGTCGAATCAACAGGTCACCGGCCTTCTCTCTCAACGCATAATCAGAACCTCGCAAATAAAGCAGCGGAATCACGTTTGGGTTATACGAGAGCATTAGACGTAAGAACTTCTTTAACTCATATGCGGTTAACTCTGCATTGAGTGTTTCCTTACGCTCTATTTTCAGCGTACCGTCGTTCTCCCAATTTCGGAGACCGATGTAGTGCGACATCGGGGCAAGCGCAACTCCCATCCAGTCATCGTCACTGTCAGGAGTATCTGTGCCATATGATTTTGAGCCTACTTGGCCCACAAGTATGTACTTGCCAACTCTTTGGTCAAGTGCGAACGGTGTAAGATCTGCCATAATACTCCTCCATCTGTCCGGTCAGTGAGTTGAATCTGGACAGACCCCGTTTGATATGCCTTGGGTTACTCACAACCGATGGTGCGGCAGGGAGTCGCGCGGGACTTCTTATTTCTTGTAATACTCCGCCGCAGCAACCAAGACTTCTCCCAAGTCATCAAGGTAAAAGTCGAAAACAGGATATCCCTTTTTCTCTTTCTTTGCCACGACTTCAGGATCGGTCTCGCTTATGAATGTTCGCCATTCATGGTACGTATAATGCGAAAAGCTAGGCTGTTCATCATACGTTCCATCATCGTTGTAGTGGCTCTCGGACCACCTCTTTACCATCCATCCAGTTTCGGGTAGTTGCTTGAATTGCTTTTGGTAATTCCAATTCTCTTGTTTACCTACGAAACTAGATCCGTAAACTTGGTAGACGGTCGCCGATTGGACATATCGCCGTTGAATTAGGTTGTGCTCAGGTATTCGGATACTGAGTAGGTATTCGAAGCCTCCCTGGCGACCTTTCCACAGATCTTCAGGAATATTAGGAACAACTTCGGAGGCGCATTCACCTAAATCAAGAGCTATCGCCTTCTTCAATCCTAAGATTGCTTCTTTGCGTTTTTGTTCCCAATAATTTTTGAGGCGCTCCTTTTCATTTTCATCGGAGCGCCTCTTTGCTTCTTCGGCGTCGTCCTGGCGTTTCTTTGTATTTCGTTCAAGCTCCGCTAGGAAAGACATATTATTTTACCGTGAGTAGTATCCAGCCATCACTTCGCGGCTTTGCTGATCGGTCAACTCCGCTCCCTCAATGGCGCGTTGGAGCGCAAGCACGCGACCGGTTTCTTTCTTGTACTGATCGGCTGGGTGGGTATACGCCTCACCGAAGTAATTTTCAGGGAGTGTCTCACCGGTGGGAAGAATTTCCATCAAACACTCGGTATTACCCCGCGTAAATTTCAGACCGTTCACCATCGCAACGAGGTCATTATTGCGCTGGAACTTAATATTTGGCTTGTTGTGACGGAACCGAAGGGTTACGGTTCCAAGGGATTTTGCTTCAAAACGAATCATGGTATTATCCTTTTGTCGGTTTAATACAGCTTAATGGTAGGCCGCCTGGGATTCGAACCCAGAACCTCTCGGGTAAGAGCCGAGTACTCTAGCCAGTTGAGTTAGCGGCCTGAGTGTACAACTCCTGGTGGCGCATCTGGGACTCGAACCCAGATCTCTCGGATTAAAAGTCCGCTGATCTAGCCAATTGATCTAACGCGCCACATTCATACTATTGAAACCGGTATTTTCGGTATTCCTCATCAACAGCGGCTTCAAATTTCCTATACGCAGCCTTGGACTCTTCCCACTCTTTCAACTCACGTGCAATTGCCTTAAGATCCGGTTTTAAGGCAAAGGTCATAGATCTCGCGTTAACTATCATTGCCCACTCTTCATGAGCCTTGGCAAACTTGTTTTGAAGTTGGCCTACTTCTTCCTTAGCCGTAGAAACGGAACATAAGACGAAGAGAATGAAAAGTCGCAAATATGTCATTTGAGATCCTTGGTTGGCGGGGAGGGAGTCGAACCCCCAACCTGACGGTAATCGACCGCCGGCTCTACCATTGAGCTACCCGCCAATGATGTAACTACTTATTGTCCGATTTTGATTGTGATATCGACTTCTCGGAAGTCTTCAACTTCCAGTCCCCGGCAATGGTCTCTCATGTAACTTGTTTCCCAGCCAGTTCCACCAGTAGCAAGACCGCTGGTGGATTCTGGAGCCAGGCGAGTCACTCCGATGTGTGACAAGAACCATAACCCCTCACTGTTCATGATTCGCCCGGTAAAGGCCATTGGTCCTGGGCCTAGATCAGAAACACGTTTGGTAACTCCAACGTGTAATCCTTGTTCAAGTGTGATTCGTGACATGTTCAACTCCAACGGTGAAAGTTGCAGAGCAAGCACGGAGTGATCGAGAGCCGCGAATGCTTTGCATCGCAATGCTTACAACGACCACGCAACCATGCACCTAATGTGTTCAAAAAGTCCTTCATAAAGTTTGGCAGCCCCAGGAGGGTTTGAACCTCCAACCTTTCGGGTCAAAGCCGAACGCTCTGCCAGTTGAGCTATAGGGCTAATCCTTTTTATCTTCTTTGTGCAATTTCTTCGAAATGTACATTCCGACGACAGAGCCAACCATTCCTCCGAGCGTGTACCCCATCCACGGAATAATCGCATCACCGGCAGCTTCTGATATCCTCTTAATTAGGAAGAACATCAGAGTAGCGCACATACCGTCGGTAATCACCATCGTCTTCATGTGGCCCTGGGCAACAGCACGAAAGTTAATGGTCAAAATGCCGTAATTTAAGACCTGTGCAAAGAACAAGGCGATTGTAAGTGTTAACATGTGAATGGTACTCCCGCAGGGATTCGAACCCCGATTCCAGGCTTCGTAGGCCAGTGCCCTAGTCCATTGGACGACGGGAGCATGAACTTGTTATTTTTCCCACAATGAAGCGGAGTAATCGGAACTAACTTTGTCGTACTCTTTCAACATGCCGCGGAGCCACTCTTCAGCATTCTTGGCAATCATGTCTTCGATCGGAGTTACACCGCCACCAGGGAGATCTCTTGATCCCTTCAGCTTATCTTTCAAGGACAGCCAGTAGCGAACGGTCTCAACAACAGTCTTTTCCATTTATAAACTCTTCCATGGGGGGTACCGAGTCCCGATTGTCCACGGTACCCTCACCTCTCCCGGAACTGACGGACTTTACTTCCGGTTATATCCCGCCAGCGTTCAAAAAGGTGCGTGCTAATTTATTGATCGTCTTCCTACACCACGCCAAGATTTACTACTCCGAGTCGGTAGGGCACTTACCGACTGAATGGTACTCCCGCAAGGAGTTGAACCCTGATCCACGGCTTAGAAGGCCGGTGCCCTGTCCATTGGACGACGGGAGCGTGACTGGTTAGAGGTTGTCGCCTAGGTCGCGGGCGTCTTCGGCTTCCGAGATCAGTTGGCGAGCCGTGTCGAAATCACCATCGTCGATGGCGTCCTTTGCGGCCTCTCCGAGAGCCTCGACCAGATTGTTGATGGCGCTCTGGACCTCTTGTTTGGCGTCCTCGACCGGATTCGAATACGAAGCCGCTGAAGGGAACTGGGTATTTCTGTCGTAACACATGATGTAATTAGCCTCCAGCACCGCCAATAGCGGTGCGCTTGTGGACCCGCAACCTGTGACCCGTGCGGTGGTCTTCTACGCTTCTACAGCGCATCCACAAGAATGGCGGAGAGGCGGGGTCTTGAACCCCGACGCCCGTTTAGGGCTCACTGTTTTCAAGACAGTAGCCGCTAGGCCGAAACTCGGCTTACCTCCCCGAACTTTATTCCTGAATGTCAAAGATGTGGTCCGCTAGGTGCCTACCAGAACTGAGGTCGATTCGTGCTTTTCGACCGCTATTGTAGGTTCCCGAAACCACGGGTGCTGCAAATCCGGACAAAGAGCTTGGCTCGATAGCTTCAATCGTTAAAACCAGCCCTTCACGAACAACGATTTTGTCACCAACGGCTAACTCAATCGCTTTTTTCTGTATCATTTCAGTAAACCCATTCTAACACAACAGTTTTGGCCTGTCAAGCTAGACCACTTTCTCTTCTTCCATTACCGCTAAAACCGACGAATTTCTTTCTTTGGCCATTTGAACTATAAATTCTGCCATCGGTTTTGCGAGGCGCTCCTCTGCACGGAGCGCCTCCACCTGTTCTTCTTCTGGCAGAAATTGCAAAGCGTTAAGACGTCCGTAACGGCATGTATTGGTATCTTGATTATGCTTGTTCTTACTGTTTCCAGTGGCGCAAGCTTTGCAGATCTCTTGTTCTGTCATTTGTATTTATGGCGGAAGATGGAGGGATTGAACCTCCGCGTCCCGTTAGGATGGCCTCAGTTTAGCAAACTGGCACATTACCACTCTGTCAATCTTCCGATCCTATTTAGATGCGAAAAAATGCGCGCGCTTCCGGAGTGAGTGTAGATTCCGGAACAACGAGAGAACGATCCGGTCTCTGAAGGGTAACACGATGCGTCCAATGCGAACTGGGACGGTAAATCGACAAGGTTAATGAATGTTGTGGTTGATTAGTCCAACCAACAAGCCTGCTGGTGACCTTCGTTACACGCCCGATCTTCATACCTCGCGTGGATGCATATGCAACGAACGCACCCAACGTAATCTCTCTTCCTTGTGAATCCTTAAACATAACCAAATTTCCTTAAGTTAGATTCGAACTTCCTTGAGTTCTACGGGAACGACTTTCTTTTTCTTCCACTCGTCCTTCTCGTCTTCCTCCATCACAACAAGACCACGATCCCAAATGTACCGAGCTAAACCTTTCATATCATGCTTGTCGGACATGTACTTGTTCGTGTTCAGTAGTCGCGAAAGTGTGTTATAGTCGATATCTTCTTGAATTACCAGAATGACACGACCAGTATTGTCTTTAATCTTCCCGATGTATTTTCCGGGTTTATCAGAGACTTCATACGTCCATTTTCTGATATTTCCAACAGTCTGCTCTTTCTTTTTATCCAGAAGAGCCTTAATCTTCTTACGAGCCATGTTATTATCTATTGCAATACCATCGAACACCGTCAATGGCTTTCTGGTCCCAATTCAACATCGCCTTTTCCCATTGTTCGCGGGTTAGGTCTTCTTGGCCGGCGCGGTTGCGTATGTGATTTATACGAATGACGATATCGTCAGTAAGCCATGAAAGGTCCGGCTTCAGCCGTTTCTTTGACATGATATTTTATTAGTTACTCCAAAGGGCCGAAGCCCTTAGATGGTCACTTCTTTTTCTTACCTTCAAGGTAATCGATGGACACGGCCTTGAGAATCAACCGACCGTGCAGGCGGTCACTGAAGCGCTCGATTACCGGCTTGATGACGACACCTTCTCGGATATGCGCTGCGCCAGGTAACGTGCTTTCCCCGTTCATCAATTTCTCAACCACTTCGTGACTGTACGGGCCACGATATAGGACAGGCACCAGAAAATCAGACTTGGCACCACCAAGGGCGTCGTCGTAGTTAAGGAAACGACCGTCAGCATAAACATCAAAGGCCCTAAAGCCATAAGGAACCTTCTGGTTGAGTCCGTAGTTATATCCTTTTTGAACAGCACCGAAAATCTCCCCATATAGAATCACATTCGGATTGAGTTGGCAGAACACTTTGATCCACGGCACCAGATCGAGAATGCGCCAGAAAACGTTGTCGCCTTCTTTGACCCAGTGATTACGGCTACCGGCGTACATCTTTCCGTCTTGATAGGTGAAGCGGCTGTTCATTCCGTGAATCTTCTCGGTAATGACGACCTCTTCTCCTTCTTGAAATACGTTGCGGTATTTCTGCCAGGACTCGATATCGTAAATCACGCCGCGCATTGGAGGCGGTGACTCGTGATTACCCATTGCGGCATTCACCACACTGGACAGTTCAGGCTCGTAGTGTACGATACCGAGTTTCTCGGCTACATCATCACCGATCTCAGCGCCTTCTGGTGCCGGAACCAGCATACCGTAACTCTCAATACCGCGGAGCCTCTTCGCCTTGATTTTGACCTTACCTTCTAAGAAGGCGAACTGTTCGGTGTCGGGAACGACCGAGTCAGGCGGAATGTATGCTCCTCGATCTTTGCCTTCCCAATCAGCGGTACGGACGCAAACGGTGTAACCATCAAACACCTTAACAACCGAAAGGCTGTCAGCATTGGGATGCTTCTCCAGGCTCACTGGGACCACTTCTACTCTGAATGTTGCCATTGGTATTCCTCCAGTCCAGATAAGCGCATTCGCACTTATTGGAACAAAATACAGGTTCTGAAGGAAGACCGCACCAAGCACAGAGTCCGGTGAACCGGGTCACTTCAAGTATTAAACTCATCCTTAGGCTCGGAGCCTTATTGGATTCCGAGAACCCATTCGAGGACGCTAATTTTGGTTTTCAGTTCCAATATATGGTCTCGGTCGGCCAAATAGTTACTGTGTGCATACAGCCTCTTTGCTAGTTCCAAGTCAAATCGACAGGTTTCGAGGCGGCGTTGAATTCTCTCTTCTGTTTTCATTCCTCTGTCCTTACGACAAGCTCAAAATCGGTGACGTCCTCGGCTTGGTTGCTTTAAATTCACTTGCAATGGGCTACACAGTTATGATAGCAAATGTCAAGTGGTTTGTCAATCTAGGCCACAATTTTCTTGTGCCAAATTTTGAGGATATCAAATCATATACAGCCAAAAGATTATTTGCTCACTTTTTGATGTGGATATTAGAGTTTAAGCACTCACACCCCTACTATTAACTAGAGAATGTGGCCTAGTGTCTGGGATCGTCAGGGTTGAGCACTCTACAAATGACAACGCCCCACCTTTTGACGGGTGGGGCGTAAATCCGCAGATGCGATCTGCGGAGATGAAATTATATTGTGGCCTAAATTACTCGTTTGGATCGCCGGTTGTGGCGTTCCAATCTAACATGTTTTGGGCTGTGAAGTTAGCATTAGGGAAAGTACCCCCGTCTGTCCAAACTCCTTGGTCCGCCAGGAAGATCTTATCGTTTGCTTGATTAACGACAACGAACCCATCGGGTGCGCCGGTCTCGGCACCAAGTGTTCGATCTTTGTTGACGACCCGGTAGCCCGTTCCGTGAATGATATCAAGTGGCATAACAGCCACTATTTATCACTTTACGGAGATCGTAACGTCCACGACACGATAACCGTATATCTGGTCGATGTCGCCCCAATAGTTGTCCAATTTTGTGAAGGAGGGTAGTTCGATGATCTCGTCGTCGCCCTTGATATACAGCTTCGACTTACCTTTCTGGGTGGGAGATCCGACGAAGAAGACACCGCAAGGAATATCATGGGTTCGAAACGATTCGACCGGAACCTGAGTCAAGTCAACGGTCACTTTGGAGGAATTCTTTGTTGCCATAATGTATCTCTTTCTCACGTTTGAATTGTACTACTCCGAGCGCCCGAAGGCGCTGTATTCTACTTTTTATCCGGTAAGAATGTTGACCGAAACCGCAAACCTTCAACTGCGACGTCGGCGTTGGACTTTGCGTTCCAGTCATCGGAGCCGGCTCGTATAGTGGTAACGAAGACCAGCTTCCAAAACTCTTTCTCTTCCTCGTTGTTGAATTTCATACGTCTCTAGACCATGAGGCGCCGACCACTCGCTTTCCGTAATCGGTTGTCCCAACTCTTTCTCGGATGTAAGTCAGACTGTACTCGTTGGTCAACACCCCGTCCAGGAAAACAGTGACGAGGTGGTCGCCAAAATGATTGATGAACGGATCGATGAGCGACGACACAGTGTGGAACTTCTTGTCATTGCCGTTCTGAAAAACGACTTTGTGGACACCGCGCTTACTGCCCTTACCCTTATCACCGACTGGGTCTTTGTACACATCGTACCAGACGCCGTTGATTCGGATCGCGGAGCACTTGAAGGCGAACTTCAACGTGTCGCGGTCGACGCCTTGCAGCAACTTACCACCCATCCCGAAACAAGCCATGTTGTCGATTGACCAACCAGCATCAGTGATTGCCCGACACAGAGCGCGGATGGTGTGAATGTTCATACCATCACCCTGAAGGAGCCGAACGAACTGCGGTAGCACTTTGTAGCCCTTGCGGTTCGTCTCATAGCCGAAGCGATCACCGAGGATTTCAAGCAACTTCAAGATGGTTGGGATGATTTCACCGGAGTCGGGGCGAACGACAACCGTACCATTTCGCGATGCGACTTCCGCTTTCAATTCGCGTCCGAAGATTTCGCTACAGGCATTGAAAATGTCGTAGCTGTCCGAGACAATCGAAACGATGCCCGTCGGATAGCTTTGGAGCATGTTCGCGTAGGCTTGTGCCTCTCTGTCGCGACCCCATGAGGTGATTGTCGAGTGCTCGGCTGCCGGCACACTGAAACCAGGCATCGAATCGGGACGGTAATACTTCAGAGCGAGAGACAATCCGACCATTGTGTCGGTACCTCTGAAATTTACCATATGTGCTGCGGCACCGATTGCGGCAGATTCACGAGACGTTGAGCCGCGTGAACCGAAGTCTTGAAGCATGAAGACCAGTTTGCCTTCGAGAGTTTCGGGATCTCCGCTAAGTTCGAGGTACTCGCGAATGATATCCTTGATCTCAGCGCTCAATGACGCCACGGTGATTGGATACCACAAGCGCATAAGCATAGTCTCAACATAGTTGACTAGCCAGTAGCACTTCGGATCCGTATTCACTACCGTGACCAATGCATTGTGTGTTCCGATTCGCGTGCCTTCCGGAATCGCCTTGATGAGCAACGGAAGGTGCCCACCGTGATGGTCGACAATGTAGCGCCAGCCTTCTTCGTTGAAGTTTCGCGGATCTCCGCCCATGTGCTCCACGATCATGAGTTTTGCCACGTCGATCATTTCGTGGGTCACGACCGGTCCGGTCAGATACTTCTTGATGATGTACTGGAGTCCAAACATCACCGTCTTATCGAACTGACCGCCGCGCGATTCGAGGTAGCTGTAGACGTATTCGGTGTCCGGAGGATATTGCATCCAGTGGCTCGTTTTGTACGAGTCGCTGTCCAGGATCACGTTGAATAGGAGATCGTCTGGAAGATTCTCTAATTGTTGAAGACTTGTTAATGGGAGCGTCATAATTTATCCGACCAGGTCCCTTTATCCAGTCCTTCTAGGGACATTTTTGTGTCTGACCAGTTTACGTTTTCAGCCGGAACAGGTCCCGCATAGACCTTCTTTCCGTCTACATGGTTGAAAGAGAACTTACGGACATCGGTGTACTCGGAAGTCACTTCACCGTGATTCTCATCGCCGCGAAGGCTGTACTTACGGAGTAATGCGTCAAGCAGCACGTGATGCTCCTTCACGATCATTGCTTCCTCAAGCAGCACCATATCGAACCACTTGACTTCATCCACGTCGTCGCCGGCTCTGACGGGTCCGCTCAGATAGTGACCAACATAGAAGATGGTGTAAGCCCCGTCTTTTGTGCCGTTATATCGCCAGTCATCGATGGGAGTGTCATCAACATACTCCATTTCACCGATGGTGCAACCGGCTTCTTCGGTCACTTCACGCACACCGGCGTGCTTCGCTTTCTCTCCAGGGTTCACGTGTCCCCCGAAAAAGCGCCACTGACCTTCGGGATCTTCTTTCTTTCGGCCGAGTAGAACTCGCGCGGCTTTTCTGAAATCGACGACCGCGACGTCCACGCAGAGAGCATGTGATGGATATTTGTTTGCCGTGGCATAGATGACACCTCGACGGAAATCTTCCGATGGCCGTACGGTGTGATATGCCTGTTTGCGCGCCAAAGTGGCGTTGATTCCGTGAATCTCGTCCAATTCGGCGGTCTGAAACCGACCTGTGTAGTGTGTGATGAAGGAATCGCGGCTGCCGTAGAGCACCACTTTTTCGTGTGGATGTAACAAACGAATCATTCGGTCGAGATTGTGGGACCAAAGATCGTCGCTCCGAACGTCATTGATTGCCAACACTTCAACACCAGGGTAGGTGTCTTGTAACATCCGATAGCGCGTGGCGAAATCAAGCGGATTCTTGACAGTCGGAACAACATTCGCAACACCGAGCACGATGGCGAACTTGTTATGTCTTGCCGCGACCGAATCAATCAATTCGCGGTGTCCTTCTGTCAGATAGGGTGTCTGGAATCTGGCAACAATAACACCTAAGTCGCCCTCCGGGCCTCTCAAATTGAGCATAATAATCCTTAGAAAGATTCAACTGTTGGCGCACCGTTAAAGGTGACTACCAAACCTGTATGAAGCAGGTAGGTATTGTACGCAGCCAATAAAAGCGTTGTAATCACCAAGACGAACAAAACCTTTTGAGTCATTCGATCCTCAGAATAAGGCATTTTCGACAGTGAGCACCACCGTCTCTAACTCCTCGTCAACCTCTTCAATCGCTGGTGTACCCAACGACAATGCGCCGTCCAAGTACTCAATGCGGATCCTGTGTAATTCCGACTTTACAACTCGGAGCGTCTCGCGGAGATTCTCGTTCTCCTGCTCTAGCTCCAGAACATCTGTCAACTGCCTTGCCATGTAATATCTAGTGAAATTCTAATGTAACATATGCGGCCTAGAAAGTCAAGTTAGGCCACAACTTTTTCTTGGTGCGCTCTGGCAACAAACACAATCACTCCAGAGGTCGTTTCGATAACATGACATGGGTGATTCCATTTTGCCAAAGACCTCGCCTCGTGTAGTGCCTTCGGAAGGTCAGTGGGATCGCCCTTCTTTTCACCGGTAAGAGTAAAAAAGACTTGATATGTCATGCTGTTTTCCATTTATGTGCAGGAATGTAGGTACCACTCAGACGTGAAAGCATGTTTTTATTGGTACCGTAAAGATGAAATTCCGGACTACGGGTTAGACGAACAATTTCTTTGTGGCTAAGTTCACGCCGGCGCTCTTTCGTCTCGGTGTGGTATCGTACCTCACCGACGGGCTCAAACTTACCAGTCTCTTTGTTCCGTTCATGTTGTCGATCACCGACTTGCTTCGTTTCAATCCAGTGTTCGTACCAGTCACCGTGTTCGTCTTTGACAAACCAATGTCCGTCTTCAGTGGACACGTAGTTGATCTCGCGCTCCCACGGGCGAGGTTGGTACCAACCGCCGTAGCGGGTCGAGTCCTTCTGATATTGGAGAATTCCGTTGGTCGGGTGTACGTAGAGTCCACGCACAGGGTAATCCGCAGCACGACGATAGGAACGTACTTGGTAGACCTTTCCGTCCTCACCGATATAGCATTCCTTCTCTACGGTCCAATCAATGCGTCTCCGCAATTCGTATCCGTCTTTAGACCGCAAATCGGCCATGGAACAGAGTTCACTATAAACCTTGTCCCATGGCCGACCGACTTGAGATTCGAGATACCGGCTAAGAGTTGCGCCCCTCAGAAGATCTCGGATGTTTTTCATTGTGCTCCGTGGAAATACCGAAGTGTGTTTCGGAGTGATTTTAAATCGTCTTTGGTTTCCGCTTTTCTTGACCGAGCGGCTGTTCTCAAAACGTTACGCGCGGCAATATGTAATGCGTTGCCGAATTCTAGGCGCGTAGTTTGAAAAATCTTTATTGCTGCTTGAAGGTTCATTCTATCTCGGATTTATTAAATTGTCAAGGCCTAGATTTTACGCCAACCGGCCTTCGTCACTTCATAAATGGTATCGGACATTTCAATTCGAGCACCGATTCTAGTATCTCGCGTTTGCAGGAACTCTTGTTCGCGGCGTATCTTAGGATTTTTGAACTTTTCCCAAGGCTTTACATCATTGAGTTCTACTGTTCCTTCAATGGTACTATTTTCTTCATGCATAATGTTAAACGGTATCCCTGTGGGGTTTTCCAATATTGTATTTGGGGATCAACTCCCATTCACCCTTCTCTTTGAATGGTAGGATTTTAATTTGGTTTATAGGTGCGGTTGGGTATGTGGCCGCTGAGTGCGGGACATTCGCGAGTGTTACTAAACCCCATTCCGCTAGAAGATTTGCAATCGTATTTCGGCGGGCTCTATCGTCATCTGAAAAGTTAGCCGGCTTACCATCTAAAAGGAACAATTCCTTAAAGTGTACGATATAATATTTCGCCTGCTTATGCAGGATGTGGCACGACTGGTAAAGCTTCTTTTCTTTTCTTGAGGCAATTCCAATTCTTGTCAGTGTTTCGCGGACTTTCAAAAAGTCATCGTCCGCAGCCAGACGCACCTCAATCAAATCATTAATGGACAAACTCATTATCAGGTCTCCTTGTTTTTCTTCTTGGCAAGACCACCTTTACGAAGGCGAGCCTTGATGTATTCTACGTCTTCAGGAGAAAGTATTTCGAGGGCCGTACGGGCTTTCTTATTCGAATAACCGTAATATTCCTTCACAATCTCCAGGTGCTCAGGATTCTCAGTTTTGATTCCCTTTCCAAAACGCGACTTCTTCGGTACACCGTGCAAGTAGAATTCATATTGCGGTCTGCCATCAAGCGACGACCGCATATTCATCTCCTGTGCGTAAAAAACGGTGTCAGGAAAATAACTAAGCACTCTGTTGATTATGTATGTTAGTTTCTTGTAGTCTTTTTCGGACTGCTCCGGATCTATGTCCGGAGACTTCATCAGGTTGTTTTTGTTTCGGTTGATGGAATTGAGAAATTCACCAAGTTCCGGCATAATGTATGCGCCTCTCGCGCTTCGTTTCTCACTCGTACTAGTCCGCAGGTGCAACAGTCGGTATAGTACTGGTCGCAATCTTGCAGATGGGTACGGTACATGTCCAAGGAGTTTGCTGCATTTAAGAGGCGGACCACCGCCTCTCTTTCTTCAGAGGTCATAAATTTCCCGTATAACTTCACGGTTGATTTCCCGTTGAAGTTCCTCAAAGAATATCTCACCGATCTCCTGAGCACTTCGCATCTTTTCTGGATCGAAAACTTCTATGGAACTTGCCCAAACTGTTTTACCATCTATAGTAACATATCTGTGACCAGCTTGCGGTGGTTTAGTCAGGAAACCTTCAATGGAGTAAATTGTGGATCCAATTCCAAGTGTCTCAACAACCGTGACTGATACCTTAATATGTTTTTCAAACCACTCTTGAACTTCTTGGAAGTTGTCAAAGGTCATTTTACCTTAAAATCCTCTTCCGACATTACCTGTGTGAGAAATGCCAGTAATGTGATTTCCTGGTCGAGAGAACGAGAAGCGCGATCCAAGTAGTCACCGAGAATCAACACGAATTGTGGAATGAACCCGGAGTCGAAATGATCGTACATAACATCAAACAACTGCCGATAGATGCGCGTCGGTTCGTTATCCGAGTTATTCGCGACCCATTTTCGAACCTCACCGAAGTTTTTGGTCTTCATCGCTTCAAGGAGCGCTTTGATTGGGATTTCATCTAAACTGGATAGAATACCAGCATCAATCTGACCAACTTGTGCGTACTTCTGAAGATGGTTAAGAATCGCTCGAAAATCAGGAAAGTACTTCGCTACCAACTTCGCAATTACCTTCTCATCAAACGGAATTTTCTCCGCCTTTAGGATCGAAACGATACGCTTATGGAAGGTCATTGCCATCGGCTTCTTGTCTTCCTTCGTCGGTTTAAATTCGACAGTAGGACAACGAGATTCGCGAATAGCCTCGATGATTTGATTAGGATAGTTGCAAGTCAGGATAAACGAACAATTCCCCGCAAATTCTTCAATAAATGGACGGAGAGCTTGCTGAGTGAGTTTCGTAAGTCCGTCAGCTTCGTCCAAAATAACAACTTTGCGTCCGCCAGTAATGGAGATAGTAGATGCAAAGCCACGAATATCTGTACGGAGAGTATCAATATTACCATTTTCAGAGGCATTGATTACCAAGAAGTCTGCGTCCAACTCTTCGCAGAGTGCCTTTGCAATTGTGGTCTTACCGATACCTGGCCCACCGGCCAGCGTCATGTTGGGGATAAAACCTTTGTCTCTGTAGGATTCGAAAATCGACTTGAGTTCTGTTGGAAGGATGCAATCTTCGATCTTGTGCGGGCGGTACTTTTCCACCCAAAGGATGTGTTCACGAACCATTAATCACCTATTATATCACGAAAGAGGATGGTACTATTGAGAAACTACGTCTAGGCGGGTGCCGTGGTTTTGACCTTGATAGTATGTCTTACCGAAGCAGACGCTACAAACGCCGCAATAAAAGCGTGGCATTCGAATCATCTGTTTTCCGCCAATAAGATCTAAGAAGCGCTTGACATTGAAGGGTAGCACAACTGGCTTACCATCTTCAGCTTGCGTTTCGGTGTCGATTGCCAGGAACTGAACCATTGTACGCGGTTTCGCGCAATGCTGGCAATGCAACTTGGTATTCTTACGTTTATTGGATGTGGGCATGGAGGAGTTGGTAGCCCGTAACGGAGTCGAACCGATATCTCGTGGCTGAGAACCACGCCGCCTAAACCATTAGCAGAACGGGCCTAAAATATGTGGTAGGGATGGCGGGGATCGAACCCGCATTTCGGGATTGAAAGTCCCGCTGCCTGACCAATTAGCGATGACATCCCCACGAGGTTAGTCTAACTGTAGCTGGTATGCCTTTTCGAGCGCTTCCTTGTTATCGGCATACTGATTCTTCAACACCGACAACTCAGCCGTGCCGTCTGCAAGTTCTTCCTGAAGCCGCTTATTTTCACTGTGGCGCTTAATCGCCACACCACGAAGCCGAAGCATTTCGAACATACGCTTGGCAATCTCATCAGCACCAAAGAAAAGGGTGAAAAGCCACTGTCTCATTATATAGTATCCTTTATTTGAGTTAAATACTCCGGAGGGATTACTCCCTCATTTTAGCCGTCGTAGCGCGAACTGTTCGCCTCAAGCAGGACGTGATATGTCAATGGCATATCCTTGTGCTTAAATCGGCTCAATCCTTCTTTGCTCACCGCAACGTCATATGTGCCGGCGATAAGCTTCAGGTATTCAATTTTCCAAACGAACGAGAATGTCGCCTCAGGTGCCTCACCGATTGCGAGACTGGTCGTATTTGTGCTGGAGTTCTTTGTGTCCAGTGTGACAAGGCTCAAAGTCTCACCGTCACTCTCAAGCGCCAACTCAGGTGTTCCAAGAGTGCGCGCCATGTTAGTGATTGCCTTGAAATTCGCCTCAGTCAGAACAAATTCCACTTCTGTGCTCGGAAGCTCAATCTTACGCTTCGGATCCGGTGTGTACGCCAATGAATCATCGCCGTAATGATACTTCACTGCCAATCCACCGGATTCATCGGATAGCTTCACATAAGCATCATCCTCTTCGAAGTTCAGGGTTGGTTTATCGAATTGCGTCACCACAGCTAGAAACTGGTTCAAGTCGTAGATGGTGAAATTTCGCGGGAACTTCTCCGATACTTCCACATCTGCGTATGTATGCTTCTTTACGCTTCTGGTAACGAGTGTCTTTCCTCTAGGGAACAATAATGTTTGATTGATGCTGGCGAGATTCTTGAGAACCTCCAGCGTTGCTGGCGTCAGTAGTAGACTCATTCTTTTCCTTTTCAAGTTTCACGAAATAACGAAGCTGGAGCGAAGTGTTCAGGGCAGCGTTATAGACTTCGATCAATGCACGTAAAATTGACTCGATTTCATGCGTCAGAACGCGCTGGCCGCTTCTCTCTTCGATCAATTGACGCACATTGACTAGAACATCTAACGAACCCTTATAAGCTGATTCTAGCGCATTTGGCTCAAGTTCTCCATTATTACGCAGATGGATATCTGCAATTAAAAACGTTTTAACCTGGGACCTAACCGAATCAGGAAACTGGATCTTTTCTAGATCTTCTAGAACCAGTTGCCATCCATTCTTTGTTTTCGGTTGGTCACCAATGTCGAACATACCCATTGGTGCTGCCTCAATTTTTGTGGGGATTGGTACTACAGAATTTGTACTATGCTTCTAGTATATCACGGCCACCGCGGTATGTCAAGCTAGACCAAAATAGATTTTGGCTTTCACACGACTGGTATGGCCAACGTGCCAGAACCCGCAGAACGGACAAGGATACACATCAAAAGCCTCACCAGGTTTATCCTGCTCTAGTGAGTATGCGGATCTTGTTGCCAGTTTTGGGACTGGGTATTGGATCTTACCCACACAAGACTTTTCAAATCCTGAGCGAGTGGCCCAATCCCAGTCCTCATCCCAGTTAATTACCACGGACGAAGTGTTTTTCCGGAAGCAGTAGCGTGGTGAGGTAGAGTAGGTTTATCCTCATTATCCGGTCCATCTTTTGCGGTCGCGTCAATCTTGGTGTACATTTCCAAGAAGGCGGACTGTGTGTTTTCATCGAATCGGGCAATTGCCAGCTTGAGGGCTTTCAAGCGATTACGTCCGAAGATGCTGTAGCCCTTGATAATGTGGATCAAACGGCCGGTGGTGATAGTCTCATCGACACCGCCGTCCTTATGAGTCAGGCGAATGTTTTCTGCCCACTGGCAGAGCGGCTCGGCGAATTCCGAATCGGCGATCCCAAACTGCTTGAGGTTATTGTTGAGGATTCTCACCTCGATGCGCTTTTCAGGATAACTATGTTCGAATGTTGCACCGGTCAGACGCTCTAAAAGAGCGTCATTCATGACGTTTGTTCCGATGTACTTCCCGTCTTCACTGCCGCGACCCTTGGTGTTCGCTGTGGCAGCAATGTTGAAGCCAGGTCTCGGGTATACCCACCGATTCAGCTTCTTAATGAAGATTCCGTTTCCTTCATAGACGGGCTGAAGGCACATGATCTTGTTCGATCCTAGGTCGATTTCATCCAACATAAGAAGGCCGCCTTCGGGATCTTCCATCGCTTTGATAACCGGACCGTCTTCCCAGACAGTCTCACCGTTGATGAGACGGAAACCACCGATGAGGTCGGATTCGTCAGTCTCGATGGTGATGTTGACGCGATAGAGATTCCGCTTCAGTTCAGCGCACGCCTGGAGAATACTCTCCGTCTTACCCGACCGGGTCGGTCCCGTTGAAAGAAACGGAAAGAACAGGCGGGACTTGATGATATCGTAAATGTCCTCGTAAGAGCCGAACGGAACGAAAGTCGGATTCGGCTTCGGGACCAGCCCGCTATCAGCCGGAACAATCGTGGGAGTAGTGTTCAGTTGTGGTTTTGCCGGCATCTGAATGACCTTAACGTCGGTATCTTCGTCATCTTCCTCGGTGAAATCGTCTGGGTCTTCCTCGGGAGCGCCAGGAATCGGCGTTGACAGATCAACGCTCATTTCGGGATAAGGTAGCTTGTACTTACCGCGACCAAAATGGAATTCAGGGTCTTTAACCCAGGATTGACGTCCGAGTTTGTACTTCGCTCGGATCGCAAGCATCTCCTGGCGAGTGAAAAATGTTCGGTCGACTCCGTACTCCCTCTTTACCAGTTCAGTGAAGTGTTTCTGCTTGGCTTCGAGTTTGGAATTAACCTTAAGGGATGCAGTGGCCATAAAACTCCTCCAGGAGCCTATGGCCCCTGAGAGTGGCGTTAGTCGCCACTCTCCACACTCCCAACCGTCTCGGCGGTCGGCTCCGGATCTTTCTTCGGCTTGGGAGACTTTTTCTTCGGCGTCTTCGGGACAGTCTTCGTCTTCGGTGCCTCTTCGGGTTCCTGTTCCGTCGGCCGCACCGGTGCGGCATCTTCCTGGACGAGCGGGAGCTTCGCGAGGACACTCAAATCGTACATACCGCGCGTCGTCCTGACGGACATATTGCGAGTGATCCACCGAGGCGCCGCCAATGTGCCCAGGAGTTCTCGTGCGGCCTTCTTCAGTTCCGCGCGTTTGACATTGTTGTGCGAATCCCCGAACCGCTCGATCAACTGGGTCAGGAAACGCTTCATTTTCGGAGTGAGCGCAGTCGGCTGGTGGGCCGGGTTGCCTTTTTTCATTTTAAAACCCCTTTCAATTACTGCTTACAGATACAAGGGTACTAAATTGTGGCCCGAAAGTCAAGCGATTTTAGGCCTTTTTATTAGGAAATTAGCTTGATGAACCTGGTCAATAACACCCGCTGTTTACGCTGCCTAAGTCCATGGTTGCTCATTGCGGTGACCAGTTGCGCGTTTGTTACAAGTCCGTTAAGGACTGAGCCTGAGCCTGCCTGAGTGATACGGAGCTTATTTCCACTAGGAAGGATATAAAATTCATCATACCCCGTTGTGGTAGAAACAACGAAATACTTGGTATCTAGTTCACTCTTCAACTTATCCTTCTGTGTTTGCAGCACAATATCCTTTGCAGGAAAGAAATTGCTGAAGGATTCCTCTGGATTTTTACCACTAATGAAGAATCCAACAACTTTCGCTTTCGTCTGTGCTCTCAGGATACGGAGAAACTGGTTAGTAGTTTCGATGTTATTCGAGGTCAACTCATAATCCTCTCGGTTTACATCATCCCGGAGGTAGATTTTCTCCGAATCGTAACGCATCATACTTGTACCACCGAATGCGGTCGAACAGTAATGATTGTTAGTAGTCGCCTCTCCGTCGGTAAGGAACGTAACATTCACGTTCTGAATGCGTTTTCGCATTTCATTTACCAAAGGGATCGCGCATACAATTGCCTCATTCAACGGTGTGCCTCCAAGCAGGTCTGTGCTGGGCAATTGATATCTCCCTGAGGCCCCCGATGCCATTAAAAGGAGGTTCACACATGCATCGTTGAATTCCTTGACGGTCATCGCACTAGACAGAATCTCACGCAAAGTAAATCCTGCGTAGAATGCATAGCTATCCTTCTCATGCTCAAAAGCCGTCATATTACCACTAAAACCCCGATATCTATCATCAGGTAATTGCGCTCCGAATGTAAATACTCGGAATGCAATCTGAGCCTTTCGTTGAAACATAGCTAGATTGATTAGCTGGTGGATTGTTCCAACGAGGTGCTCGCTCATCGATCCACTCCAATCGATGAACGTGATATTTCCGTGATTCTTACCACCAGGAACAATAGCGTTCCGGCGCATGATGTCGTCCGTGTAACGGAACTCATGCAAACGCTTCAAATCCAGATCTCCGCTACGGGCATAGGTGGTGCGGGCGTACTGGTCGGCGGCCTTGTGCATTTCGAATTCTTTTAGCAGCCAATCCACAACTGGTTTGTTTTCGTGTTTGAATGTGTCAAACTCCACTGTATGTTGAGCCACAAGTGTCGTTTTGTTTTCCTTGTCGTACTTCTCGTAAAAGTCGCGGATCTCTTGATTAACTTGCTTATAACCGACGATGATTTCTGCCAATTTCGGCTTCGGTATCCCAAGATAGCGAATCGGTAGCGCGTCTTTGTCGCGGAGTTCTTCTTGTTGCTGAGTCCAGGTCTGATCGGTAGTAGACTCTATGGGGCTGTCGTCCGGTTCATCTTGAGTTCCATCACCATCTTCTGAATTTGTTCCAGTATCAGGCGCTTCATCTTCCCCATCCGGTTCATCTTCGCTTTCTTCGTCACCGGCAGAGCCAGGCTCACCTTCAGAATCTTCAGCGTCCTCGGCTTCGTCACCGTCACCGGCGGCATCTTTCTCATCACCGGAGTCTTCAGCGTCTTCACCGTCTACTTCAGGAGTACTGTCTCCGTCATCGTCATCTGGCATACCTTCAGGCTCAACGTCGGGATCAACTTCCTCATTCTCTTCGTCAGTATCCTCGACTTTCGACGCCACCTTACGGGCACCCTTCTTGTCGTTCTCTCCCTGCTTCTCGTCCGGATCTTTGTCACCCTCTAGGTCGTCCTGCGCTTGCTGCTCCTGTTTTTTCTTCTCGGCGCGCTCTTTCTTGGCATAGGCGTAAAGGTCAACGCAAATATTGACCACCTCATTGAAGGTCATCACCTCATCGATTGCCTTGACGAATTTCATTTCCTCATCAGAGAATTGAACTCCGGCGTCGTGACCGACTTTAAAATGGATATTCAATCTATCCACAATACCGAAGTCATTGATATTCTTGCCATGGGTACCGAAGAAGTTTCGTGCCACGAGTTCTTTGTATCCGCGGACGAACGAAGCCCTGGAACCCGGATAACGTTTCTTTTGCAACTTCTCAATCCTGGCGTCCTCGACAACGTTAATAAACGTCTTCGCAGCGCCAGGATGTTTAGCGTCAATTTTATTGCAGGCGTCGATGAGCGGCTTGGAGCCTTTGGGAGTGTTTAAAGCGTGCCCTGTTTCGTGGATTACGAGGAGATCGTAAATGTCGCCCGACATATCTTTCCAGATCGGCAGCGTGAGAATGCGCCGATTCGGATCGAAGGTGGCGGTACGAGTACCGGCGTGAACGACCGTAATGTTCTCTGTTGCCAGCAACTTGGCTAACTGTTTCTTCGCTTGTACGTTTACGGTTTCGGGCATGAAACTACATCATATCATGTTTAGGCCGAATTGTCAAATTTTTGGCCCTTTATATTGTGTGTATCAGATCGCTCCGTGTGGGAGACTCTCTTGATATCCGTTGGTTGTTATCTGGACAAATTCAGAATTCTCTCGCAGTTCTCGGAGATTCATAGCTCCACAATAGGAGAATCCAGATTTGACACCTTCTACCAACTGTCGGATGATTGGTTCGGCATGTCCCTTATATCGGACAAGGGTTTCTTCTCCCTCAACATAGCGGGCATGTCCAACTGCGTCGTATTTCTGACCGTATGAGGCAGATCCTCTGTAGATCTTGTATAGGTTGCCATTGGACTTGATTACGTTACCTGGAGCTTCAGCCGTTCCTGCAAGAATACTTCCGAGCATTACAGCATCGGCACCTGCGGCCAGAGCCTTCACTATATCACCAGAATTCTTGATACCACCATCGGCAATTAAAGTAACATCAGGAATAACTTTACGGATTTGGAAAATACTTTCAAGGGTAGGTAGGCCGCAACCTGTAACAATTCTCGTGGTGCATTGACTGCCGCTACCAACACCCACTTTGAATGCTAGATTGTCGTCTCCACCACCTAAAATGTGTAGTAGTCTCCAAATACCTTCAGCCGTAGCATAGTTCCCAATAATTAGAGGAACAAGACCGAATGTTTTACGAATCTCAACCACAGTATCAATGACCGTTGGTGAATCGGCATGCGCCACATCAATACAGTAACCAGCTATACAGAACTTAATCTCCTGCAATTCTCGAATACGGTCAATGCCTAATTTTGAGCCTTCAATCGATACCCAGACGGACTCAAATGGGTGTTTGGAGATAATCTCTTTCTGCTCCTCAACATCCATCATACGGTGAAGGATACCAAACCCTCCCACCGCACGCATGGACTCCAACATCCTGCTTTCTGTCACTGTTGACATATTGGCAGAAATGAATGGAAGCTTATATTCTTTACCTGAAATTGTGGTAGAGAGATCCACTTCGTCTCTGCTACCACCATAGGTCTGCTGCGGAATCAAAAGAACATCATCGAATGATAATGCCAAATTCATTAATAAATTGCCTTTTCTAGATCTTGGAGTGCCTGTTCTACGGCTTCAGTATGTTCCTTTGGCAACTCGTCGTCTTCATCGAGCCCCATGGTTTCTTCACCGGTGTATTGTAATGTGTTCAGGCAATCACCAATACTGTAGATCAAATCGTAAAGTTGGTTGCGTGTCATTAGTTTATGGAAACATCTCCTTCAATTTCCAAGTAACCATTGGTCTCAGTATTTACAATCTCAACCACAGGTACAACAGAACTATCGTAGCCATACCCTGTTGTTAGTGTGGTGAATTCAATTTCCAAGTTTAGCTCTTTTGCAATCTCTCTGGATCTGCGGAGCCATTCATCATACCGCTCTTGAGTACTCATCAAAATTACCTCAAATTGTCTACTTTGTTGGAAGCAACTATAATGCATGACAAATCCCACCCACTCATCCCATGAGTTTTTGTGGTATTTCATGACCAACTCTTCGTCTTCCTCTGTAATGTCACGCTCACACCAGGAGCAATAATCATCACAGAGGTGCTTGACGATGAGTTGTGTTACGTGGACGCTCATTTCTTTTTGGTCTTCTTTGTTGCTGGCTTCTTAAAGACGAAGATAAGTTCAGTCTTGTGCCACTTCCCGTTCACTTTGCAGAAGTTCTTACAAGTTGGTTTACCATCTTCACCAACGCGATTAGCACCAGGCATATTTGCTAGAACCATCTTTTCAACACCAACATACTCAGCACCTAGAGACTCTAGAATAGCCCTGCTATCCTGTTCTAGTGGGTAGTACTGGTCACCGACCTTAATGTCTGCAATGTTCCACAGTAGATAGCGGTCAGGTTTCAGATTATTATACGCATTTTCCAGAGTTGGTCTAAGGAATCCATCACGCCACTGGTCATAGAAAGGAAACTTCTTAAGGGACTGGGTATCATCTTCGGAATATCCCTCACGATTAAAATACGGAGGACTAGTGAATACGAGGTCCAGTTTGTTTTTGTATTGCTGGAAATCAGGGTGCTCACCAATGACCTCGGAACCTTGAGTGAAAACGTGATAGGTATGAGGATCATAGCCAAACCGCTTAAGTGACTTATTAACAAAGTCAGCCAGATACTCATAGCGAGTACGGCCCAATTCCTCAATAAAATTATCTGTATTTGGATCCGTCCCGATGTAATGGACATGCCTGTCATCCATGACTGTCATTGCACCGGCAATTCGTCCACCCCATCCGGATGACGGGTCATAAATGTTGATTACGTCTTGGCTCTTGCAATGATCCGTGTATTTTTCGTACAGGTACTTAGCAATCATTGGTGGGAAGTTCACCGCTACTTGAATGTAACCGATCTTGAACGCGGTGAAGCCAATCGGGAAAATACGAGTGTCTTTCTTGAAAAGACGAATATGGTACTGTTCACTGTCGTTTAGGTCTTTGTTCAGAGCACCTTGCCACTCAACGTCAGTTCTTTCAGGATCAACACCAACCAGATTGGCAGTGTTTTCGGGAGTGATGATTCCTTGCTTTGCGAGATCGAGTATCTCCGCTTTGCTGAGCCACATGAACTTCGATGCGTCAACCGAAGTATATCCCGTTCCTACTTCACCATCTTCAGGTGGTTCAACGCGACTGAGCCAGAAACCGTAATCCTTAAAGATCGTGGTGCGGTACGTATTGAATGCGTCTACCCACTGTCTACCAGTCTCGGCGCTTTCAACCACCGCTAGTTTACTGCGTTCGGGTAATGACCAAGAGTAACGATAGAACGAATCGCGTTTAAAGTGGCGTCTACAACCTTTGACCATTCGGTTGCGGAACCGTTCGTTAGCAAATAGATCATAAACAGCATATCCATTAAATGTCCCCTCGTCGTCTACTTTCGTCTGGTAATTTATCTTCGCCTTCATCATGGTCGGGAAGAATTGATTAACACATGCTCCCAGATAACCATTATTGATGATAACGTTCGCCTTGCCATCCATCTCATCGACGTACGGTTTGGTACCGCCAGATTTTGCTTTGTAGAGTGAGATTGTCTTTCCTGGAGTACCACTCATTTCACGGAACTCCTCATTCATCTCGCGTTCATCCATACCAGCGAGGGGAGGAATCCCGTGTATGTCCCAAACTTCTAATACACGGGATCGCATATGGTCGACCCACTTCTCAAACTCCGCATCGGTCATTACCAATAATTCGGAAAATTTTGCGTTTACGGAAGGGTCATCAATGATTTGGTCGTTGCGCGACCAGTAGAATTTTTCTGACATGCTGCTAATATGTAGGAAATTTTAATTGCTTGTCTTCGAAGAGAATTTCTTCTAGGATCTTTCTAGTATCTCTGAAGTTGGTAAACAAGATCGAATAGCCACCAGCTTCATTCCACTGAAGGCAATTCTGAGCATTATCATCAATGAGAATGTTACTTTGTCCATTGGTGACCGCCCAATGCTTCTTGTGCGACTTGCGCGTAACCACGGTAACTTCGTCTTTATCGATATAAAGATTCCGTTCACACCATTCGTACTTCTGTGGTAAACTCTCAACGACCTTGTCGCTCATCGCCGTGAGGACTTCCACCTTCTGACCCTTCATCATATGGTCATAGCGAAGATAGTTCCATAACCACTGACCATCCTGAAGCCAAGGTAACGTCGCATAGAACCTAGGCGTCCTTTTGGTCAAATCCATTTTCTGCTTTTGTGTGAGTTCCTTATACCCACCTTGGAAATCCCAATGTTTTTTGGCTAGGCGATATACTTCACCTTCCCAGTCAACTAGGACACCATCCATATCAACGTAAATTATACTCATCCAGTGGGCTTAAGAGCCCACGTTCCAGAAAAGGAATTTCTTTTTGGGAGTTTCCGGCCGAATTAATCTAGGAAGCGTCAATGCATCTACTTCCCATCCTTCCCATTTGACAACGACAAACGGAAGATCAATCGAAATAATTGATCCTCTTGCATAGTCTGTCATCACACGTTGGCCAATTTTAAGCTCCAACATTCCAAAATAGGACTTTCTTTTTGGGTTTTGCTCCGATTAGGACGTGTTCCCAGGCTTTTGCGTCGTAATTGGGAGACGAAGGGAAAGGCGGGCGCTTATCTTTCTTGCATTCTTCCGCAAACTTCTGCGAATGGCGAATAATTGTGGCTCTACCTTGCTCTGCGGGTGAGAGAACGTGCCCTATACTTACAGCATAACACTTTGCGTCAGGAAAAGCAAGTTGCAAACCACGGTTAAGGACACCCGATCCCGCAACTGACCAAATTTCGTCAGGTTCGAAATCTAGAGTCCGCGCAACCTTTACAACAGATCCAATAACTGCCGGATCTCCGCTGAACTCCACGAGTCTTCTGTGTTGAGGGTCTTCGGCGACATATTTTCTGGCTCTTCCTTGCGTTACAGTCAACATTCCCATATTGACTTCGTGTATGTCAACACCTAATTGTTTAGCCTTCTCAGAGCTAGGATGCAGTTCCTTACCCTTGGCAATGAAGACTGTGGCCTTCTTACCATACTTCTTACAGACGGCACCAAGGCCTATCTGACCGTAGCCCCATCGAGAACCACCGCCATAAACCCACTCCTGTACGGGTTCTTTCTGCACCATGTAATCGTAGATGCGCTCTTTGGTTCCTCCAGTTAGGAGGTCATCGCGCACAACATAGATGCCTTCGTGCTTCTCCACAACAGGTGGTGGGTTTGGGTCGGTCCAGTCTTTTACCTTACTCAGATACCACTCAGGAGATCCTGGCTCGCCTTCGTCTACTTCAAAGAAATCTTTCCAACTCATCGGATATCCCTTACAATCTGAGCAATCGTTTCTTCAGGAGCTTCCAAATCACCTTCTTCTAGGAAGAAAGTGTAGAAGCGTCCTTCATGATTGATCTGGAGCGCTAATTGCTCAGACCATCCTTCATCGTCACTACCATATCGGCAGAACGTAATCGCATGATGGCATTTGGGCGCTGGAGGCATTTCCTCTTCTAACCGCTTCAGGAAATTGAGGAGTTGTTCTCTCATTTCATGAACCTCTCTACCGTGTCGGCACAATCATAGACGAAGATCGTCCCTGGGATTGTTCCGTTTGACCAAACAATCTTACCTGCATCCTGAAACCCAACTGCTTTATGCCACTTGATGGACTGCTCGTTGCTGTCATGTACGCAACCGAACACGCGACCAGGTTTCACATATTCCTCAACAAACTGTCGGAAGAACAGGAACGGTCCAAGCGTATTCTTCTTATTGGTGCTTAGAATCTGGTGAATATTCCACTCACCGCGCGAGTACTGATACTCACCGACACGACCACCGCGCTTCATCTGTTGAATTACCGCAATGGTATCGTTGCCCATGAATACTTGTCCCGCTTCGATACTGCGTACCAAGTAATCTTTACGGACATACAAGAACTTTCCTTCTTTCTTGTACAACTTAAAGCCGTCCTGAATCGCTTTCAGGTCGTCCTGCGTTGCTACGTGTAACTTAGACAAATTTCACCTCGTGATATAGTTTAGGACATAGCTTCTCAAATTCTACATCATCAAGGAAACTATCGGGCGTCAATCCTGTCAAGAACGTAACAAACGATCCGTTCTTTTCCGTTTTCTGGTAATTGAAATGGAGTGTCCGTGTAAACTTGAAAAGTTCCTGTAAAATTGCGTATTCAACCCGGCGGCTAAAGGCTCTGCAACTCAAGCAGAAATGGTGCAAAGACATGTAGTTGTGGAGAGTGGTATTGAACATGTGTTCTCCAGTAATTACCGCAATGACACCCAAAGGACCGAAGCGATCCTCGTAACTAACCACATAACCAAAGTTATGACCGATCGAAAGCAGATATTCCAGTCGGTTCTTCTCTGTAATCCATCCATTCAGATTGAACTGGTTGGTTTTCTTGATTAGTTCCACTGCTCTATCAATGTTGTTTTCATTGATAGCTGAGAAGGTAAGCTTGGCATTCAAGCTCTGGTAGAATTCCTCAGGATCTTTTGTGCTCAACTCGGAATTGAACCGCACATTCGAGCGAATGCTTTGCATCCGAAGCTTGTCTTCCTGGGTCGCTTCGCGCTTCGGGAAGAAATAGCGGACGGACTTCACAAAATTCGGGAAATCTTCCTCATTTTTAGGGAATTTGAGAACTTTGATACCTGGATGCGAATCGAAGACTTCTGCCAATTCAAAATCGGAGTCATCGATAAACAGCACGTCATCCGCAGAAATATTCCATGTTTTCAGAATGCGTGCCACAGATTCCGACTTTGGACCCCAATTTGCCTCGACTGGAAAGAAATGATCTAGTCCTATCTTAGGTTTTAGGATTTCAAACGGAACCTTAACGTCTTCATTCTTACTGGCAATAGCAAGAAGAATTCCTTCAGTTTCCAATTTTAGTAGGAGTGTCTGATACTGTGCGTACATTCCTTGAACTGTTAAGTCCTCTTCCTCGGATTCTAACCAGATTCCACCCCAAAGTGTTTTGTCTAAATCGGTAATAATACCTTTCATGCTGCCTCCACTGCTTCAAGGAAGGCATCGAAGGATGTTAGCTCGGCGATCTTCTCTAGATTGAGTACATTACCGAATTCATTCTCAATGGCTACTACCAATTCAACAACGCGCACAGAATCCCAGTCTCCAAGCGTGTCTTCACTCGCAGAAAGTACCGTTTTGTCTGTCAGATTGGGGAATACCTGTTTGAAGCAGGTAATAAGACGTGATTTTGTCGATTTCTTCATATTCCAAACATATTCCCGCGCTTAAGTTATTATTTTAGCACAACTTAGCGCGGGAAAGCAACTGTCAATACTACTTAGGCCTCGTTATATTCCCAGGTTCCGTCGGCGCGAAGAGTCAAAAGACCATTGAAAAGTTCCAAGTCAAGCCGCAATTGTTCATCCGATTGGGTCAATCTGAAATCCCAACCCTCGGAGACCATAACATTCACAATATTATTAAGTTCTTCCGGCATTTTAGAAAATTCCTCGTCCTTTCAACGCGATTGAAGCATTTGCAATGTGCAAAGCGCTCCGAACTCTAAGAATAGCCTCGTTCCTGTCAGCACTTGGTGGGCAGGTAACCAAAATTACTTGCGCGAAGTACTTGGCAGCTTCACGAAGCGACTGGTAATTCGCAATTTCTTCAGGTGTTGGAGCATGGTATCTAAAAACATGATCTAGATCCATCTCTTGTTGTACGGTCAGGTCGTTAATCATAACTAACGGATTCAATATCCTCTTCGGTGAATTTCTTTCGATCTCGGGTAAAATTTTGAAAAGTTTCTAAAAGGATCTTCTTACCGTCTTTTCTACGCAAATAAAACGGTTGAAAATTCTCGGTAAATCCTCGCTCAACAAATCCTAAATCGGAAAGAGCGCATTTTGGATCAGTCTTTCGATATTCACTCAGTACTTGGTAAGCAGAATCCATTGCTCTCCAAACGGCTCGCAAATCATTGAGATCAATTTCAACAGTCCCGGATAATTTCCGAGTCTCTAACTTTGGCTCAACAAGTTTGGCAACATACTCCAAACTTTCAATTGACTGAATTGTTCTATTCCACGTATATGGCATCATTGCTCCATAATTGAGAAGCCGCGCTCCTCAACAAATTTGATCGTGTTTTGGAACTTGTCGGTGAATACATCACCCTTCGGTGAAATTACAAACATGTTCACGTCTTTGGCAAGCGCATTAATCAGCTTCAGGAAGTCATCGATACCATTATCGTCAAGAGCCGACTCAAAGATTTCATCCATGAGTAGCAGATTGGTGTTGGCACTATTTCTCAACTTCGCAATTTCTCGCCATGTAAACATCACCGCAAGGTCAATACGAAGCTTCTGTCCTTCTGAAAGTTGGTAGTAGATGCGCTCTTTGCTACCGCGAATGTGGATTGTCTCTTTGAAGTTCTCGTCCAACGTGAAATTCGCAAAGAAGTCCATTGCGGCAAGGTACTTGTTGACGTACTTATTGATAATTGGAAGGTATTGCTTGATAATCTTCGTCTTAATGCCTGTGTCCTTCAGCATTACCGCGACAATATCCAAATAGTGTTTGCGGGACGTTAGATCGTCGCGCGTCTTAACCATCTCTCGGAGAGAATCTTCAAGTTTTACCAACTTGCTTTCATGCTCCGCTGAGTCTCCACCGCTGTCTCGGAGATCATCAATCTCCCTTTGGACAGTCTTGATATACTTTTCAATTGCGTGGATTGAAGACTTAATCTTGTGGATCTTCTGATTCCGTTCGTCTACAGCTTTAAGAACGGTATTAATCTCTTCAAGTCTCGATTCCGACGATTTTAGGTCTTCTTGAAGTTTACTGAGAGCAGTTTCGATCTCCACAACCAATTCCTGTTTGCGCGTAAGCATATCATTCTTAAAGTCTTCTGCAATGCTCTGCTTACACGTAGGACACTCGCTTGTCTCCTCAAAAAAGTGGAGTTCTTTGTTTGCCTTCGATTTGTTACTCTCTAGCTTATCAGATGCTTGTTCCAGACCTTTTATGCGCTTTTTCACCTTGGCCAGGTCTTTAATGCGATCCTCTAGATCTTGAATTTCATTTTGGAGATCTAGAATCTCAGCGTCGTATGTGGATCTCTGACCTTCATTGTCTGCGATTGTATCCTTCTTCAACTTGATTGCTGCCGCATTATCCGCTTTCAGCTTTTTCAGGTAAGCGGTGACAAGCGCAACCTTCTCTTGTTGGAGTTCGATTTGATTCGAAAGTTGGAGATACTCTTCTTTCATCTCCTGAACGCGAGTCTTGAGAACTTGGTTCATCGAAGAGAAGATTTGGATATCGAGTAAATCCTCAATAATGGTCCGTCGGTCGGCCGGTGGTAGTTGCATGAAGGGCACGAACGATGCACTGCCAAGTACAACAATCTGGACAATCGTCTTCTTATTACACTTGAGGATATTTTGTTCCAGATACTTTTGGTAATCGCGGGCGTTCGCATCCTGGTTGATGATGGAATTATTCTTGAAGATCTCGAAAGTACGCGGGCGCATACCACGGCGAATTTTGTAATTTGTGCGCCCGATTTGAAATTCCACTTCGACCATCATCCCTTTATCGTTCGTATCATTAATTAACTGAGGAACAGTTATATTACGGAATGGTTCACCAAAAAGAACATATACCAGCGCATCAAGTAGTGTTGATTTGCCGGAACCATTTTTCCCCATTATCAAAGTTGTTGGGGATTGATCTAGTTGAATTTCTGTCCACATATCACCGGTCATTAAAAAATTCTGCCAGCGTATGCGTTTAAAAACAATCATTTTTACCTCAATCCACCCACGTTCGATTATGAACTATAGACCAGATAGTATGTTGCGAAACTTTGTATATTCTAGATAATCCTCGTTGCGTGTTTCCCTTAGCGTACATATTTCGAATATCCATAATATCTCGCTCCGTTAATTTCGAATTACCTGCTCGCTCCCGCCGCAAGTGGGCTTGTCTTCCTTTACTATTTCGGTCAGCAATGTTATCAGCATCCGAACCTAAAAAGAAATGAAAAGGATTAACACAGGAAGGAGTATCACATTTATGGCACACCCTTAAATTATTTGGAATTTTACCAAAATGGATTTCCCAAGAAACTCTATGAGCCCGCTGAGATCTTCCTTCAAACCAGAACATCCCGTAACCTTCTTTACTATCTTTAGCACCGGTCCAAATCCAACATGAATCTGTCTTATCTACTTTGGAAAAGAACCGTTCGAGTAACGGTTCTTTTTTCATTGGCTCTTTTTCGCGGTGTATCTTTCGATTTCTTCGTTGTTGGAAAGCATAATGGTTTCATCAGGAAACACAATGCTTAGGCGCATCTGCTTACACTTCTTCAATAGCTCCGATGCTAATTCCAATGCTCCCATTTCAATGTTAACAGGATGCGACGGGAATCTAGGATAATTGATAAACCCGACTATAATTCCAGGTTCTCTACCGCCTCGATAGATGTACTCTGTCCTTGTGACAGATACACACTGGCTAACTCTATCGACCCAGTCTTGGATAAACGATTCAACTTCCTCAAAAGGCATTACCTCGTCAGTATAGCCCCGTTTCAATCCGCAGTAGATTGTGGCAGTATAAGTTTCTGCTTTCATTTGCCGTTACCAAATTGCATCGACAGCATATCCGCCATATGTAGGATATTTGCTTCAACTGTTTGTGGTTCTACAGGACTACCCCACTCTAAACGTCCGTGGTGAGAAAGTAGGCAGTGTTCAATGTTTAGTACTTTGTTTTCAAATTCACCGTTATCTACAGGAAGAGTTTCGGTGAATTTAGCTAGGTTCTTGATGAATTCTGCATGGCTACCAGCAACGTGCCGCACTAAATTGCGATAAGGTGTTTTACCAAACTTTACAGGGACACCGTTACTATAAACACCAATTCCCTGAACCTCAGGAAGATACTCCTTGATCTTCATGTAATCGTGGTAGATTGCGGCAACTGTCAAGACTTCTCGATCGGCTGCCCTATAGATGTTAGACAGATGAAACGATGTTTCCAACACTTCTGCTGTGTGGACTATCAGTCCACCTTCATAAGCATGGTGCTGCCCCGCAGATCCGTAGGTGGTCAAAAATCGCGGATCGTCAAGCACTTTCAGACATAATTGGTAAAACGGTGAACTAAGTTCTTTTGCCGTTTCTCTCATCCAAGTTAGATGAGCCTTGATTGTAAATGGTGGTAGGATCATTCTTCACAAATATCATGGATGAATCTAAGAGCCATAGCAGCAATCTGGACGCACTCCTCGCGCATCTCCGCTTTATTACGCTTGGAACTCTTGAGTCTCACATGCTCCCACAGTTCGTCTACTTCCTCGTAAAGTACTGCCCAACCCTCGTGTGCCGAGTTGAATTTACCGTGCTTCTTTGTGGCGCTTATAAATTCATGCTCCACATCGGTGAACGCGGTTTCCATCACTTCTTTGTTGATATCTGCCATTATTTTTCTTTTTCCCAAGACTTTAAGCCATCTTCGAAAGTTTTAAATGGACCTAACTTCTTGAAGCCTTCAGTTCCTTTAGTCGTACCGTACTCTGAACCCAACACAGCCATTCGAACAAAATACCAACCGGTACTATACGCAGATGCATACCAGCTACCATTTCTACGAACACCCGTTTTCAACATTTCCCATGTTGCTTTCTTCTTTGGCATTATCGATCCATATGGCTTGCCTCTACGTACAACAAGCGTAATTCCTCTTTGATTTTCGCTTTGTCCGAGTCAATTTCAAGACCATCCACATACTTGTTCAGGATCGTTAGTGTATCTTCTGCCATGTCTACCACAACCTCTGTGTCGCTTTCATTAAGACTGAGATCCTCTTCAATCTTTACATCGGCGGGGTTTAGAGAGAATAGCTTTTCCAGATACTTCTCAAAATAGTATGGGTTGGTCCGGTTTGCAACAATGACTTTGACATATGTACCTGAATACTTTTCTGTCAATCGCTTTAGTAGTGTTCCTAGTTCTTTATTCTTATCATCATAAAACAACTTATGGAACATTCTATATGGGTTCTGGATGAACTCGACGTTATCTTTACCAGGTTCCCAGACATGAAACCCGCGTGGGTCGTTCACGTCGGCAAAAGTCATCTCATATGGTGCACCAAGATAATGGATGTTACCTTCGTCTGACTTGTGGTGATAATGTCCTGAACAGACTAGATTGAACTTATTGAATATTTCTGGATCTAGACCATGTTCGGCTTTTTGACCACGCTGCATGATGAAGCCTTTTAGCTCCAAGTGACCCATTAAGATTTTGGCGTCAGTATTTTTGATTGCAGCGAGAGATTGCTCCATATTGGCAGTATTCATCCACGGCATCAGGAGAACTTTGGTTTCATCAAACAAAACCTCTTCAGGTTCTGTTAATACCATAATGTTTTCCATATCAGAGAATAACTCCTGCATGGAGTTTACTTCATTGGTATTCTTAAAGAATGTGTCGTGGTTTCCCACTGTGACAATTACTAGTATACCCAACTCCTTCAATCGTGCCATAATTCTAGTGCGGACGATGTTCAGAGTGTAAAAATTAATATACTTTCGGCGGTCGGTAAAATCTCCAAGATGGATTAGAATTTTGACGTTGTTCTCAATGAGCCAAGGAAACAAAACTTGCTCAAAGAACCGCAGGAAGTAGTCATGGAATACCATGCTATCGGAGCGAGCACCTAAATGGGTATCTGTGATAATTGCCACTTTACCGTTATTAGTGGTAAAGGTCCTCATAGTTCGATTGGTAGGGGATCAACAGGCACCATGAATTTTTCAATGCCTGGATCTTCAATTCTTTTTCGCGTGCGTGTGGACTCTTTCTTTTTGGCTCTCTTCTTCTCTTCAAAATTCTTGACGATATCACTCTTATTTTCTCGGATGAAGTCGATATATGTGTTCTTATATCCACCATCATCTCCGGTTTGAGTGGAGAAGAATTCCATGGCGCCTTCCAAAGACTTTTGCCTGATATAGGAGTGCTCTTCCTCTTTCGCAATACGGCGGAGGAAAGCATAACCCATTAGCTGTGTGAAATATGCAAATGGATTATTGGACTTTTCAGGATCAAAGTTCTCCAAGTACTTAATGGCATTTTCAATCGCATCACCGACCATTTCCTCTCGGAATGTGTAGTTGATGAAATTGGGTTTATAGGAAAGATGCTCCGCGATCTTTAGCAGGCATTCTCCAATAAACTCGTAATCTGAAGTACGAGGACGTTCGAACTTAGGTAGGTCTTCTTTCTTAACCCCTTTGGCAAGAAGCTTTTTACATTCTTTCAGCCATTTTGCTTTGATGGGTAATGCAACTGGAAGGTAGCATTTGAAAGCCTCTAAGAAAGCTTTGTTGTCCACGTAATGATTGGCTTTACGTGACATGCTCTCCTTGAGTACTAAACACTTTTCACATGATTAAATTATAACACATTTGGTGTACCAATGCAAGTTGGTAAATAAAGAGGAAATTTCATCATTCATTGACTTATTTTCTCTTTATTTTCAATGAGATATAAGATTTTTGGTTTACCCTATTGACAAGGGCCTTGACAAGTGTTATACTGACTGTGTAGCCCTTTGAAGTTGGGTTATTAAAGGTACTAAGACCTTAGAGGACCTATGGGCGGCTTATTAGCAATAGTGATTATCGCATACATTCTGTTCCGAACCAGAGGCCATTGGGGCGAATTGTTCGCCATTGGCGGAGCCGTCATAGTGGGATGGTGGATCATCAAGCTCACCCTGGGTATCATTCTTGCTATCTTTGGGTTAGGGCTATTGGCCTACCTATTCACGCTTTAATAAGCATGGGGCGATTCAAAGGAGGGTCGCCCTATGTTCTATAATGTTCAATTAAGCTGGGAGCGTTTCTTAGAAGCGATTTCAGTGTCCATCCACTCAGGCCATACAAATTCCTTGGCACCAGCCGGGATCGAAGATTCATTCTCCTCAATCATCTGCTTCACCACACTCGTTTTAAAAAATGCCATCATATCCGGTGTCACCTTGGAGTAGGAAACAATAGATGACATTTGGACCACAGCAGTCTCTTCAGCCGAAAATGTATGCCATTTTAGCAGGACAATCATTGCCGTTCCATCTTCTTGAGGAAGACGCAAAATCTTGCAAGGTCTCCTAACAACCATAACGGTTGGATTAATGGCCTCTATGATTGTAAGAATGTCTTCTCCATTCGATAGCTTAATGGCTCGAATGTTATGGATTTCACTGTCAGAAAATAGTGGTTCCGGACCGTAGACTACTTCTGGTTCGGTCTCGACCACCGCCTGTTCAACCGTCGGTTCGTTCTGATCCATTCTCTAATCGTTCCCTTTTATAACAGCGTCTACAATATCGGAAATTAGGTTCGGTTACCCATTCGTGGGGTTGTGGGTCTACATGAAAATCTGGATGCCAAGACAACGTTGAGCCGCAATCTTCACAAACATCACAAGATTGTGGAGACATACCGCTTTCATAGGCCTCCGATTTACCGCATTTACAACGATGATAGATCATTTCGGTAGTATTGTTCCGCAATGTGGACAAGTATTGACTTTATACCAATCATCTTCTTCGTAAGAGTCACATTGTTCCGGATCAGGGTCGCCCGTGACTGAAATTCCTAGACGTAAAGGATTGGGCCCTACATTCGGATGACTGCATGTATGGTATACTGTTACACCTACACATGTGTTTAGAGGATAGGTTTCTTTACCAAAGTATTTGCAGCCAGTACATTGATTGTGGTCGCTCATATTTTTAATTGGACTTTGAAAATCTTGTAATCGAACTTCTCCGAATTGTAGATCTCCACTCTACCAATGAAATGTTTCAATGTGTGGTTTCTGTGGCTCTTATATTGGAGAACATCTGATATGTCATAAAGATTTAGTAGGTCTTTTAATTCACTTTTTCGCAACCCTCTACCAAGCGATTGAAGGATTCTAATTCGGGATTTTGATGGAGAAGCAAAAATAATATTAGGGAGATTGCGAATATTAATACCTGTAGAGAATGTACCATAAGACGCAACAATAATGGCATCTTTTTCGGTTTCAGCAATCTTTCTAATGTGTTCTCTATCCTCTGTAGCTGTTTTTCCAGAGACAAAAAACACTTTGCGCCCTGGCGCCGCATGGTTTTTAATATCTTCATAAAGTGGTTCACCGTGACGTTTGACTAGCTGAAATAGTATCAGCGTGTTCCCTTTTAATGAAAGTGCAAGGTTTCTAATGAATCGGTTGCGTTTTTCACAGGATACCAAGAAGTCGATTTCGTCTTGGTATGTGGCACCTTTCATTTTCTTACAGATTTCTTCAGGATAGTGCAGCATGAGGCAATTAATCTTCATGTCTGCCACGGCGCCGTCGTCCATCAACTTCTTCGTTGTTGTGACAGTGTAGACTTTACCAAAAAGGCCTTCCAAGACAAGCTTGTGGGTTTTCGTGCCATCTAGTGTACCAGTTGTCCCGAAACGATAGGGAGCACCGGTGCACTTCTTCATGATAGAGGTTAACGAATTGGCTTTGAAAGAATGAGCTTCATCACCAACTACCATATCAAACTGGTCAAAATAGTGCTGTCCTAGTTTGTAAATGCTCTGCCAAGTGGAAATAATGATCTGTTTCTCTGAACCCTTGTCTTGTCCTTCGTATACCATGTGGGCTTCATCGCGCACATCCCATTTGTCAGCATATGAATATTCACCAAAATCAGTGTACATCTGTGCTACCAGAGAGGTTGTAGGAACAACAATAAGGATTTTCTTGTCCGTAAATTGCTGGTAGTATCTTAGTAACAGGTAGATTATGAGTGACTTACCACTTGCCGTAGGAGAGAGCAGCATACATCTCTTAGATTGGACTGCATGCCGGAATGCCGCAATCTGGTAGTCATGCGGTGTAATTGGTTTGAATTCTCCTTCATGTTTTGCGTGGAGATTGAGGGACGCTGCAAAGTCCTGAGCTTCAATGACCGAAAACTCCTCTTCAACGTCGAGGGGTTGGTCAAGCCATTCAATGTCGTACTCATTTAATTTGGCGTACTCCTTGATATGTGGTAGAAGTCCAGCGTATATTTCATTCGTACGGCGGTCGAAAAGACGGATTTTACCATCCCACAGCTTCATTCGGTACTTCGGATTGAACTTGAACCCAGGCACGTAGAAGCTGAAGAAATCCACTAAGGATGAGATGATAGAGTCCACGGCATAAACATTCAGGAATGTTTCATTCTTTTTGCCAATGTAAAGCGTCTTTTCTTCAAGCCGTGCCATTATTAGTCGTCCTTAGGAGCACCACCATTTACGAATTTGTAGTATTCGATGGCGTTGCGTATTAACCACGTGCGTTGTGCCACTTGTTCCAATGTTCGCTTAAGGAAGTCAATAATCTCTTCCTTAGATTCGATTTTGGCACGTAATTCCTGTAAATCAGGATCGGCAGCTAAGTACAACTTAACATCCGCATCCATGATTTTCTTTAATAGTGGTTTCTTTTCGTATACTTCTGGATCCGCTTTCTTGCGGTAATATTCCCACTGTTGCAAGTACAGTACATCCCACTCGCGCTCTAACCTCTTTAAGGCGTCGCGTTCTCTGCGGAGCATACAACTGTAGGTGTGGTGTATTTCTGGAGTGATAACTGCATCATGATTTAATTGGTCGCCATTGAGTTTCAGGTCACGTTTTACCTGATCTTGCAATTCTGTTAAAGTCACACCATTACTTATGGTGTTTGTTCTTTCGAGTATTCCGGCTCATCAACACTCATCAAATCGTACCACGTGTATGCAAATTGTGCGATTGCTACACGTTGGTCGGGATTGTCTGTATTATTGGTGAATCGGATTTCGCTGAGTGAAATTGGGAACGCATCCCGGAAGAAACAGACAATATTTGGAATAGATTCATTGGTTAAAATCACAAGCACGGCATCTGACACGAGGCCACGATTTGGGTCGGAACCAATACCGTTCGCTTTCAAATCACTGTAACCACTGCTATTAACTGGCATAGCCAATTTTCGCATCCAATTCACAAGTTCAACGTAGTTGTTTAAATCCTCATCCACAATGAACTCTATTTCCTGAGGTTGATATTCGATATTCAAACCACTGTGAGGAATTGGATTCAGATTGGTTTTCTGCCAAGCTACGGGTAATGATGTGGCAGGTATGTTAGCTGAACGACACTTGAAAGACACTTCCGGAAGTTTACGGATTGCAAAGGTAAATTTGTTCTCTAATAGCTCGTTGACGTTTTTCGGCTGTCTATTATAGACACCAATGTCCTTATAGTCTTCGCTCATCTTACATCCTTATAGAAGTTTTCTTTGCGCCACCTTGTGCCTTCACCCAAGCACCTAGGATAGGCCCCGGAAGTCCGTCTTCAATAATCGCTACAAATACCGCATTATGGTGATTGCAGAGATTTGCCCACCGTTCACCTGTTTTAGAAAACTGAGGGTGTTTGGCGATAGCATCACATTCTACCCAAGTACAATTCATCGGAAGTATTTATGGTCAAATAAGGGGTGGCTTAACCACCCCAATTGGTTATTTAAATTCTATTCCGGAAACACCCAAACCACTAAATGCAGAAGGTTTACCGATATTTAAAGTAAATTCCTTAGTATCAGAGGATCCAACGGAATTAGTAACTTGTACCGTAAAAATAAACTGACCACTGGTGGTAGGAGTTCCAGATAAAACTCCCGGTGACGATAGTGTAATACCCGTGGGTAAAGTTCCGACTGTTACAGTCCACGTAAGCGTCCCGGTCCCAGAGGCAAGCAATATTTTGTTGTATGGAAGCCCCGTCGTACCTGGATGCACCGTGGTAGTCGTAATGCTTGGGGGTTCGACCGGTTCGGAGTCATCATACGGAGTAAAGGCGTAGACTAAATCACCGGTTGAGTTTTGTGCTGAGTATACAGCGCCGGCATGGGCATGAAGCCAGTCCCACGCTTCCTGACCGATCAAATCACCGTCATTTATTCCAGGTAAAAATACAGCACCAGCAATAGCTCTCGCCACATACCCAACAGGAGTGGTACTGGTAAGTGCGGTTTTATCTGAATCTGATATGAGCGATTTCATCTCACTCCATGTCTGGATAAACGGATTACCCGTTGCGGTAGTCTTTACCGCAGTATGAAACACGTCAACCAGATACGGGTTATAGTCCGGATCGCGTAATTGGTGCAATAGGTTCTTGATTACGGTCGTACGCAATGGTGTAATGCTAGTGAACCCTAGCTTCTCCAACCACCCAAATACGAAGTGGTTATAATTCCACATCCAAGGAGAGCCTACCGTGTAAGCTCCAGGCTCTAGACCAGCCAAAGATGCGATTACACCGTTGTCTAGAAACTGCAAAGGGTTGGTGGCGTTTGCGCCAATGTAGTACTGCCCCCAACAGTGCTTAGAGGTTTCTGTGGCCGCGTTGAATGGAGATGACGTACAAGGTTCATAGAAGTTACCATCGAGAATCTTGTGCCGGCCTTCCCGAATCGCGATGTTATTGGCAAGCTTCTGACCGTAGTAATATTTTTCTGGGTCTGTCTCCGGAGAAACCAGCGATGCCATACCAATTGCCAGCATAGACCATGCCTCACCACGGATCTCTTCTCCAGATGGCATAAAGCCCCAATCTAAATGCCGCGCGTTGGTGATACCGGAATTCGTCGGAGGTTGCCCTCTAGTAAGACACCACGAAGCCCAGAAATACATCTCTTCCAACCAATAGTAATCACCACTCGTGAGGTAGGCAATGTACGTCATCGGGTATAGATGCGCTGTATCTGGATTCCATCCACCCATGGTGCGCGTGCCAACTGGTGTAACTTTGTCAGCCGCCAACACTGCCCCTTGGTTACGGTTAATTTCCCGTACGGTGGGCCGCGCGTCAATAGAGATAGGTCGTCCGAAGGCATCGGCGGTATGTAAGCCAGCAGTTACACACTGTTCCGACAATGCACAGAAGGTTCTCCCTGTGAGGCTCTCTCGGTAGTGGATAGGCACATAACCGCTTACATCTGCGTTCTTACGCCGTAAATCCTCCATACGCGGATCGAACGTGTACAGGTAGCCAGCATCCCAACGCTGTATAGGCGCTTCGGGGTTCATGCCAGCGAAGCCTTTGAACCAGTCCCCACCATACGACGGGTCAGTTCCCATAATGTCCCCAAGGAAATCATCATGGTTGGCGAAGGAGTTAAGACTAGCGAGGATATGGGTCTCAGTGAATGTACGTGATGTGTCAAATGGTGGAACCGAGCCGGTCTTTATCATGTAAGGTAAGTTGTAATCGATCTTTACCTCTCCTGGTTCGGTGCCGTCCCAAAATGTTTTACGCCATCTAGCAAGAGCATGATGGGTAAACGTACTCTTGGTATATACAGGAGAACCAGCCGATGTGTTCAAAGCCACGGAATAAGACATATTCTGAAGCTTAGTTGTCCAGCAGTTCTCCAGAATATAATCCATCTTTACTCCTGGCCATCCTGCGTGGAAGGTTGCGATAAACATCGGATGAAGAGTCTCATATGCATCCCATCCAAGATCATAGGCTAATGACGATGTACGATCCTCGATAATCACTTGATTTAGGTAAGGACCTTGAATCCAATATCGCCACGCACCGGCTGCCATCATCGTACGGGCATCAGCCGTTAGTGTTGTACCGTTAGTAATATTGATACTTGCTTCCCAGGTACCCCCATTATGATCCAACATCTGAGTTTGTGTCAAAGATGCCAAATTACACAGAGTTGTATTTGCCAAGTGGCATGGACTGGTATCACTAACGAACGAAACAATATTTGTGGTGTTTGCTAAAAGAGTGGCCGGAAAACTGATAATTGTATGGGCTGCTGAACCGTCTGGCCACGAAGTTTTGCGGTTTATCTGATAGATTGAGGGTGCAGCCCCTTGAAAGATCGGCTTGGGAAACAACATAATCTCTCCTTGTTTGAAAACGCGAGAGATTATTATAGGCCTGTCAACCTGATCCGATCCTGTGGTCTCGGTGATATGCACTTCGCTGGTAACGGCGCCAAATGACGCCGTTGCCAGTAGTAGAATTAGTAACAAAAGTCGTTTCATTTATTGACCTGCTCCCCATCCATTGATAGACCCGCCTGTACGAACACCAATTCCTGCAGATCCGGTAGCCGTAACGTCACTGTTTGTTGCGCTAATTTTAACGTCACCGTTCACCGATAATTGAATACTGCTTCCGACACATGACAGGCGTATCACGTCACCGGCACTCAGAGTCCAAGTAAAGGTGCCGATAGTCGAGGCTCCACCGGTAAGATATCGGCGAATCCACAACTGAGTGGCTGTATGGTTGTATCCTCCAAAATAACCATTTACGAGACTGGTTGTACCGGTTCCCCTACAGATTACTTGTACAGACTTATCTGTCGTGGTTGTAGTTAATTCCACATAGTAATCCGCGCTTGGTGGAGCGTAACTGGAGAAATACACAGCCCCTGTTGTTCCCAGTTCGTTGCTTGCTACGGCGTTACCCGAACCGTCTAGAGCGATAACCGAGTTCGCTCCCTTGGCAGTCCATGTATGTCCCGAATCGCTGGTGTGTGACGTTAGATTCGTACCGTTTGATCCGGTAAATGTATCAGTCGGAGGCAACACCACAGTATATGCGGCACTACCTACAGCGGAATCGGGGTATCCAGGACAACCTATTACTTTAGCCTTAATTGTTCTCGATGAGGTGACATTGTTTACAGTACTGTTTGTGTCACCGGCATCTGGTGTCGACCCGTCAATCGTGTAGTAGATATATGGATCGCAACCAGATGTAGCTGTTGAAATGGTTACATTTGTACCGGAAGATACTGTACCGGCGACCGGTGAAAATGTTGGGGTTGACGCCGGTCCGGTGGCTACATTAGTTGTAAAAAATATTGACGGTGGATTCTGTCCGAAAGCCAAAACCGCAAATATAAAACCTAGTAAAAGGAGTCTCATTAGTCAAAATTTCCTCTATAATTCGAAAGGCAATACGTCCCCTCATAAAGAATAGCGAGGACATCAACAGATCCGGCAGCCGCCGTGGGGGTCACTGCTCCCGCTCCACCACCACCGACCTTAAAATCGCTGTTTTGGGTGCAGGCATTAGAAGAAGACGTAGATCCTGTTCCTAATGTTAGTGTGTGCGATCCGCCCGCGCCCTGTGTAACAATCACCGCGTAAAATCCGCCGGATGACATATTACTAATTGTGAGAACACAACTACCGGTTAAAGTGAGACGACCGATATATTTTCCGGAAGTAATTGCCCAATTTTGCGTTCCATTGCAATTTGTGGAAATAGTTTCAGGAGATGAAACGGGCGCCCCGGCCGGTCCGGTAGGACCCGTAGAGTTCAGCGAAACATATCCAGTAGGTGTGTACTTAACGTAATGTTCATTGGAACCACCACCAACTGTGCTGTCCGCTGCGTCGGTACCATCATTGATTTGAAGTACCTGACCTTGCACCGGAGTACAATAATCAACCGGCCACGTAGGGTTTAACGCCAGGAGCGCAGCACAACCTGCATTACCAGGAAGTTCATTGATAGTGGTACTATTGACAGTGATTTTCGTTGGTTGTCCGACGCCAATGGCAACTTCTCCAAGAACATTGAGTCCATTGTTGTTGTTAGAGCTAACCCCTGGGAAACTATCGTTAGTTTGGGTAACCCAATCATCCGCGACGGAGCATCCATCACCATTAGCGCAAATATATGTCTGATTGGAAGAAGAAATACAAAATGCTCGATGTGGTCCGGTGGTGTCACCAGGTGAACCCACACACGGGAATGTGGGACCCTTAAAACCATTTGTTGGGTCAAATTCCATATTACCGATGTTTACTTTACCATCAGCACCAGCATTGATTCGGAGACCGTACACGTTGGTATCCAAACAGTCATACCATTGATTGGTATCCGTTTTTAAAAACGCTATACCTTTCGAAGAATCACAGGTTGACGGGATAGTTTCTCCCGACGTGAACTTTACGGTAGAATTGAAATTTTGATTTATTTTGCTCGGAAGGTCCTTAATCTTTACATTATCTGGAATTGTAACAACTTGACCATATAATGAAAAACAAAGGATAAGAATAAGAGAAATTTTAGAAAGCATCTGCACTCCCAGTAATGATGTTTGCGGTAAGTTCGGTCCGATCTACTGTCATATTTATAGTCCTATACAATAGCCAATTATTTTCAAATAATAGTCCCACAGTTTCTCCTATTTGGAGATTTTGAGCATTTGCCCTATCAAGTGTTAACCAAGCAGATTCCATACTCGATCCTGTATTTGAATCATTTCCGGAAATTGGGTTAACAAAATACGTAAAACTAGGAGGTGTTTTCCAAGTCAAACTAAAAGTATTAGGAAGTTGAGCGGTAATGGATAGCCAAATGTCCTGTGGTACCAGATATCCTTCTAAAGTATTTAAATTTAAAATAATGAATCCAGCATTAGGCATACTTATGACTTCCTTCGTAAAGTATTTATTTGGTTAATCTTGTGACCAAATAAAAAAAGGGTAGCCGAAGCTACCCTTAGTTAATCGCCGCTTCTCAAGCGGTCAGTTTAATTTGTATTCCGCTCAGATTACAGAAGGTTTGTGACCTTAATCATGCGGTAGTATGGATTGCTGTTTGCGCGCAAGGATGCGTTGCTGTCGCTCCAGAATGGGTTCGGTGCCACGGCGTAACGTGTCTTGAACGCAATCTTTGGCTGGAACGTGTCAGGATCCTGTGCTCTGAAGAGTTGCAATGGCACATATGGGCAATAGAAGAAACCAGCATCATATGCGTTGGTTCCCTTATAGCCGACTAGCAAGAACTCTTCGTTTGCGCCAGCATTACCGAAGTAAGGATCAATGTAGACGCGGTAGCGACCGTTCAGAACTCCAGCAAACGTGTTGCCAGTGTCATCAACTGTCAAGTCTGTGCTTAGGGCAGGTGTGTAGTCAAGCTTACCGGCCATGACGAGAGCCGAAGCCACGTCGCTGGAGCAGATGATTACGTTACCCTTACCGCGTCTGGTTGCCTTCGCGATTGCGTTAGCATCGCGCTCTACACCAAACAGAAGACCCTTGAACTTTTCAACGCTCCAACGACCGTTTGCGTCCACATCAAGGTCGAACACACCAGGAGTTGTTGCATACTGGGCGCCAGGTACTGCCAAGAAGTAGATTGTGCGGATGATTTCGCGGTTGATTTCGGTCAAAATTTCTGCCGACAGAATGTTTGCCAACTCTGTTTCAGCGTCTAGACCGTGGATTGCCTTTAGGTCCTGTGCAACTTCAACACTGTACTCGGCCTTCAGAGCGCGGCTCTTTGCCTCGACTGAAATCTTTTCGATGCTGAATGCCATTTGCTGGAAGTCAGGTCCAACACCATCACCGAGCGCTTCGCTCTGTGCTGTGCTGAATGGACGACCAGTTGTATAACCGGTTGCTGTTGGCGGGAAGCCAGTTGCTACCGGATCAGTACCAGCATGTGCTGTGCCGCTGAAACCGGCTGCTGTTGCACCAGAGAAAGCGGTGTCAGCTTCGTTGAATAGCGCTTCCGTTCCCGTCTTGCTTGTGTAACGTGACTTCATGGCGAAGATTAGGCCCGTAGGTCCAACCATCGGCTGCACACCGCACACGTCATAAGCAATAAGGTTTGGCATCGCCCGACGAACTAGTGAAATCAGAATAGGATCAAAATTCGCAATACCGGTGCCTGTGCTCAATGTTGGAGCGGCCTCGGCAAGAATCTGACCGGTCTTCTTGAACTCTTCCTTCTGATTCTCCATAACCGTCGCAAGGACGCGGCGCTTATGGCGATTCGTCAGTTTACCAAAACTATCGTCATCGAGAACTTCAGCCCATTTTTCAACTAGCTGGTCTGTAGTTACTTGTGGATTCATTTACTGATTCTCCTTGAAACTCTCAGATTCTTTTAAATAACTTTATGTTTCAGAGTTATTTATAAAATCCTTACTTTTTAGCCATTCGAGCTAGAACATCCTTCACTGCGCCCATCTCTTTCGAGGCTGTGGCTGCATTCGGATTCTGCTCTAAAGTCTGTTCTGCTAACGTCTTGCCTGACTTCTGTGTCTTCTGAGTGGCAGGTGCAGTGGTTGCAGTTTCTTTCAGCGTGGTTAACGCTTTCTCGTACTGTTCTGCGGTCTGATACTCAACACCTTCTGCCATGTCACGTAGTTTCTCCGCTTGTGTCGCAATCATACCTTTTGACACTCTGGTGAAGATTTCGGTCTTTTCAGCTAGGCGAACTTTGTTCTGTAGCTGGACATTAGCTTCGATTTGCTCATTAAGCTTTCCTTCTAGTTCGGTAACTTTGTTTGTCATTTCGACAACAACGTCTACCTTCGTTTCCGGAATCTCAATGTAGTGTTCCTCGAACAACGACTTCAAGCCACCAATGAATTCTTCCACTAGCTGTGCTCGGATGGCGCTTTCGAGAGCCACTTCATGGGTCTTAACCCAATTCTCAACAACGAGATCTAGGTGACCGTCTACCTTATGAGATAGCTCCTCGCGGATCTCTTCCACACGCTCGTTCAACTGCTTTGTTAGACGTGTTTTTAGTTTACCACGATACTCTTTGATGCGGTTAGATAGCGTTTCCTCGAAAATTTGGGAAGTCTTAACTTTCAACGCTTCAGAAATTGTTTCACCGGCAAACAACGCTTTGGTTGCTTCCTCAACAGCTTTCTTATCGTCTTCGTCGTCTTCCTTCTCTTCGGTCGCTACTGAAGTTGAACTCTTTTCGCCTTCTTCATTGTCGGCTTCTTCGTTGAACTTCTCCGCTGGTTTTTCACCGGCATGTAAACGGCTATTACCACTCTTACCGTCTTCATCGGATTTAGAATCCGGAAGCGACTGGCCTTCCTCATCTAACTTTTTCTCGTCCTCATCAGATTCTTTCTTCTTCAAGAAAGGAGGAGTCTTGCCTTCGTCTACCGTCTCATCTTCATCGTCGGTTTCTTCACCTAGACCGTAGCCAGGTTTTCCACCGTTCGGAAGATCAGAGTTTGTAGGAAGAGCAGGACCTGTAGGACCAGGATTCGTTTTCAGTGTCTTATCGAGACCGGTTGGAATAGGACCTGTGGCGTCGACCTTGACAGTGTTACCAGTGATATCACCATGTGTGACTTCCTGCCCATGTTCTGGATGAACGCGGGTTGGGCTGTCGGCTTGGTCTTCTGTCAAGACTCCACCGCCTGTCATGCCTTCCTTCGCCAAGATCTTATTCAGCTTTTCCTGAAAAGATTTGCTCATGAATCTCTCCTTGTAAAATGGATCGGAACTATTTATTATCCTTAGAATTTGAACTTGTTGTCCAAATCTCTCAGGAATTCACCGTAAGTTCTTAGTTCCGTTTCATGTAAACTCTTTCTGGACGCAGATTTAATGGCATTTTTCCATGCTTCAATCTTGGACTCCAGAATCAAACCATCGGCAAAGATGTACTCTTTACTCTCCATGATACCGCGGACGAAGGCGTCCGGAGCAGATGGATCCATAACGATATCGGCAGCCGTTGCCAGAATGAAATCTGGCTGTACGTAGTCAACACCACCACGACGCTGTAGCGAACCAACACCACGTGAAGAAACACCGAACTTAACGTCCTCATCGAGGAACGTTCTTACGATCTTTCCAAACGGAGTGTTTAGAATTTTTGCTTTGCCTAGATAATTGTTGCCATCACGGGTTATCGCCGTGATTTTGTGCGATACTCTTTCCGGATTAATTGTAGGTCCATCCGGATGACCCAGTTCACCGACGGCACGCTTTGTTTCGACCATCTCGCGCACGTAACGGTTTACTTCATTTTCCATAACATCTAACGGATAGACGCGACCATTACGATTTTTTACTTGAGATTGTAGGAAGACGCCTTCAACGAATTTGTATTCCTTACCGCCGACCGTCTCAGTTAGAAAGCGGTAATCCAAACACTCTTCGATGAGCGGCTGTACTTCGATGCCGTTTACGATCATGGTTTTACTTCACTTTCTTAAGCTTGCCTTTTTCGTCCTTCTTTGCCTTCTTTTTAGAGGCATCGAAAATGGCTTTCTCTTTTCCCTGTTTCTTTTTATTGAATGTCTTGGCGACTATCTGCTTACGCTTTTCCGTTAAAATTTCGGCAGCCTTTTCGCTCAAGGATTCGTTTAGGGCATCTTGTGCATCCACAAGTTTACCACTTTCAATTAGCTTAACGATTTCCTTTGACATATGGCTCCTTTATTTAGCGGCTTGTGAACACCAAGAGACCATTTTGATGAATCCGCAACGGCTTTCCGTTAGTGTCTCCAGCATTGTTACTTGGTTTTCTTCGTTGAGGTTATCAAACACACTCTTAAGCGCGTTTGCCTGGCTCTCAGAAATTGAAACGGTCATGTCGCCGTTGTCAAATGCAACCCTACGCATTTCCACAATGGCATTCAGAACATCTACCGCCGTTGCTTCATAGCGCACACGCTTGCTTACATCCTCATCACCCATAGCTTCGGCATTTTTCAGCTTCTTAGCTCCGGTTTCTTTAGTGCTATCGACAACGATAGTATCCTCAGAAACTTGGTCATCAGGGTGTGTCACTTCCTCTTCTACATCCTCTGTAACATCGTAGTCCTCAATCAAAGAGGCACCAATTACCTTCTTACGTGTTTCTACGTGGTTTGTTACCTTCTCAGCTAGTGCGAGGTTAACGGATGCTACCAAAGTCTCAGCGTTTTCCGTTTCACATGCCAAAACGATTTTACTTGCTTGGTTCGGTTGGTTCGGCATCAACGCCCTCCCAAATGATTTTGATAGAGTTAGGTTCTGGTGTGTTAGTTTCGACCTCGATTACTTTCTTAGCAACCGTAGGCCCAATGTACACCTGACCATTAGCTCCGTATCTCTTACTCACCTTTGCCTCCTTGGTCGAAGAATGCGCCAGTCTCCAACTCTGCTGCGTCTTGCCGCTCTTTTTCGATTGTCGGAGCTTCTTTATCCATCTCTTTTTGCATTACCTCAATCTGTTCATCGTTAAATTTAAGAATATTCTGTTTCACCCACTGGCGAGAAACGTATGTACCGACGATAGGTGTTTCCGGATCGACTTGCTGTAAGAGTGTGAACCGTGAAGTCCACATCTCCTGGTCTTTCATTTCTTGAAATACTGAATCTTTTTGGTAATCGAAATGAATGTCTTGGCGGAAAATCTCCCATTCATTTAGGAGAATTACACCTTTCAGTAGCAATTGGACACGAATTAACTCTTTGAATAGGTGCTCGAAACGTTTGCGGAGTTTAGTGATAAAACGACCAAACTTGACCTCATCGCGGGAGATCTCCGCAGTACGGTTCATACCGATACCACCGCCACCCATGTCTTCCATACGAGAAATCGGTACATGTAGTGACTTGTACAGCTTCTTTTGGAAGAACTCAATATCTTCGATTTGTCCAAGGTTCTGGCCGGCCGGTAGGGTTGTAACTTCAGTACCCTTCCCACCCTCTTTACGGGGTAGGAAGAAGTCTTCCTGCATTGAAAGGAATTTCTTGTCGTCGCGGACTTCACCCGTTGCAGAATCGTATACCAGCTTGTTGCGGAAGTCCCGCATAATATTCTGGACGTACTGCTCGGCGCGCTGTGTTGGCATGTTACCAACGTCAATATAAAAAACCCTACGTTCTGCCGCGCGGCTCATGCGGTAGATTACGTGTGCATCTTCCATCGCACGCAACTGGTTAAGTGGTTTGATAGCTTTGTGGAGGTAGCTTACTACGATATTTCGCGTGCTATCTACTTCACCAGAATGGACATAACAGATCGCATCAGGGGCGATCTTGATACCGACAGTGGTATTATTATCCACATTGACGATACCACGTTCGTTATAGATGTAATACTCCAGGATTGCATCCACAATTTCAACGCCAGCATTCTCAGTAGACATTTTCTTCTTGATTTCGCGAATCTTGCGGACTCTGCGCGGATCAAGATAACGTACTTCCTGAATACCATCCATAGTATTCTCAGGATCGATAATCAAATGGTAATAAAGACGACCATCAACATACCATCTCTTGAAAATCTGAGCACCATCTTCATTGAAGTTCAATAAACGGAGAACTTCATCATATGCATCCCGGATTTCATTCTTAATAGAGTCTGGTTGTTCTAATTTGTCAAGATTAATTTGGACGGCTGGCTCGTTGTCTTCTTGGACAATCGCATCTGTGATAATATCCTCAACGGCTAACTCACACTCCGGTTGCATCGCCATATCACGATAGCGTGTAATTAATTCGGCTTCGTTCTTGGCAGTACCTTCGAGATCAACGTAGGTACCGTAAATTCCACCGGCAGTAATAGTAGACGCGCCATCCGTGTTTTGTGGGATAGCAAACGATTTATATTCCTGCTCCGGTGTATCGTTTCCAATTTTGAAGCCAAGTAGTCGGAGAGCTTCGCTCAAAAAATTTGGTTTAGCCATTGTATTCCAATCGAGAAAAGGGGACCAAGAGATTGGCCCCCATGTCTGTAATACTTATGCTGATTAACCAACCAGCGGGATACCCGGACCGTCAGTCGTGGAACCTTCAGGTCCAACTGATTCCCACCACTGGTAACGTAGAGTGACTTGGAACTTAGCAATCGTGTTATTGGTTCCCCAATCTGTCTCGATTGCACCAACCTCAGTTGGGAAAGCTCCTGCCATTCTGTAAATTTTGATCGGAGGAAGATCCAGCTTAGATAGTTGCTGGATTTCCGGATCTGCCGTGTAACCCGGAGGTGTAGCAGCGGCAAAATCGCGTGTGTTTCCGATATGCTGGTTGAGAGAACTCATCCAGCGTTCGAAAGTATCACGGATTTTGAAGTTCTCATCACACATGATGGTTAGAGTCCAAGGATCGAACTCACGATCACCAGGGTAATAGGACTTACGTCCCATATACGGAACTTCAATCTCGCCAAGCTTATCTGCTGGTAAACTTGCCGATTCAGCCTGGAAGCTAACAAGTTCACTTGCCTCGCCTCCGCCACCCGCCAGGAGAGGAAATCTCATGACCACACGGAATAAGTTGGGACGAACTCCGCTGCCATAAAATTTACCACGAAAGTCTACAATGCTTCTCATTCTTGGCTCCTATTAGAATTTACCAACGATTTCTTCAAAGCTTACGCCTGTTCTTGTGGCGATAAAGTTCAGCTTAATGAAGTTGATGCTACGTGCCGGTTGCACATAAACGTCACCATTGAAACCGTTTGTGTCGATTACTTGCGGCGTGTTATTTGAGGCATCGCAGACTACCTTGTAAGCGTAGATACCACGACGTCCCTGAATGTCACGCAGGAATGGATCAACAAGTGAACGGAACTGGGAACGTGTCACTTCATCATTGAACTCGAATAGGATATACTTCGCTGCGCGCGAAATAGCCTTACGAAGTACAATGAACAAGCGACGAACGTTGATTCGGTCAAATGCGCTAGGCTTGGACTGGAGAGTTTTGTCTCCGAAGAGAACAGCACCCTGGCCAGGGAACGACACGATTGGGTTAACTCCCGCTTGATACAGCACATCGCGGTAAGCTTCCTTCGGGTTCCATGCAAGCTGGCGAACACCCTTGATCTGTCCACGATTCAAACCCGCAGGTGAGAACCACGGATCGCGTGTTTCGTCAGTACGCACCATCAAACCAGCCACGTCTCCGTTTGCCGGGATCCAGCGGTACGTATCGTTGTACTTGTCGTATTTCTTGATCCAGTTACCGTCCATGAATGCGTAACTTGAGTTGGCATTCAATGTGACGTTGCGATAGGTCAAAATATCGGTATGTTCGCTGCCTGGGTTGCTAACAACCGCAGCCTTCGGAGGCGACAGCAAAACAACACAATCTTGGCGGGATTCTGCAATGTTGTCAATGCAGTAGCTCACCACTGTTGAACTATGACCGGCTGTGATGATAAGGTTGAAGTCAAACTCTTCAACGTTGAAGAGATCGTAACCAGCTTCAATATTACCATCTGTTAATGTGTCGTTACCGTCCACACCGCCAAGAAGCGTATGTTCAACCGGATCTGCCAATGCATCAAATGCTACACCAGCAGCTTCGCTTCCCCAATTTGTTCCATCGCTTGTGTGATCCATCCACCAAACGAAGGCAGACTTACGATTGATTACTTCGGCGTAATAATTTGATTCACCTTGGGCGGTCTTTGCGTCAGATGCCTTCGAAACGAAAGCAAAACGCTCTAGAACATCGCCAGCAGTTCCGGACCAACGACCGGTTGTGTCAACCACAACCACATGAAGTTCGTCGTCAGATCCACCAAATGCTGTGGCGTAGTCAGACGTACCAGGTGCAGAATCAAATAGTGCTTTGTAATCCCATGCGGCAAACGAATCAACGTCGGCCATTGAAACTTTCAGTCCGTTACCTAGATCGCCTGCCCACTTGGCAGCCCACTCACCAACAGATGCCTGTCCGGCAGCGAAGCTGGTTTCATAGTGCGCCTCATTTTTGATTTGAACGCTAGGTGCGTATACCGTTAGAATTGCCGTCGTTGTCGGTGTATCACCACCTGTAGGTGTTACAGTAATTGTCGGTGCGCTTGTGAATCCTGTTCCACCAGCCGTAATTGTTACGCCGGTGATACCACCACCCACAATGGTTACTGCTCCAGCAGTTGCTCCGGTTCCACCAGTTCCACCCGTTAGTGTTGCTGTCGGTGCACTTGTGTATCCAGAACCTGGTGTATCAACAACGATTGATGTTACCTCGTCGCCTGTTAGAACAGCATGTGCTGTTGCACCAGTTCCTGCACCGCCCGAGAACACAACATTAGGTGCCACTGTATAGCCAGAACCGCCAGCGGATACTGCCACGGCCGTTACTTGACCACCAGTTACCGTTGCTGTTGCTGTTGCACCTGAACCACCGCCGCCTACAAATGCAAGCGTTGGAACATGTACGTATCCAGCACCAGGCAAAGTGATAGTGATTGTTCCGATTGCATCGCCATCTACGGATGCGTTGCGGGCAGCGCTTGACAGGCAGCGAACAACGTTTAGGTTGTTGCCATATGCCAAGAAGCTTGCGGCGCTGAAGAAAGTTTCTGCCGTATCATTATCCGGCTTATTGAATCTCTCTACCAACGTCAATTCACTATCAACTAGGGTGCGTTCATAGGCAGGGCCCCACTGGAAAGGACCAGCAATAACAGCGCCAGTAGTTGCTACACCGGTTACGACCGTGGATAGGTCGATTTCGGCGGATTTAACGCCTGGGCTCAGTTGAAATCCCATCTATGTATCTCCTTGTCTCTAAAAATCTTACCGAGAAGGTTTATTCTTTTCAACACAGATATTTATAAAAATCCAGGTTTTAATCCCAGCCATAATGACCATGAAGCCTTTTCAACGCTTCTCGGTCATAATTTCTGGCCGCTCTTTGGAGATCGTCTTCGTATCGTTTCCAGATGGTATCTCCGGTCCGATGCCAAAGGTCCTTCCCACCATCGATTTCTGGATCTTTTTCTGGTTTATCTTCCTCAATGCCACTTAGTAGATAACCATAAGGTGTTAAATCGTGCTCAAAATTCGGAGCATAATCAACCTGTAGAGATTGGCGGATTTTTGCTTCCATCAAATCTCGAAAATGTTTCTGTGTTGTCAACCATGAGAAAGTAACCAACGTCATTACTAAATCATCGTGGTGACCATCCTCAGCCTCATACTTAGCTGCTGGACCAGTTGCCTCTCCTTTTAGTGAAAAGGTGCTCAACTCGTCCACAATATCCTTGTCTACAATTACCAGTTTATTAGTTTCAACCAAGACTTTCAAGTTTGTGCATCCTGTTCTACGAACAGGAGTGCTCATCTTGACACCACGTTGAACATTTTTACCGGTATTACCAAATCCAGTTGAAAGAATCTGACCAGATCTACCTTTCGTTGCCACCAGCATGATATTTTCATATTCATGGATATGGTGCAAATCGTCGGCAATTTGATACCCAGGTCCATCCATCTCGACAAGGATGTAAGCGTTGTTATAACGTTTGGCAATGGGTACAATCGTATCAGCGTAAACTGTGACTGGAATAGTATTACTTCTATATTTAGCCACAACCTTATACGGAGAATCCGTAACATCAATAACGGTTAGGGCTGAATAGTCTAGTTGCTTACCGCGTGCAGTGTCCACACAAATGACGTATACATGAGGAGATCTAATACCGGATTCATCGTCTACGTCTACTTGTGGATCTTCCCACACATCAAAACCATTCTGTGTGTGGAGAGTTGCTCGGCAACTCTTCATCATCAATTTAAGGAATTTACCTGAAATCAGTGTGGAGCTTGATCCGAGGAATTCACAACCAAACTCCTGGTTAAATCTCTCCTCACCCATGACTGCCAACATTTTGTCGGCCCATTCTGGTTTTTCACGGCCAGGAACTTCAGTGTAGTGAACTTCAACCGGTATGAAGTAGTTGTATTTCGGATCTGTTAATGGTAGATTGGCGTCTCTCCATAACTCCCAAAAGAGGTTTAATCCTTTTGGTGTCGAAACGATAATCACCTTCGTAGATGTTCCCGCTGCGTCCGATGCGATTACAGGGAACGTAGAAGTCCAGAATTGGTCCGCCAGTTTATTTTCAATGTGGGCAAATTCATCAAGGAAGACAATGTTGTATGTCTTACCACGAACAGATTTTGCGGATGTGGCACTCGCTTCCACAACACAACCATTTTCCAACTCGATGCGAGTTTTGTTCCAAACTTTCACACCTTGTTGTAACCACATAGGCAACAACTCAAAGGCGAGTTGTAGTCTTGACAATAACTCAATAGCGGTATCTCTTTTGTTAGCCAGGATACCAACCTTCTTATGCTTATTGAAAAGAATATAATGTAGGAAGTACGCAATCATTGTGGTAGATTTACCACTCTGTCGCGGCATCGTACAGATTGTAAATCGGTTCTTATGTACGGTATCAATAAGTTTTTGTTGGAAAGCCCACAGAACGAAGTCCGACACACCTTCAGCCAGCGTTACCACTTTAATGTAACGTGTGATAAAGAATCCTGGATCATCTTTACATTTTTCCAGGAGTTCTAGTCTTTCTTTAGTCCATTGAATCTTTACGTTTGAATCTTTAAGATTAGGATTTCCAAGATATTGAGACATTGTTTAATTACGCACCAAGGGCGTGGAAGTACCAAGCATATGCTGTACCAGCAGTTAAAGCAGATCCGTTTGAGGTAATAACAAACGTTGTTGTGGTCGTTGATGAAACAAAAGGCTGCACTGTCACCGCAAGGCTGGCAGTTGCTTTATTCGCAGGAACTAAAAGAACCGTAGGCGCGCTACCAAATGCTGTGTTAAATGTTACTGTAGCAACGATGGCATCCGCCGCAGGTGTTGTACCGGGTGTTAAAGTAATCTTTCCGGCATTATCTAGTCCGGTAATCGCAATTGTAGGAGTTGTACCCGCACCTGTTCCTTCTAGAATTGTTGGAGCAGAACCACCAATCGTGGCGTGCTCCGGCCAGGTTTCGAGATCCGTTGCGGTATCCGCATTACCAATTAGATCAGCAGTAATTTCGTTCGCAGTGAAGTCCCCGTTAGAGTCACGCTTAACGATTGTATCCACCACCAACGATTCTGTGGCTGCGACGGTATCATTTACAGACGTGGCAATTGCTGCGGCTGTTTTACCGCCAACGGTTGCTACTGTTGGGTTTGGATACGAACTACCCGTTAAATCACCGCCGGCACTTCCACCAGGTGTTCCGCCGTCCTTATTGACAGCAATTGTAGAAATCGCGGTAATACGTCCCTTTACATCTATTGTAATAACCGGAATATTGTCAGCATCACCGCTTTCACCAGCGGAAAGTCCTGAAAGAGTTGCAAGGACTGGATTTGGTAGGTCACCTGATAGATCTCCGCCAACACCACCGGTCGATGTAATTACCTTTGCTTTGAAATCGACGTAATCAGTGTCTCCGGAATTTCGAGCTTCGAGTCCTGCCACCACACCTTTAATTCGGTGTGCGCTATTGATTTGAAAGCTACCAGCATTTGTCCCAGTATCAGTATTCTGGTCATGTGCTTTCGTTGCGGCGCTTGCTACAGATGCGGCGCTTGCTCCACCAACAGTCGATACAGTTGGATTCGGATAAGTTCCACCAAGATCTCCAGCGGCAGATTGTGCTCCTTTAATAACGTTCCCAAGGCTTGCACCTAGAGCCGTTTCAATAGCCTTAATTTCTGCGGCTATCTGATTTCTATGCCAGTCAAAAATGTAACCATATCCGGTTACACCTGAACTATGTGATGCCGCAGATCCAATGAACCCGCGTTCGCAATTCTCAATGGTATTTCCACTTAAAGGTCCAAGCGCCTTCACTACTTCATTTTCGATGGCAATTAAACACGGAAGGTGGAAAACTGTGGCATCCACAAACGTAATATCTGTGACAGATCCGTTTATAGCACCGTTCAAGTTGGAATAGGCATTATCCTTAACAACTAGTAAATCCGCATCTACGGCTACTGCGGTAGGAAATACCGCGGAATTTGGATTAGGCATTTATTGTCCCTCTTGTTCTCGTTTCTTTTTTCTAGATGCCTCAATCGCCTCTAGGATTTCCATTGTGGTTCCTTCAAGAATGACATTGTTCACCTGGTCGGCATGTTCTATTGATACCGGCGTATTTTTATCACCATCAGAAGCTATCTTCTTTTGGAGAAGATTCATATCTTTCTGGAGTTGCATCAACTGACCAGTACCCTCAATTAAGACCTTCAAAACACCGCCGGCGACTTCATATGTTCGCGGCGATTCTCCTTCTTTGGCTAATTCGGTGATACCTTCAAGTACCTCGTTACCTTTCATTAGCAAATTGTGGAGATTAGTGCGGGCAAAGTCATAATCATCCTGTGCGTCTTGGGAAATGATTGGAGCAGGCGGCGCAACAACAATGGGTGGTAAAACTTCCGGTACGAGAGCTTTTTGGATCTCAATCGGAAGTTTTGCGTCAATCTCTTGCTGTGCGGCACCGAGCGCATCCTCAATTCTTGTTGAAAGCGGTTGCTTCTTTGGTCTGCCTCTAGTAGCCATAAACTATATTTATGATTCCACAACCTCAAATGGGCCACTCTGAAGTGCATCAGAAGGATCAGGTTCAACGTGGATAAGTGTATCATCGACGTTAACGTCGATTTCTGTAATAACCTTTTTCGTTTTCACTGGTGGATAAAGTTCACCACGTCCTTCGAAATTAAATTCCCACTCAAGCGTGCGTTTGTCTAAGAAATTCCCTTCAAATGAATCCGATTGGCTATTACCAGTCAAACTGAACACAATATCTCTCCGCAAATTAATTTGCGGAATCGTCATGATTGGAACAGAAAAATCAGGCTGAAAAAACGGTAAAAACTGTTCTATAATCGCATAACCGTCTTCTAGAGTCCTGGTGGCAATATGTAGTGAAAAATCAAACAGGAACGGAACAGGGTTCAATTGGCGCTTCACTGTCGCATTCGTTGACTCTAATCCTACACGATATAGTATTGGAGATAGCTTACGTCTTGAATCGTATCGGAAACCATTCAACATGTATGCCATGCGCGGTAGAACAATTTGGACGTGCTTTTGTTCCGCTACGTTACCGGCATTCGGATCACTGATATACCGCTGGGCCCATTTCTCTTTTGTGGATTGTTCGATCGGAACTTTGATCGTCTTCACCACATTTGTATTAGGGTCTTTGCGTTCGATTGAAATGTCCTGAAAGATCCAACCAAAAGTATTGGTGTACTTTTCAATCGTTTTGTAGTTATAAGGTGAATTACCTAGCATCGTTTACTCCGTGAATGGGTTTCTCTGGTTGGGGTCAAGGAATGTTTCAATGCGTGTCTTAATCTCTTCATTGTCTGCTAGAGGGTCGGGTGCATCCTCTAACTCTGATACAATCGAGTCGATGTCGGTATTACCAGTATCAACCTCTTCATGACTGTAACGGAACTTCTCACATGTGATTTTCCAGACGTAAATTTTACCAAGTTGATAAAAGACCTCTTCGTGGTCCGCAAACGTTACTTCCAAAATGTCCTTCGTTATTGGGAGATATATCAAGTCTCCTTCTTGCGGTCGAGGTAGGTCGGGAATAGTTTCATCGAAGCGTTTCTTGGAAACATTGAAAACCGCCTGCTTATCAATGTTAAGACCAAACTTATTCAGGAAGTTTTTATCGCCCAGGAATCCTTCGACATTTTCCATATAAGCTTCAATGGTAAAGGACTGTAGAAACGCTCGTTGTGCGTCCTCACCAAAGATCTTGTCAAAGTCTACCAATGTCTTGGGAACGTAGACGATATCCATTCCGTAAATTTTAATAGCCTCAATAATAAGGCCTTCCAATGTATTCTGCTCATTTGTGGCAGTGAACTTGACGAAGTATGGATTCGTAGGCATAAATTTCTGTCCTATTTAGGGGAAATGGTCTAGCTTGACAAACCATTTTGGCCTTGATATAATGGCCTAGAAAATGAGCGAAGCGAAGAAAACGAAGAGTGCCGGTGGCACTAAGAAGCCGAAGAAGACAAAAACAGAAGATCTCGGCTACACTCGTATCGACATGAGCACCATGGAACCGGTCAGCGGTCGACCGATAGTCCTATTTCGAAGGATCCACGGATGAGCAACGTACTAGAACACAAAGCCGAAATCATTCGAGATTACCGAGAAGGTGTTCTCAATTTCGAGACCATTCGGGCAAAGTATAACGCGCGCCGAGAAGATATGGTCGAAATGCTGCGGTCAGAGGATGTTCCTCTTCGGGGACCTCTGAAGCGTTCACCGACAAAGAGTGGCACGAAAGTTGCTACCGTCGGGACGAAAATCCTTTACCTTTCCGATAACCTGACAGTCGGTACTATTTACGAGAGTCCGGACTACGGGAAAGGTGAAGTGCTCGAAAAGTATCCAATTGGCAAGTCAGTTTCAGAATATCGAATCAAATTTGGTGGTCAGTTAGTAAACTGACCACCATCGAGGGCCCTAGTATGTACCTGGTATCCGTAACGCCAGAGCATTATTTAATGGCGACACATTTCAACTCAATTGACACGACAGCTAAAGAGGAGCAGGCTTTGAAAGTAGAGAAGGATGATGTAAAAAGTACGATTGCCGCTTTGCGTCGTCTAGGTTACGAACCTCTTCTTGTGAAAATCACCTAATATGAAATGGCCTTGGACAAAAGAACCTCCACCTCCACCGAAACTTAAGCCTCCCCGACAACCACAAACCTTCGGGGAATACAAGGATCTGGTGAGACAATATCTCCTTGATTGGCATCGAGACACACAGATCGAGGAGTCAGGTGATCTGGATTGGATGATGCGTCCAGAAATCTGCGACCAATATCTTGCCGGTTGGTTCCATGACGGCTTCACACCAGCAGTGGCCGCCGATGCATGGTATGCCGAGTCCAACGACCCTTACGCCTTCGATCAGACACGCGACCCGATAGGGTTTACAAAATCCTCTTGACATCCTCGACTTGCGCGAGTATGTTATAATTGGGACCGATATGAAACACACGCTGGATGCCGATCAGGAGAAACAGAAACAGGCATTAATCCGCAGCGCCAAGCAGGCTTTCTCCGGAGATCCGAAATTACTTGACGAATACACCAACGAGGATTGGCGGTTGGCGCGTGTCGATGCGAACGTGAAGACTCTTATGGAAGGAGATATCACGATTGCGCGCAAGTCTGAACGCCCAGAGACTATCATTCCCAGGGTCTACGCCTATTGCTGGAGGACGAAGACCCAAATCACCCTTCATACCACAGATCCGATCGAATTCTTAGAAGATTAAAACGCCATTTGACAATGGCCCGTTTTCGTGTTATCTTTTAATTGTTGTTGCGATAGAGTAATCGGGAAACGTCTTCGTCTGTCTCGCTAACTAACCTTGCGTTTCCCGATCCTTCTTTCTCGCGTCTCGCTGCGGCGGGCTGGAATCTCTCATCAGCCCGCCGCTTTTCTCACCGAGACTGGATGATTACATTATCTTCTCAACTCATCGAACGCCTACTTCCTAATGCACCTTTTCGTGCCTTATTCCGTAGGGATCCGTCTCAAGGGTGGGTTGGTCTGGTGGAGTATTCGTTCAGCATGGACTGGAGTCCAGATCGAGCTTTGATCTTATGGTCTGGTAAATATTTTAGTAATATTGGAACAACCGGCGAGATTGATGCGGTAGAGGACGGAAACCAAATATACCAGACATATCGCAAACAATACCCAAATGATTTGCTACTCCTTGTGGACCCGACAACACCGGATTGCCCTTTTGAGATCAACTGGGAAGCTTGGTTGAATGCCACAAATAAATTCAACAAGCGCAACGCTCCGTTTAAAGCTGTTGACCGGAACAACGCCGTTCCGATAAAAATATAGGCCAAATCTATTGACTTCCTTGGTCTAGATGTAGTACCCTGTAATTGTATGAAATACGCACTACTGACCTTCAATCTTTTTCCCGGCATCACCGGGACACTTGTGGTCGATGCCCTCAGCGCCGCTGAACTGATTGCCGATTCCGTCGTGAACGGAGAGACGGTGACTGTGACAGGTATCACCGTCCTTGAGGCCGCCGCATTGGCACCGGAACTGTTTTCTGATCCGGTTTTTGTCCAAGACTGGGTGAACGCCACATGGACACAACTCAACAACTTCCTCGCAGCGGAAGCCGGCTACGAGAACCCGAACACCGAACTCGCCCAGGATTACGAGTACGGAGCCGCCGCACCAAATGGCCTCTGGTAACAAACACCTCCGAAGTACAAAAACGCAGTAGTGCCAACCCACCTCACCAACGGGCCTATCGGTTACCCCAACCGATAGGCCCGTTCGTCTTTCTCTACAAATATTATTAGACCCCTGTTGACTTTCGTTAATAACCGTTGCATCATACTCATATGAGGGGCGCGACAAACGCTTCCTCGATCCAAACATTAACTCTAGAGGAGAAGTACAACGATGCAACCGCAGGGAAATATTCCCACTTTCGAGATCGACCTCGGCAACACGTCGGACTCAAACTCACCGCGCGTCAAGTTGCTCAACTGGAACACGGTGAACTATGCCGACATTTACGCCGACCAAACCGGAGAGAAATCGAAGATCACCAGAATCACTCTCCACTACAACAACGGCACCCAGCAGGAGCTCCAAGGCCACATCGCCTGCGAGAACTTCCTCTCGCAGTTCCAGTCCCAAATGGGCCAGTCCTTCCAGACGTTTCTGAGCACGGCCATTCCGACCGTCTCCAGCGCCGGCAGCGGAGGTCTGCGATCCCGCACCTAGCGGCCACAAGTTCGCTCCGTTTGAGAGCGAAGTAGGGACAAGCCCACGGTGGTTCCCGCGAAGACTTTTCACGAAGTGGCCCCACCACTTCCGAAAAAGGAGCTTCCCACCGTGGGCCCTACAATTTCCGTCCAATTCCCACAGAGACCAAGAGGACCAAATGCGCGACAGTCAGATTATCCTTGTGGTCGAGGACGAAATATCCATTCAAAAGCTCCTCAAAGCCACGCTACAGAGCCAAACAAAGAACTACGATCTCCTCATCGCCGACTCCGGAGAAGAAGGGCTCCGATTCTATCGCGAATTCCGCGCCCGCATTGCAGTGGCACTCATCGACTACTCACTCCCTGGCATGAAAGGCTCCACGCTGATTAGACGCCTCAAAGAAATCACACCGAACGTGAAATGCATCCTGATGACCGGACATCGGACAGTAGACGACATTGACGAGGCGACCATACCGGTGCTCAATAAGCCGTTCACAATCCAGAATCTCATGAAAGTTCTAGGGGAAGCCATTCCAATAGAAAGTAAGCAAGAAAACAAATAACCTTCATTTCCTTTTCCCCTTTGGGTCGGCCGGTTCGGGGCCGACCCTTCTTTTTTGTCAGCCCTCGACTTGGCAGAATTCAGTGGATACCAGCGAAAATTTTTTTGGATAGAAAATCCTAGAAACAATTTTTATGGCCGTTCTGGTGGCTGGGTCTACGGTGCCCGCGAAAATTTTTTTATTTCAAAAATCTTGCGTCCGCATACAAACTTCTTGCCTCTTGAAGTTTCAGATTGTAGCTAGACACTCTCTGGAGAGCGTATTTCAGATAAAAAGATCTTAAATCACTTTGAGATACAAAGTAGTAAGTCACAAAAAAGCGCGACTAACAGCGTTACGTATTCGCTATCAGTCGCGCTAACTCTCACTTACATGCTGTCGTCTGTCTCAACTGCAAGAGCGTATGTGTGAAACTGCTCGTGATTCGCGTCGAATGTCAAACGCGCGACATCAAATTCTGTTACTTCGACTTTCTCTGTTGCTTCTGTGTTCTCGAAGAAGACAAACTGTGTAGCGAAGTAAGCTAACACAGTGTCATCTAAGCGAGTGTCAGTGTCTTCAATCGAGTTGAGTTGTTCTTTCAGTTGTCTATACGTCATTGTTCTCTCTTTCGTTGTTGTGCGCGCTAGTCACGTTCTAGCGCGCTCGTGTCTGCTAACTAAGTAACTGAAGCGCTTGCTCGTTCTGTGCTTCAGTCAATTGCTGTTCGTCGCGTTTCGCGTTCTGAGCGTCGATAGCGCGATCTGTTGCGCTCTGCTTCGCTTCGCGCTTCGCTTTCGTTTCGCGCTTCGCTTTCGTCGCTTCGTTCGTCGCTTTCGTCACAAGCGCTTTGCTGTCGCTTTGCTTCGCGTCGCTCGTTGCGCTTGCAAGCTTGCAACGCTTCAGATCGTACAGATGTGATGCTGTCTGAAGCGCTTTGTTCTTCGTCACGTAGTACACAGCGCAGCGTCGCTCACTATCGACGCTCACAGATGCGTGATAGATCTCAGAGCGCTTATACATGCGCTTTGCATAGCGCTGTTTCGCGTCGTCGCTCACGTTGAGTGCTTCGTCTTCTTTGATGTCGCGCACAGCGCAATAGCGCTTGAGAGCGTCTTTATCGACGTTGCGCGCAACGAGCGCATCGAAAAACGCGATGATGAGTTGAATCATCGCGAATTGCTTCGCGTTGAACTTCGTAAGCGTGATGAGCACGCTATACGCTTCGTTCGTTTCTTTGTTAATCGCTTTTTGAATCGACATTGTTCTCTCTTTCGTCTCGCAAGTTAGTTTGTGTTGTGCGTCTAGCGTGCTATGAAATCAGCATGTACTAGCGCGTTTAGTGCGTTTCAGTTGTCAAAGAGCAAGTTACTAACACTACATTCAGTTGTTGCACTCGCGAAACATACGTGAGCTTGTCTAGCAAGCTTTAGACTCGAATCTAACAGACATGAGCACGAGCGCTGTTAGCGTTTCGCTTACTTCGTTCTGACATAATCAGAATAGCAGAAGCGAAAATGGGGAGCAAGTCGCGCAACTTCAATCATTGCTATAGTTTACAGACGTGTGCAACAAAAGTGTTTAATATCTGAATATCTGAAATAGCTGTATGTGTATGATTCGATTGACTTTATATGACAAAGCAGTGGTGCTCGAAACGACCGCAGCTTAAATTAGTAGAATCGCAAAAATAATCATTAAAAAACCTTAATCATTTAATTCTTGACAAACACACTCTAGGCCATTTGTCAAGGCGCGCCAGAATTAAAAAAATTTAATCTCACTTTGCGCCACAAAGTGTTGCATAAGCGAAGCTTCCTCATGCAAACTAGAGCCAGCTCGAAAGAGCGAAGCGAGACAGAACATGCCATACGTGAACTACCGACGACTGACGACGATAACACTCGACCAAGTCTCCCACATGCTGGCGACGGATGACGACTGGCTGGAGCGTGCGATTGTGAAGCTCCACGACCGCCAGACTGATTTAGAGCGCCAAGCACGCGAGACACTTGCCATCAAGAATGAAATCGGCCTCCAGCGCGCCGATGCGCTCCTGTTTAGCAAGTATGCCGAGCAACTGAAACGGGGGACCCACCTCTCCGACGCCCAGAAGCGCACCGCGCGTCGCCCGTGGAATCGCCCCAAGACCCCGATCCCGACCATTTGCAAGTATCGCCGGCAAGTGCTCGAAATGATCGAAAACGCCGCACGGAGACAGAGGGGGCTCTAGCCCCCCTCTCCAAGGAGAACGACATGCCCGAATTCACGGAGACTCTGACCTCGATTCGCGACCTGGCGACCAACCTAGTCGCGATACCCTTCATTGCCTGCCTCTGTCTGGCAGTGTACGGTCTGCTCCTTCGCCGCTCAGCCCGCTAACCGACGAGCCCCACCCCGCCAAGGTGGGGCTTTGCCAGGTCTCCACTGACCTTGGAAGGTCCGCTTACCATAAGTGGTCTATCCACACCACTTCTCCATATGGAGCTATCCACACCGCTCTCCATACGGAGACATCCACACCTGTCTCCGTACGCTTATAATAAACAGAATATCCACATCTCCATACTCCATAACTGCCATATCTCCACGTCCATTCTCCTCCTTCCAGCGGAGGGTGGTGGAGGGGTACTTGGGGGAGAAGCGCCCTTGCTTCCAGGCGGCTATGGTGCTATCCACAACCTCCGGTTGGAGCTAGTAGTAATATCCGTCGCGGCTCGTCACATACTGGATAGCCATGCGGCAAGCGGCGGTCAGTTCGTCGCCGTACACGTTGCTGTCAATGAGGAGACTGAACAATGTCTTGGCCTCCGGATTCGGGTCGGAGATGAGCAACGCCTGTAAGTTGGAGATATCCGACGCTTTCACTTGAATATCGGGCATGGACCAAGCCTAACACAGGAGAAACCCTAAAACAAGCGGAAAATGGTGTGGATATTGGGTTAGGCCGTCTGTAACCATCAACCATGAATGGCCGATTGAATGGTGAAGATGCCAATAGGGTAGGATAGTATATTGGTAAGACGGTCTATTAGCACCTTAGATCCTGGGAAGGTGCTAATTAGAGTAAGTGGACCATCCGGACTATTAGCACCTAATAAAAAAAGGGGAGCCCGAAGGCTCCCCGAAGGTTTGGTGCTTGCGAGAGAGAACAACTTCACGGACAAAACTTAGAACGGTGCCGTGTCCATTGACGCCCAGAGGACGATTACAAGGATGACGAACAGCACCGTGAGGATGTTGCCGATGAGCCGCATGGGTTACGCCGGCACCTCCTCGGTCTTCTTGGTGCGCGGCTTGCGGACGGCCTTGGGCTTCTCGGCGGTCGCTTCCTTCTTGGCGCGCGGCTTGCGCGCCGTCTTCATCGGCGCCGGCTCGGCGACCCGAATCACGTGTCCAAACTTGAATTCTTTATTGGCGCTGATTCGCTGGTTGCATCCGCAACCGCACAGCTTGCTACCGTTCACGTTCATTGTCTAGCTCCTTGGTGCGAGCCCCTGTCATCCGTTGACTATGATCCACCGGCACGGTTCCGACCGGTCAGCGGCCCGCGTTTCATATCTCAGCTACAACTACAGTGTAACATCGGAGGGGTATAGAACGCAATAGGAATCTGGCCGGAGGTTTAACTGCGGGTAGTAGGTCGAATGGAGACCGCGGAAGGCCCGCTTAGAGTAAACGGGCCTTCCGAGGCGGTTAAACCGCCTTCACTCCCGAGCGCCAGAAGCGCGGCACCGCTTCACAAAGGAAGTCACCGTTGGTGCACACGAGATTGGAGAGCCACACGGGCTGTCCGATTTCCAAAGCCACCTCGGCGATAAACGTGGTGAAGTACGATTGGGCGTGGTGTTGGCTTTGAAAGCCCTTCGCCTTCATCTCCTTCACCACGGCGTTGTCGAAGGTGCGGAAGGTCGCGGTCGTAACCGTATCTTCGTATCTCATGGTCCAATCCTAACACAGGAGGTCTGTAGGGTACAAGAGGAGTTTTGGTCGCCACGGAAGGCGCGCTTATAATAAACGGGCCTTCCCGTGGAAGGCCGCCACCTGGCGGCCTCGGCGGACTACTTGCCGGTGCGCAGGTGGCGCATGGCGTGGAGGAGAATCTCCATGCCCTTGGCAGATGTTGCAATCGAGTAGCACTTGTGGAGAATGGTGAATGTCGCTTCGTTGTTGTCTCTCATGGTGATAGTATGAATCAGGATATTACCGGAAGTCAACAGGAATCTGGCCGGCCGGTCGGGTTAAACCCAGGGTAGTATGTCGAATGGAGACCCGTAGAATGCGTTTTAAGCTACGGAAGATTGTCTAGACGTGTCTGAGTACGTGTAAATGATCTTCCGTAGCTTAGAAAGCGTTTAATGCGCGGGGTGAGCACGTGTACAGCGTGGAGAGACGTGCTCTACTGAGCACGTCTCGCTTTCGCTTCGATGATGTCCAGAATCTGCTTGCGATACTTGCAGATCGTTGGAATGGGAGTCTTGGGCCGATTCCACGGACGACGCGCTTGCCGCTTCTCTGTCTCGCTCAGATGTTTGCCGCTCTTGATCTTTTCCGCAAGCTTGCTGAAGAGGAGCGAATCAGCGCGTTGGAGGCCGATCTCGTTCTTGATTGCCAGCGTCTCTCTCGCTTGACGTTCAAGTTCCGTTTGCCGATCGTGCAGCGCTACGATTGCACGTTCCAACCACGTGTCGTCCGTGGCAAGCATGAATGCAATCTGTTCCGTGGTGAATGTTGTCTTTCGCTTGTAGTTGACGTATGGCATAAGTGTCTCGCTCTATTCTTAGTATACGTCAGGAAGGACCAGTTATTCAAGTGGAATTTGGCCGGAACATTTGCTTGTAATAAGCTGACCTTCCGAGGGAAACTCCTTACTGGAGTTTCCCTCTCTTGAAAACTTCTGTGATTTCGCCCTGCGGCCCCGGAAGGCCAAGGAAGTATCGCAACGATCCACTTCCCTTCGACACTGTAACGGAGGCGTGGACAAGTGTGCGAATCATCTCCGCCTTCTTGTAAGACTTTCCGAGATACATCGGAACTTCGTTGAAGTAAACGTATCGTTTCATATGTTTAGTGTAACGCTGGAGTGGATTGGAGATCAAGAGGAATTTAATAACCACGGAAGGCGCGCTTATAATAAGCTGGCCTTCCGAAAGGAGGGCTTATGCCCTCCGCTCCCACGGCCTCTTGCCGTTCACCATGTATGTGCGGACGGGAGGCGGTGCCGTCACACGGAGTGTGGGACGCTCGTCGCGGACAATGATGTGCATGCCGGTCGCCGGAGCATCGCTGTAGAACTCGCGGCAACCCATGATCTGCCGTTCTTGAAGGTCTTGGATGTGCATCTCATCCACACCGTGAATGAGGTCATCCGTGATCGTCTCTCGCAGGAGTACGTTGTTCATGGTCCTAGTATAGAGCCGGAGCGGCTAGGAAGTCAACAGGAATCTGGCCCACCACGGAACAGTCGCTTATAATAAGCAGGCCTTCCGCAGGAAAGCCGCCGTTGCGGGTCGGCGGCTTTCCGTTGGTGAAGGGGAGGGGCTTGTGCCCCTCCGCTTACTCGATGGCGGCGGCCGGTTCGGCGACCGTCTCGTTCATCGTCTCGCCGGCGGCGACGGGCTCGGCGGGCGTCTTCTTCCCCTTCTTCGGCTTGGCGGCTTCCTTCTTCGGAGCGGCGCCCTTCTTGGCTTTCGCCGCTTTCTTCTTGGGCGCCGGCGTCTCCGTCGCATCGTCGGCCGCCGGCGGGTGCTTCGCCGCGTGATCGATGAACTTCTGGAGGTTGTACAGCGAGGAGCCTTCCTTCTTGCTCGCCTTCGCCATCGTGTTCTTGGTGATGAAGTACGGGCAGGAGGTGTGGTTGCGGAGCTTCTCGTGCGCCTCGCGCAACTCGACGCGGCGGAGAAGGCCCTTCGCGTAGCGGTCGTGCTCCTCCTGGGTGACGCCATTCTCGCCGATCGGCTTGGCGGTGAAGTACTTGATGATCTCCGAGCACAGGGCGACCTGCGTGGCGGAGAGTGCGATGCGGTTAATCATTTGTCTGTTCTCGCTTTCGGGAGCGGGTTGCGCTCTAACAATTACAGAATAACATAGGAGACCACGAGGTTCAAATGGATTCGGGATGGAGAATCATTAAAATTCATTAATGAGGTTGATGGAGGGAACGGACTATTAGAACCTCCGGAGGAGACGAACCACGGAAGGCGGTCTTACAATAAGCACAATCCGCCTTGACTTCCATTCACACCTCTTTTATGATCGTAGTATGAGCGAGACAGTATGACCACAACGGAACTTGCACAATCAATCGGAAAGCCAGTGCTCCACGTCTCCGGCAACCTGAAGTTCATGTGTGTAGTGGCAGACGCGCGCATCTCCTTCGGTAAGCCCCAGTTCCTCATCCGGCCCATTGCGGGCTACGGTGAACGTTGGGTGGAGTTCTCCTCCATCGAACCGTATCAGGACATGGCACACCTCAAGCGGGCCGCCTCCTCCGTGAACCAGTTGGTGTTGAGGATGGGGCCATAGGGCCCAGCCTCGGAAGGCCAGCTTATTATAAGCGTGCCTTCCCCGCCGAAGCGGGGCTCCTAGTAGAGGATCACGTTTTGGGACATACCACACCGCTCACAATGACCGCTCATGGTGCCGCTGTCCGGTCCGGCCGTGGAGGTATCCACCCAATAGGGGCCGTGGGAGCAGCCACGGAGTCGCCAGAAGGCCCGCCGGATGTCAGCAAACAATTCCGCCATGTAGAAGAAGTTCTCGTCCATGGGACGCCCGTATTCTCCCTCAGGCCCCCCGTTCCGGGTGATCTTTACCCAGCCGGCCTCTTGAGCCGCCGACTCCATGCGCCGGCGGTTGTCAGCCACCAACGTCTTCAGAATCCGAATCAGCTTCATTTCTTTCCCCATTTCGCCATCAGGCCGTCCAACTTGACGGGTTTCGGTTGCGGTTTGGCCGGCACCGCCGCCGGCAGATCATGTGTGTACTTCGGAAGGTTCTTCAGAGTCACCGGGTCGATGCCATCGGCCTCATATGCCTTCCAGTTGTCCAGTCTCTCTTGGAGATCCGCG